CGAGCGCATATACTGCACCATCATCGCCTGCTATTCTTACTATGCCATCGCCGTTTTCACATTGAACATCTCCAGAACTATTTACATATAACACATCTGATGGAATAGCAGAAGCAAGAGCGTACGTGTTGGAATCAGTACTACCATCAGCCTTCAAGAACTGCGACGATGTTCCATTCGTAACCTTGAATCCAGACGCCGTAATCTTGTTAGTGGATGGATTGAGCGTTACGCCTTCAGAATACCTACCATATTCAGCATAATAGGAATCACCCGTTGTGGTATTATATCTCGTTGTGATGGGATACTCAACATCTCCGGTAGATTTATACTCTCGCTGGTAAGTATTCGTATTAGAATCATATTCCATTATCTGCCAGCAGCCAGTAACGGTAGACTTAGTTCCTGCAGTAAGATATGCCGTTGCAGTCTGGGTACTGTTGAACACGGCAAGGAATGTTGCTCCAACCGGATAATGGGTCGTTACCATCGTGTTCTTCTGGATGACAACAGGATAGTAATGCGATCCGTTATCTATACTCAGCACAACACCAGCAGATGCAATTCCGGTTCTCGTGGCTATCCTATACGCAATCTTAAGTCCGTCGTATGCGGCAGATACACCAGGGACGGTTCCTTCCCATTTCACGGAAAGATATGATCCATCGGTAGAACTACCAGCAGCCGAAGAGCTGCCCTCAACGAAATAGAAACTACCTTTAGTATCCACGCCGCGGGCGTCATGAATATCTTGCACAGAGTTATCTGGCAATTTTATTTTACTGATTGCCATAGCTCGTCAAGTTTAAGATACGCTTGCACTGATGTCAGACTTCTTCGCAACGGTAACCTTGTCATTGGTACCAACAGTGATTGTCTGAGCAGCCGCTGTGCCCGTACCGATACCGGTAACTGCACTTGCGGTAGTGGCGGTACCAAGACCGGTCATAACGGAATCACCACTACCAGTTGCAGAAAGACTACCCGTAGCAGCGGTGATTGCAGTTCCGAGAGTCGGAGCCGTGCTGTTTGCACCAGAGATAATCAGTGTTTCGCTATCGTTGCCGGTACCCATAGCAAACAACCAAGTAGAAGCAGATCCCGCGGCAGTTACATTAGGAACACTGGTAGTAACCAGCTTGCTGGTAGCACCAGGATAGGACTTGACGAAGGTATCGGTAGTTCCACCAGAGAAAGTAACGGAAGAAGATGCGTTGGTAAAGGTGGTAGCCTCGCCGAGAACCACATCGCCGCTACCGGTATTAACCGTGACGCTATTCTTATAAGCAAGGGAGCCAAGACCAGACAGATCCACTTCTTGCGTGCCGAGCTTCTCCCAGGCATAAGTATAGCTTCCAGAGGTACCGGTACGAACAGTAACATACTCGTCGTACTTATTGGTTCCCATTCCGGTCTTCACGAGATAGAACGTGCCCATCGTTCCGGAGGCTGCAGCCATGGTTCCTGTATAGTCGGTGCTGCTATATGTAACGACAACCCCCTCAGGAATGTTTGCAACAACAGGAGTGGAAACGCCGTCCCAGGCAACAGAGAATATAACGCCACCGGAAATCAACTGACGTGCGGTTGCGTCCTTGATGTCATAAGTATTACCCGAAGGCAATGTGATTTTGCTGATATCAGCCATATCTAATTCCTGTTAAATATCAATGTCTCGTTCACAACTTCGTGGTTGTCATCCACATTCAATTTATTGTTCCAATAAGCTTTCTCCGCCTGTGTGCAATGCGCTACGGTATCCGCTATGTGTTCAAGAAGGAGTTCTTCATTCTCTGCTCCGCCTCCAACGAATACCAGATCCTGGACATATCCATTTCCTGATCCGATCTTGATTCCAGGGATGTAAACCGTATGCCCGTCCACCGTCGTGGTCTTGTAGTCCGAATAGATGATGATCTCTCCCGCTTTAGGAATGTATCCTCTCTGGCTGTTCCAATAAGCGGTGGTATGATACTGGATTCCGAGCGAGTCGAGTTTCTGTTTATCTATCGCGGTGAGAAGACCGGCAATAGTAGAAGTAGCCGGACCAAGATTGTCTATCTTGTCCAGCAGCTCGGCTACATTGTTGCCAGTTCTCTGTATTCTATATCCACATTCTTTCATCGCATCACCTTCAAGAAACAACCGTCAATAGTCAGGAGGCATCCTTCTGCAACCTTCAGGAACTGCTCCGTTCCGTAGTTCGATCCGCAGACAAGCTCCAGTGAGATTGTCGGGATGCTTGATACACTGTTGACATCCACGCCGAAGCCGGAATCTATCACCCTCGTCGAGATGAAGATGCCCGAGACTATCGTCACCAGGGCCTTCATCAGACCGCAGCATTTCCTTCCGATCTTCTGGACGCTTCCGGTTATACCCTCAACCTTCTCGCATTCGACGGAGATGTTTCCGGATATCGGCTTTATGTCAACCTTCAGACAACCCATTACACTCCCTTCAGCATACCGAGATTGTAGACCGCCACTTCCTTGCGCACGTTGTCGTCGAAGTCCGTATCAGGAACATAAGCCGTGATGACCATCTTCATCTTTCCGGAAGCCAGACTCGATGTAGCGATAGGAAGATAGAAGCAGTCGCCGCTCTGGATCACGTCATCCTGATCGAACCGAAGAAGCGTATCCCCGCAGTAGAAGTCTATGTCATAGTTATCCCGTTCCTGGGAAAACCCGGGAGCGGAGATATCTATCTTGAACTTCAGGTCGGAGCCTATGTAATACTTCTCACCGTCCATTATTCCTCTGTTTTGGCGAACTGACCTTTCTCGTTCCTGGTCTGGTTCTGGGCGTTGATGCTTCTCTTGCTCGGCACGACGTCAGGGCGGATCTCACGGACAGCATCGCGGAGTTCTTCATTTTCCTTCCTCAGCCGGGTATTCTCCTCCTTGAGTTCCGCCACCTCATTTTTTAATTGGTCGTTCTCGTCCTTGACTGCCTTGACGTCATCCTTCAAGTCGGCGACATCCTGCTTCAAGCTGGCGATGGTGTTCTTGTACACATCGTCAATCATCTTCCGGATGTTCTCGATGCTATCATTCTCGGTCTTGATCTCCTCCTGCTTGACCCGCGTCTTAACCGTAAGGACCCTGACAAGCCAGCCACCAGCTATGATGACCGCCAAGATGTCGATGATGACCCTGAAAATGTCTAACTTTTCCATATTACTTATTGGTTATTGTTTTATCCCATTGCGCAAAGCGCTTCCGTGTTTTCAAGTAGTCCAAATCCTTCTCATGCTGATATGCCTCTCGTTCGAAACTGATTCCTTCGTATGCCGTCTTCGTATGGAATATCAGTCTGTATATCCACTCGAAGAAGTAAAGGAAATAGAACCCGATATACCACAACTCCTTCATCTGTTCCGTGTGAATATATTCATGATTCAGCACAGGAGCAGTCAATTTCTCAAGCGAGGATTTCCTTACGAACAACAATCCAAAGAAGTTGACCGCAAGAAAGCCAGGAAGGGGAAGGATATTGTTAGGAACTATACGCATAGAAACGAAACTATTGTTTTGTTACATACCAAGCGCCGTTATAAAATACTGCCCTGTATAAATGACCATCACTCAAGTTATAACTGGTTTGTCCAGTATAAACACTGCCGTCAACGACAACCGTTATGCTATTACTGCCAGGAGAAAGCGAATAAACAGTTGTTGAATTTCCAGCCACCATAAACTCGTAATAAATTCCGCTCATGGAACTGTAATAGCTCGAAGATATTGTCGGAAGGCTAATCACTCCAGACTGAGTGTTTCCAGCAAGAATATAAGTAGTGCCAGAATCATCCGAATCACAAGAATAAGTCGTTTCCGTAACAAATACGACTGGAAGCCTGTTCTTGAGCGGCCCCTTTACATTCGCCTCTCCAGTAATAAGCGTATTGCCGGATACCCAAACCGCATCCTTCTGAGTCGCCTGTACGAAAACGGCATAATCCTGACACGGGCCCGGATAAGGGGTAGTGTCTCTGATAGAAACGAAACCAAGTTCTGTTCTGTCGGCAATTACAAATTTCTGATCTCCAGCAGAAGTACCTTCGCTTCCGCCAGATCCTCTTGTGATATATTCGGTTTCGTAGCTAAGCGTACTGGCGTTTAATTCAAAGTCAGTGCTTTCCACATAACTCTCCGTAGCGTGATTGACGGAAGCGGACAGACCAAATTGATCAATGTCCAAGGCGCCTATAGTTCCCTCTTGTGCATCAACATGCCCACGGATTGTTGCGTCATTTGCAATAAACTCTCCCGTATTTCCGTCAATGACAATATTCGGATCATCGTCGCTGTCGAGAGACTGGCTTTCGATACGCTCGTTCTGGAATTTGAATCCGGCAAGATTAGCAATCGGAGAAATCAATGTACCGTCAATGTACACATCGTCCGCCGTAAGTTTGATAACGCTGCCAGACTGAAGGGTATAGCCTTTGTTCTGTACCCATTGCGCATAACTGAGCGGAGATCCGTCTTCTTCGAATTCTTCGTAGAAATGATAATAATCCCATACATCTCCAGCGCTATTCTTCCACAACTGCGTTGCATCTGCATTGGCAAGTATCTCGATAGACGCAGAGACATTGCCATTACCGTCGCCCACGCCTTGCCAGATTTTGTCAGTAGTTATTTCCATACCGGCAAGCGTTGTAGCGTCAAGCTCTGTCAGTGTATAATTCTTGTTCGCAGCAACCCATTGTTCGTAGGTCTGAACCCTCGGAGCCTGATTGTATTCCGCAAAGAATGCGTAATAACCTTTTATATCGCTATCGTCAGACCGATTCACCCAGACCTTATAGACAACGCCAACACCCATCTTTATGCTGTCAGACGTCACCTCAAGCGTACTGACGCTATCTTCAAGATCGCCTATTTGCGCCGCCGAAAGGCTTATATTAGTTGCATTTTGCTGTATGCGTGTTATTGCATCGTCTATATTTTTAAGCTCGTATGCGCTATGATTGGTTGCAACATATTGATTATATGTACCCGAATAGCCACCTTCAACAGCCGTTAAATAGTCGGAATACCAAGTGTCATAAGGCACGCAATACCAATCACCGCTTGTTAAGGTCGTGCTTACCCAATACGCACTTGAACGAAGAACGGCAAGTTCTATCTTGTCATTAGTCTGGTCAACGACGCTCATCCTGTCAACATATTCCTCGAGCGTCCAACCAGCAGCAATCATTGTGGCCTCATAGGTTGCGACATCGCCATTAGCAGGGAAAGCATATTCCTGATATTGATTTCCTTTCTTCCAGAACTTGTTGACCTTACCGACCATAGATTTAATCTCATCAGCAGTCTGTCGGATATTTGAAAGGACAACATTGGTCTTGATCTTCGTATACGATTTAACGGTTGTTACATACGTCTCGTAATCCAGCAGCGATCCACTGCTTTCATATTCATCCTCGAAAGCATCGTAAGCAACAATATCTCCGGAAGTGTTGGTCCACATATATTCATACGAATATACGCTTGAAGCAATTGCATCAGCCTCCTGTTTTATCTGCGAGAATTCATCAACAGTAACCACAAGCTCGAAAGGACCCGCAGGATGTTCAGAGGTGCCATCTCCAGAAGGACCACCAGCAGTAGGCGCGGACTCCATGTAGTCCTCGTAATCATAGAAGTTGATTTCAGTATCGTCAGATCCGCTGCCCCAGAATTCATTCCAATACAAATCGTAAGGATATATTACACCATCCTTTTTCCAACATGAATGCGCTTTAGATACAATGGACTGGATCACGGCAGCTTCTATAGACAATTCAGAATCGAGAATAGAATTGACGTACTGTCTTGTGGCGCAGGCGGATATACGCGCATCAAGACCATCAATGTTCAAAGATGCGGAAATCTGTTGAGCCGTCTTACCATTGAAGAAAGCCGAGCCGGTACGGATTACGGCATTTGCGCGAGTGGCATCGAGAATCAAATCAGAAAAAGCCTTCTTCTCGCTATCGGTATAGCTCGTAAGTACGCTCCACAATCCATCACGAGCGATTATTGAAACATCCGTTCCTTCAATTTGCCCGAGTCGACTATTAAGATTATCAAGACGATCTTTGATGTTACCGGATATCTGCGACTGCACATCCTGCAATACGCCGTAAAGATCAGTAAGATCCTGAACGTATGCATCGATAGCAGCACGAAGTTCGGATGCTGTATTCCGGATCATAGCCTCAAGATCCGCATATTCGCCGGAAGTGTCGTTGTTATACCGACGAGCGATCCAAGAACCGCTTCTGGAATACAGTTTTCCGTTATCAAGCGGCTTGTCGTAATTGAACTGTATGAAGCACCACAGATACGGCTGCTGCTCTGTAGGAGCAGAAGACGATGTAGACCAGTATCCACCCTGTGCAGACGCGGGATTTTCTATGCTGATATCCGGAGGGTTAACATTCGTAGAAAGCGTGGAAAGCTTAAACCACAGATCGGCACTGACCATTGAGCGACCGGCTTCACCATCTCCATCATCGCCGCCAGAAGGCGCCTTAACATTTATCGTCGGTGCATCGCCGATTTTAATAGTAGCAATGGTCTGACCGGTAGTATTGATCTGATTCCACTCAACATTTGCACCGCTACCAGGATCACCCTTGTCGCCTTTCTCTCCTTTATCACCTTTGTCTCCTTTGTCGCCTTTATCACCTTTCGCGCCGTTCTGACCATCAGCTCCCTTTGCCCCAGTTGCTCCATGCAAAGAAGCAAGCCACTCCTGTTCGGTTCCGACGAAACCGTTCTCAACGGCAATCTCGTAAGCAGACTTACCTTCAACAAGTTTATCGACGAAATCATCCGGAAGGAACTTCAGGAAGAAATCCTTGATACTTGTTTTCTTGTTGATGTTATCCTGCACGATAGCGATGAGTTCATCACCGCTCATGGCAGACGCATACGGGAGATCCGTGTCACGGACCCCCATCGTTGCAAGCTGCTTCCTGATTTCTTCTACTTGTGCTGGAGTAAAGTATTTCATATCTTATCTATTTTTTCGTCGTACTGTTTGCTTTGCTTTTGGCTATCTGCTTCTGGGCTTCGATCTTTTTGAGTTCCAAGTCTTTCTTGACGTCCAACTCTTTATCACGTTGTCTTAACTCTTTATCCAGAGCGAGCATCTCGTTACGGAGCTTCTCGCGCTCGACTTCGAGCTTGTCATGGACGAGCTGTTCGTCGTTCTCCTCGGCGTAGATACCCAGACGAAGATACTCGGCCCTAGAGTTGATCTCGGCAACCTGAATCTTGGTTTCGTTGTCTCTCTGGTTAAGCGTATCCTTCTGCTGCATCTCAGCCATCTTCGCCTGCTGTTCAGCCTGGATCTTCTGCTGCTCAAGCTGCATCTGCTGCTGCTGGGCTTCCTGCTGCTGTTGCTGAAGTTTCTTCTCGGAGGATTCGATGATGCGGATCTTCTCGTTCATACTGGCGGAAGAATACATCTTCAACAGACTGGAGAAGGACATCGCATTGTTCTGCGCAGCGGCTTGTGCGATGGTTTCAATCTGGGAGGACAGCTTCTGGATATCCTGCGAGTTGTCGACCACAAGACCGTAGTCGCATTCACAGAACTCATCGCCGTCTATCTCCATGATCTTCCTGGAATAGTCTGAAAGGATATACTGGAACTTCTTGCTCCTTCCACGCATAGCAGCCTTGGCATACTCGATGAAGCATTCGATGACGCGCTTCTTGGTCTCATCGTGTTTCTGGAACAGCCAATCTGTGATATAGGAAGACTGCAGGACGGCACGTTCTATGCCACCTACAGTCTCGCGGTTGTATGTATTTCCTTCCCTCTGGCGGTTGATGCCGACGAGATCGGACATGGATTCCTTCGTCCACTGAAGCAGTTCCATATAGTTCTGAATGGACTGGCCCCAGTCGGCGTCGATATATCCCTTGGATGCGTTGTTCAAACCACCAGCGAGTTTACCGGTAGCCGCACCCTTGTTACCCTCATTGAAGGAATCCTTGATGAGAACCTTGTTCGTTCTGGCGAAGTACAGCCACTTGTCAACCTCCCAGTTCTTCGGCTTCATCGCCAGATCCATCTCCAGGAGCTTGCCCCAGTTAGTCGCAATCAGGTCGACCAGCTTCGCATGGACGGCATCGTACAGGTAGTTGTACGGCTTCATCATGTCCACCAGCGAGTAGGGCTTCGCTTCGTTGAGGTTATAGATAGTTCCGACGATTCCGAAGTGGCAGCGGGAAGGATTGGAAATGGAGTTATGCTGCACCAGACACGGGCGCATACCCACATAGATGTTCTCGCCGATCTTCGTTCCTTCCCACGCCTCGTTGATCCACAGCGGGGTCGCTTCCTCTCCGGCATCCTTGTCGGCTACATAGGTCTCCGGATAGAAGTCGAACACTTCCTCACCGGTCATCGGATCGAAGGACTTGACCTTGAATATCTTCCTCTTGGACTTCCACCAGACGTGGATGACGCGGACGTTGCCTGCCACATCGTAAGGAAGAAGGTTGCTTCCAAGTCCACCGGCTATCTCCGGGAAGGCGTCATAAACGAAGTCGACATTGTTTCCTTCCAGCCAAATACCATTCTCGCCAACTATGTTATGAACGAAAGGATAGGCTTCATTGTACGCACCTTCCGGAGTAGTCGGAGACTGACCGCCGAATTCGGGCAGCTCATCGGAAAGCCACTTGATATCCTTCGCGGAAAGCTCGTCGTAGTAAACGTCAACGATATGACCTCTCGACCAGTAATCCTCGTAGATGATGACATCCGAATCCTCGATCCTGTTGGAATAACCGGTTCCGAAGCAGCGGAGCTTGATGGGATTCAGACGCTTCAGGAAAGGCTCTCCACCGGCTATGCCGCACTGATATATTTCACTTCCGAGACAGGCATCCACGAATCCGTCGTTGAATATCTGCTTGAAGTTCAGCTCCTTGGAGTAATGATGGACCAGCTCGTTTGCCCGTATCTCGCGCAGGTCCTGCCAGTTGTAATCAAAGTACTCCTGACCTTCCTGCAACTGCTTCTGGGCCTGCTGGTCATCGATGCTCTGATCCTCGACGATGCCCTGCACCATCTGGAAGAACTCCTGCTTCTTGTTCTCCTCGATCTCGGAGACGGAGTAAGGGTTGGTGACGATGACCTTCCAGTCGAATACACGGGCTGCTTCCTCACCGCGAAGGGTGTTTATCTTTGAATTGATAATGGGATAGTGCTGGATCTTGTCTGGGATGAAAGCAGAAACGATGTTGCCCGGATTCAAGACAGCAGTGATATCCTCCATGTGAATGATGCCGTTCATCAGATCATAGTTGACCTTCAAGCTGACGGCGCTTTTCCTCACCGGAGAATAGTTGAAATATGTCCGAGTCGAAGCCCAGTCCACGCAGGATTTTCTCCATTTGTCACCCTTCGACTTGAAGGGCAACTTCTGACTGGGGAATGACATACTAAAATCCATAACTGCACAGTTTACACGGCGAATATATCTTTTAATCAGCCACGAACTACGCAGTTAAGTGAAACGCTTATATGTCGAAAGCAGATTTATAGTTCGGATTCAACTTTTCCAGATGCCTGCGCCAGTCCTTGTCAAAGAAATCATCGTCAGCCTCGTCCTTCGAATCATTGTCCGCAGCACTTGGAGATCCGCCATACAGTACGATGAAATGCTCTCGGTACAGCATCACCTGCGCCAAAGCTGATACGCGGTCGGTATTGACTTCCGGGGCATAGGATATCAGTTCCTGTATCAGCGCCCTATTACGAAGCCGGTACAACTGTGGTATCTGTTCCTGATGGATCTGCCCTTTCTCGTCCTTCACATCAGCCGTATAGGTCTTGTTCAGCCAGTCCTTGATAAGTCCGTTGGCGAAGAAGTTAACACCCGCATTGACCGTCACGCCTTTCAGTGCAGAACCGAATAATGAATATTTGACCAGCTGTCTTTCACGAAGATATTCAGGACAGTCGGCGAGCATCCAGGTGGAACGCTTTGTACCGAAGTAGGAGAACATTCCTTTCTTGTTCGCTTCATACAGACAAGTTGCATTGTAAAAGATACATAGAAGGCGGACTATCTCGTAGTTGTCATTGGCGAAAGGCTTTCGTCCCGTATACTCCGCGACAATACTGTCGGTGAACAGATCGAATACGAAGCAGGAGAACAAGGATGCTGATTCAGCCTGATCGTTGTCCACGGGGTCGACTCCGACGATATACCGATGCGTGGGAATGTTCGCACAAGGCATCTCGTAAATCTCCAGCGCTCCCTGCTCCGTGTTGTCCACGGGCCACTTCCTGATAGGAACATCATCCGTCGCCCGGAATTCAACCTTACCGCCGACATCCACCAGCGTTCCTACATACACATCGTCATAGGCACGGGGATCCATATCCAACTGACGAAGCCTCTCATTAAGCATCACCACCGGGAAGAAATTGGACTTGACCTTCAGGATGGCCTCGGCAGGAGTTATAGGCATCTGTGCAATACGGGAAAGAAGCGATGCCGCATCGCCACCCTGCTTTACCATATACCGCTCCATCAGGATCTCGAACAAGGCAGCTACCACATCGGAATTACCATCCTTATCCATACAACCCGCACGGGAGATATAGGACGGGAAGAAGTAGGCGAACTTCTCGGTACCTTTTCCTTTCTGGTCATAGACATTCTCCAACGCATAAACCTCGTATGCGTCAGGATTGTACAGGATAGTCTTGATGCCGGAGAAGTCGGACTCCTTATCACCGGCGGTACCGACGGCTACCAACTGAGCGAAGACGTGGTTACCTTCCTTCACGGAGTCCCGAACATTATCCCAGACCTCCTTGAAGTTCTTGTAGTTACCCATCTCCTCGAAGAACACGAATCCTCGTTTGCCTCGGATCTTACCTTCGTCATCCTTCACGGATACAGCCATAACTGAGTTCAGGGAGCCCTTGACATTGCCGTTGGTGTTCTTGTAGCCCATCTGCCATATCATCTCCACGGTAGAACGCTTGACCATCAGACGAGGAAACTCGGTATTTTCGGCACAGAAGTCCACCATAGGAGCGAACTTGGTAAGGGTTCCATCCTTTGCGGCAAGATATTCCTTGGTATAAGCAGTAAGGATAGTTGCTACGCGTCGTTTGTTCTCCGAGTTTTCGCCGAGGATAAGATTATGAGACATAGCACTGGCGAGAGTGAAGGACTTCGAGCAGCCACGACGGGCAAGTTCCATACAGTGCTTTCCGTTCCTTCTCGCCTGATCCCAGTAATGGAAACGATAGTAGATGCCTTCCCAGAAGTCCGGGAACTCCTCAACGCGGAGATAGATGCCAGACGTATCCGACTTACGGTTCAGCATTATCTGGCAATAGTTCATATACCAGTACATCTGCCCAGTAATCCATTCTCCGTCAGACTCGCGGACATATCCTTCGCGACATCTCCTTACCTCCTCTGCGAACCACTTACCGAACTCGCTGTTCGGATTGGAATTAGGTTTCAACAAGGTATAGCATCCGTTCTCCTCGAAGAACTTGGCAGCGGGGCGAAAGTAGTCCATATTCTCCAGGATATGCGGATGGGTGATATCCACGATTATCCTGCCCTTGTCATCCCTCGGCAAGTCCTTGGCTCTCGGTCTTTCACCAATCATCCACTTCAGGAGCGGTACAGTATCAATGAAGTCCATGAATTGCTCACGGACTTCATCGGGGTATTGGTCAAGGAATGCCTGCGTAATCGCGGTCTGGTACTTGTTGGTCGGGATTATAATATCTGCTCTTTGTTCCATTCTTCTTCAAATCCATGATAATATCATAAGGCCAGTCTGTGATTTCAACTCCGTTCACGTACAGATGATAGAAAGTAAGACCGCCGGTTGCAGTACAGCGAAGACCAGGAAACGGGTTCTCAATCCATTCAGATATCCTCTCCGACTGCCTTGCTTGCGTTTCCTCTGGCTTTGTCATCGGTAGCAAAATCTTTTGCAAGTTCTTTCTCCGCTTCATTCAGAGCCTTGGCAAGTTCAGGTATCTGCTTCAAGGCTGCGGTCATCGTGGATACCTGATAGATAGGACGGTCATTCTTGTCCACAGCAAACAAGTCAAACTCCGAGAAGAATTTTCTTAGCTGTTCTACGCCTTTTCGCATACTCTCGAGAAGGATGGATGCAGTCGTAGTCGCCTGAGCCCGGTAGATGTCCATTGCTTCTTTCAGCAACTCGCTCGGCTCCCAATCCTCCCCCAGACCCTCCTGTTTCTTGATCTCCTTCGCTCTGTCCTCCGGGGAGACTAAGTACATATATGTACTCCGGGGATCGCACATGAAGTAAAGATAGGATATCTGCTTCCAAAACTCCTCCTTTTTCTTGGACTTATCCTTCTGGAACATCTCACGGATTGGCCTGACAAGGAGAGCCTCGTCAGCGATCTTGAACTCCAATCCGTCAAATTCTATCAGTTTCATAATCAAAAAAAATAAAAGCACGGAGGGATAAAGAGAATGATTACGCGAGATCAGTTACCACATGAGAATGAACAGACTCCCAAGAGGATTTCACAACCGTCATCCGTGCTTTAGTTTTTTGCAAGGTTTTACTTTTGATTTTTACTGAAGCAATCCACCCTCATCCACTTCGTACTCCTCCACGACATACTCGATGTCGTTATTCTGGATGAACAGGTATTCCTGATCGTCCAGCACGACCATCGGAATCTCGTATGTCAAGGAGAGGTTGTCGAACTGCTTGTTCTCGGCTTCGTCAATGGCGCCCGGCGTATGCATCGCCTTCGCGTAACGCTTGAAGTTGATCTTGACGATATCGCCTTCCTTCAGGTCCTTGATCATCGAACCGACGGATACGACGGTCTGGTAGGGGTTGAGGCTACCGTCCATCTTACGGGTGTCGAGGATAAGACCATTGACGTCGGCGTGCTGGTCGCCTACATACTTCTTCGCCGTAGTAACCACTCCGGTAAACAGGGGGCGGATTCTTTTAATCTTGAATGACATTACTTCTTTTCTTTCGGAATGACCTGTCGGGCTGATTTCTTTCCTTCCTGCCCGACAAGCCACACACGGTCAAACATTTCGCTTTTCTTTCTCTTCGTAAGAAGAGGAGGAGCCGCACCGGAAAGGATTGCCGCAGCCATGGTCTCGAGTTCACTCTGTGTTATCCCTTTCCGGTACGCACTCCTGGGAGCCATAATTAGTTGCTCAGACATATTGGCTCGCCATTTCAGATATCTTGAATACACGGGTCCGAGTCTTCCGACATACGGTATCTGCCTGACCCTGACGTACTCTTCGAACTTGTCCTTGGTGTAGATCTTCTTCGGGTTGTCAAACGGTAAACCCCTCGCATCGGATAATACTGTGTCGAAGAAGGAACATACGATCTTCCGGACTTCCTGTTCGTCCAGTCCGTACCTGTCGGACAAGACCCGGTACCTCGCGTATTCGCTGCGGTTCCTACCCATTGACCGGATTCTGGGGAGATGACCAGTCAAACACTATGCTCAGCATGAACCGCGGATCGTCAGTAGTATGAGGGATGTACTTCGGATTGATGTCGCCGTCCACAAGGACGCCGGAAGTCCTGAGCTTCGCAAGGATCATCTGGAAATGAGCCTGCGACATCTTCAACGACTCCCTCATGTCTTTGCGTGAAGTCTGCGACCACAGCACCTCCTTCAGCATTTCAGGATCAGGTATGCTGTCCTTCAGCTTGAAGTACTGGGCGATGATACGCGCAGCTACATCCCTCTCCCTCGCCGTCAGCTTGTGGAAAGGAGCAAGGAACTCCACCCACATCCTGTAGAACGAGGTGCCGGTACACTTCAGGTATATGACGTTATTCGGCTTCATCCGGCTTCTCCTCGGGATTCATCGCCTTGTCAAAGGAGTACAAAGCGTCCTCGATGTGCTTGCTGGTCCAGCTCACGAACTCGTCCGTGTACATCTCCGGATGCTCCATGACCTTGAACAGCATCGAAAGGAAGAACGACGTGTAGTCGAAATCCCGGTTGTTCAAAGCCTGCATGGCCTTCTGGTACTCCTGGACGAGCTTCTGGTACTGCAGGTGCAGCTCACCGAAATTCTTCGCCAGTTCCTCGTAGGAAAGTTTCTCCTGTTTCTTTTTTTCTTCCATAGTTCTACTCTTTAGAATGATTTATCTGTATCTTGCATTCAATCTCTTGTTGGTTCTGCCGGACTTGTCCTTCCTTCCAACCAATCTCAGTGCCCCGCTTCCTCGGGAGAAGGCCCAGTCGAACCATCGTTCGAACTCGTCTTCACTGTAATCTGGAATATCCCAGGCTCCAACTCCTCGACAGTACGAGCCTTCCACAAGTCCGAAAAGTCGGCTATCAACTGGTTTGCATGCTCCTCCGTCATCTCCTCCAAAATACACCGGATGTGCGAACACGAAGCCGTAGCCGTGTATCCGCTCCTCCCGCTGTCCGAGCCTGTTGAGTCGCTCGTAGGCCCGCTTCCCGAGAGCGTCGTGGTAGTCATCCCTGAAGCGGCAATATGCATCATCCGCTCCAGTGCATCTTTGTTTTCCATATAAGATTTGCCCATTTTCCTTGACTATTTGTTCCATTCGATTTCCTTTCTCCTCTGTTCCCGCTTCTCCTCCGCCTTCAGCCAGTCCTCCATCTTACATACTCCTATATTAGTCGAGTGGCATTTCCCGCAGTAACATCCATCCCACATCTCGGAAGCGAGGTCTTCATTCACTATGATGCAGAGTGAATGACAGTCACGGCAGTAATAGACAAATCCTTCACCCAGTTCAGCCATAGCTACTCCTCTGCGAAATAAACAAGCGTGTACAAACCGTCCTTCGACTGGAAAATATTCACGATATGTTCCTTCGGTATATTCATTTGATTGACGAAATCGTTGATCTCCCGCATGTTATTCGCGGCTTTTGTAAACATTTTCATAGACAAATCCTTTTGTTACCGCGAAGATAAGAAAACATTTTCTAAAATGAAAACATTTTTGTTTCATTTGTTGATAACTAATTATTTACAAAGAAAGGAGAGCCGTTAGACCCTCCTTTCAATAACAAGAACACTGATTATCTACAACCCAGTTCACATACGATCTCGGCTAATGCCCTTGCCGCATCACCTGAAACATAAGCCGGAAGTTCCGAATCCAGCGGTACTCCCAGGGAATCCGCTATCGCATCGGCGAGATGCCTCACTTCGTGGACGAAAGAATCGATGAATTCCTCTCCTGAAGTTGTAGGCCCGATAAGTACGACAGCCTTCCTCCTCAACCGGTTCGTATAGGTGAAGCCGCAGTTGTATTCACAGGACAGCATCAGCTCTTCCGCTTCGTCCATCACATCATCAGGCGCATACGCATCGTACAGACACGCAAGTACGCCTTCGATGTCATATCGTTTCGTGGCGAACAGGAAGTCTATGCTCCATCTGCCTATGCCGAGAACGCGGTGGATCATATAAGGTCCTCCCAGATAATCGGTACGCCTTTCCCGTTACAGTCGGCGATGAACCTGTCGAAAGCTATCCCGTCGTATCCGTCTACGTCATCGAGAAGGTCGCGGACATACAGCGCCGCATGCTTCTCGTCGGTGACGGAACTTCCAAGGAAATCCGAGATGCACATGTGGAAGACGAAGACGGAATCGTATCCGTGATCGTTCTCGATCTCGACGCCGTGGGATTTCAGGATGTTGTCCACCTGCTCCTTCGGCCTGAACTTGACCTTGCTTCCGCCCATGTCGCGCATCCTGCTGACAGCCCATTCGCACATCCGCTTGGAGAAATGATGCCCGTAGTTGCTCAAGTAGGCATCCATTCCAGCGGGCAGGATATCATAGTAATCCAAGCGACTCATAGGAAAATCAGTTAACGCATCCGGCGACGCATACCACGCTCGTGCATATCATCATAATCGCGATCGTCACGCTCGCTGTACCCGTACTCGGATTCCATTTCTTCAGTCAGATCACAAAGCGTTTCGATGGACTTCTTCGCCATCTTCAGCGCCTTCTTGTACTCGTGGTAATCACTTCCACCACGTTCCATCAGTCTTATAAGACCCATAGTTATTCCTCCTTAGATTTTGTTCCAAGGATAGCAGAGAGCATCCTTTTCATCTCCGACAATTCATCCTTCAGCTCAGCCATCTCCTTCGCGCTCTGAAATTCACGCTGTTTATCCGGGTTTAGCGAAAGAAGGAGGGCATCATACTTGTCAAGCATTTCCTTATTCATTTCGTAACTGTCCACTATACGTTTGCTGTTGTCTCGCAGCGTAGTTATCTCGTTCATGACAAGTCCCTGATCCTCACTGATGAACAAGCCCTTGTCCGCAAAATTTGCAACGGATGCCGATGCGGGCAAGCCAAGGAATGGAACCGTATCGCTGCCGACGGAAACCGTGAGATCTGTCACCATACCGTTAAATATTGCTTGCGGCTGGGTAGGATTATACTGAGGAAGATGTGTGTTGACAGTCATTATCTTGCCCACTTCCATCTTCGGGTCATTCTTATGCAGAATATAAAGGGATGCTCCCTGCGTCATCGCTTGAAACATAAGTTAATAATTTGATTGTTAAACAATTAAGCCGTAGCAGGCGCAAGAGGGGAAACAAGCTGGAAAATTCCGTTGAACCAGTCGTACCAAACCTCGATGACACCGGCGCCAACCAGATCAGCGGCGGTCACGTTGGTACCGCCGAAGAAGGTCAGGTTACGCGTATTGCCGTTCAGGGTGAACCGAACCGGGAGAGTCCCGGTAGTGCCATCAGGAATGGCGGACGTAATGCGGATAGCGACTTCCCCTATCTTCGGAATGCGACGAAATCCTAACGAGAAGTCAACGGTTTCCTCAGTCACCGATATCCCGTTGGTGGACAGGTACGGAGTCCCCGTTACATTCGTCGTCACGTTAATGTTCGTTCCAAACATGACATTCCATTTTAGAAGGTTACACCGTTACCGAAACCGAAGGCAGAACCGTAATAGCCACCATTTACATACGGAGTGGTGTTGACGGCAGTAAGAGCAGGCCACTGGACGGGCACCGTATTGGGAGTACGGGCAGCGAGGTCAGTGATCTTCTGGTTCAGGCTGTTGAACGCGGCAGTAAATGCTTCGGTCTGCTTGTCATTGGAGATCTGGTTGCGAAGCTGCGTGATGATGTCAGCCTGCGTGTCGATCTTGGACTGCATGTCACGCTCCTTCGCAGCACAGAACTGGTCGTTCATAGCGACGGTCTGGGCATTGATGGCGCTGATGATGGAATTGGCGTTCCGATCAGCCTGGGAACCGAGCGTGTTGGTCTGGTTCAGCGTGGCGATCTGCGACTGATAGCCCTGTTCAACCGTCAGGAGCTTCTGGGCGCAGCAACACTCGGCGAACTTCGCCTGCATCGCAGCGTCTCCGCTCTGGATGGCGTTGATCACCTGCGGAACGGAAACAGCCTGCTGGAGAGCAAGGGCGGAAAGACCGTTCTGCATGGTAGAGATGGCGGCGCTCACCTGGCTGTAATCCTGACCAAGCATGGTAGCGAGGTTGGAGATAGCGGCGCGGGAAGCTTCGCCGTTGGAGTTGATAGCGTTCATGAGAAGCTCACGACCGCTGTCATTGTTGATCTGGTTGGAAAGGAAACCCGCACCGGAGTTACCGCCGAATCCGCCGTTGCCCCAGCCTCCGAAGCCTCCGCCCCAACCATTACCGAACCACAAGCCGAGAAGGAAGCCGAGTATGCCTCCACCCCAGCCATTGTTGCCGCCGAACAGACCGCCATTGTTCATGGCCATCCAGGCAGGCACAGTACTCCCATTGTTCTCGGGAGTATAAACTACAGTTTCTGCCATAGCAAATAGATTTTTTGAATTAAACATTTGGTTATTAGCCCTAAGGCTAACGCAAATCTACGCTATGGTTTTATGGAAAGACAACAATACTAAAACTCCTGTAAGTTATTGGCTTACAGGAGTTTATATTAGCAACGAATTTTTATTTCTGTCTTAACTTCGCGTTTTGGATTGCTTGGCGGATCTTGTTTATGTTGCCTCCATAAACTTCCGTAGCCCTTCCAAGAATACCGCCCTTGCTGTATCTCCATTCCCGCTGCAGGAAATCTTCCGGTACATCCACCTCGTACCAAGTATTGCCTTTCGAATCCTTCACCGTGCGGATCTCTGCATCCTTGTAAAGCTTCCTATATTGTTTAACAAAATCGTCATATCTCTTCAGAATCGTCTCGTATTTCTGAGGATACGTTCCGTCTTCATTTCTGAATTTATTATATTTTTCGATTTTTGCGGCGGTTTCCCTCGTGGCATATCTCATTGTCCTCTCGCCATTTTCCGCAGCTATCCGAAGGTTTTCAATTATCTGCCTCTCGGGATACGTGTCTTTCAGATAGATCTCCTCGGGTGTAAGAAAATCTTTCTCCCGCGCCCTAGCTTCCTTCAGCAAGGCCGGATCGTCACCGAATTTCTCCTTGAAAGAAGAGGCATTATACGCATTTCCTTCTGCATCGTAGTATCTCGCCTGACCCCAGTCCGCCTGACTCTCAAGCACATAACGGACGCCGGGTTCTTCTTTCGTAGTAAACGTTCGGGAGTGTCCGAGCGTATTAGCATCATAATGTTTTTTCGAACCCTTAGGAATACGAGGAGATGAGAACGTGAACGTTTCCGGATTCACCGGACCATCCTTCATAATCCTTTCGGTGAATTTTACATATAAATCATCAAACTTCGTCTTGTATTCCCTGTCGGATATCTTGCCCTCCCGTATATCAACCATTAACTTTTGCACCATATCCTTCTCGGCCTCGGTGCCGTAGTCATTTATGGCGTCATATTTTTCCAGATTCGTTTTTGCTTTCCGCACATATTGTATCGGCTCGGTCAAAGTAGGGCTATAGCCGATATCATCAAGACCATAGACTTCATAACGCGTATCCGGAGCCCTCTCATATGTAATCAGTTCATTTTGTACGGCCTTTCGGAACGCATTGTAATCGACAGTTTTCTTGCCAGCGAAATCCTCGGAAGCAAGAACCCTCTCAACCGCCGCCTGATCTCCCCTTGACGCATTTTTCATCAGGGCGCGGATATTGTTTACGCTAACCGTACCGTTCTTCCCCATCTGCTTCTCGAGCGGGCTTCCCTCCATCAAGGATTTCGGCATATATCCAGGATATCGCTGAATTTGATAACCGTTTTCTACCGCCCTTCCAACTGCAGATGGGATATTTTCGTACCTGAACGCCTCACTTACATTTCCTACGTGATCAGTCGGTACGTCCGTAAATGCTCGGAACGTATCCTCTCCGAAGTTACCGATATCGTCCCAGTAGTTCTTCAAATATCCATACCCCCTGCCAAGAGCTCTCAATCCAAGGCCCATGACTGCTGCCATGGTCAGATCTTTACCAACCCTACCGTACTCGCCATTTGCCACATCAGATACCATGTGGCCAAGCCAGCTTATCGCACCAGCGGGAGTAGGAGTTAGACCGACAACGGTATCTACTGTGTTAAATATTTTACGACCCGCCATATCCATTGCTTCCGATACCGGCTTCGCTCCTTTCAAATAGCCTTCCGCATACCTTCTTGCCGCCTCTTGAGATCCATTGAATTTCGACGGAAGTTGTGCAATCGCAACAGAAGGAGCTATCGTTCCGCCGTAAAACTCCGGGACTTCCTGATATTGATATAACATGGAAGCATCTCCGTAAGGTCCGCCCTCATCAAAATAATTCCGTAAGAATCCTCCATCACCGTGCCTCCATTTACGGGCATTAAGTGCGAAGGTCGCACGTTTACGCTGAAGAGGGGTTCCGTGTTCCTTAAACCAACTGGCGGATTTACCGGTACGTTTCAACAAAGCAGTGAACTTGCCACGATTCTCGGGTTTGATGTGAATCTTGCCACCTTTAGCCCGGAAAATAGAATACTGGTTTCCAAGCGTATCTATCTCCTCGAGGAGAACCTTGTTCCTGCCCAGTTCCTTCCCATTCACGTATCTCTTGTAGTTCTTCCGTATCAGATCCATATTGCCGGAATGGAAGCCCTCCATCAAGGACGGGAACTTCGCAAGACCCGGATTGTACGAATAGTCCACAAGGATACTCTGGCTCTTGTCACTCAGTTTATCCCATTCTCCTTCTCCGTACTTCTTGTCGTAAACACGTTTGGCTGCATCGTAATATTTCCTTGCCAGGGTATCCACGGCACTCGCAGCCTGTTCATCAGTAAGATATCCCTGCTTCAAGGCAAGGGCGGCTTCCGGAGTTCCGTTGGAAAGCTTGATACCGTAAGCAATCGTATCCGCTCCGCCTTCAACAGACTTGTGAGGATACCACCTTCCAGTCTTCGCATCCCAGCCACCGTTTGCATTCGCCTTGCTGTTCTCGACAGCCATGATCCTCCGTGCCGCATCCTTGATCGGATCAATGGCGGCAACAGTGGATACCGGCTGATCTTCAGGAATCAACACGCCATGACCCGGCTGGACAGCAGGATAACCCATAGGAATAGGATAACTCTGTAATACACCAGGATTATATTTCGGATATTCGTAATCTCCTAAATACGGCTCGGGTATCCATCGTGCAGGAGGTTCTATATCATAATATCCCGTTCTCTCCGGTGCCTGATATAACATCGAATCATCGGACTCCGGCACACTCGTCCGGAAGAACTTTCCGCCAGGACCGTATTTCTTTCCACCACACTTGAACTTCCTCAGCAACTCCACACGGTCACTTCGTGAATTCAAGATATCGATGATCCTCTTAATCCTTCCACCCCGATCGCTCATATTTCCGACAACAACATCGTGAACGCCATCTCCTTCGCCGGAATCGGCCACAAGATTTAACATATCCGCAATCTGCTCGTCGCTCATCTGCTGGAATGGTCGCAACTCCGGATATTTCGCCCTCAATTCCTTCACGTCATCAACAGTCGCATCAGTATCACCCCTCGCATCATATATGCCCTCCTTATACATCAAGTACTTCAAGCCTTGGATATCCGCCTGCTTCTCACTCCTCAATTCATCATGCAGATTCCATTCAGCACCCCTGTTCGTATCTAGAACCTTACCATTCACCCCACTATACCACGGAGCCGTATGAGTCAATTCATGTCCAAGAAGGAAGGCACGAGGCAATTCTCCGCGTTTTGCGCGAGAAAGCACAGACTGCGGAGTCGTACCAAGAAATACCGGACCATAATTATGTGCCGAACCAGAAAAAGACTCCGTCTCCTCCAATGCCGTGTCAAATATCCCCTCTCCGGTCAGACCACGAAGAAGATTAGCATAAGAAGCTGCAGCGGATTCATCATATTCTTTTCCGGGATTCCGTCCAGAATACCATTCCCTCTGATTATCCACAATCCTTGAAAAACCGGGCGAGTCAGCATAACTCCGAAAAAACTCGGCAGCATCAGCACCATCCTCGCTTTCAACAAACTTTCCGGTCTTCAAGACCGGATATGCCAAAGCATATTTCATCGGATCCCACTGCGTACCAGCATACCTGTAGCGAGTCCTGTCAGACAAGTCCCGCATCAATTCATACTTGCGATTCAGTGCATCCTGCGCCTCTTGAGACGAATCCGAAAAATCGTACTTTGAAGCCGCATCCTCTGCTTCACGATATTCTCGAAGAAGATTCTGATATGATTCCTCAAGCCCGCGCTCATACCCGGTAATGGATGGACGAATAATGCTTTCCGTAGGAGACAATTTTACCGTATTGACCCTCGTTCTCTTCCGCTTGGACATACAATCTGTATATTTTTGCCCAAAAATACGAAAGAATCAACAACGGCCTACAAAGGCAACACTTTTACTTACAGAGCCAAAACATTCAACTAACGATCGAAACAATGATAATGACCGCCAGGAGGATAATACAAGAAATATATACCATATCCAACCACCAATAGCGCGACCAAGATAAGGAGTAATACGACAACCCTCTTTCGTTTATTCTTCATACTACAAAGATAATCAATTCTCACAAAACAACCCCGCCCCTTCCGCAACTTCATGATCATACCCCCGGGGTCTGTATGGATGAATAAATTTCGACAGAAATCAAGCCAGTAATAATTTTGAAAAATCAGGAGTTGATGTGAGAGGAGGAGGTAATATCCAATTTGGAAGAAATTGATGTAAGAGCGGGAGGTGAAATTCGAAAACTATAGAACTTATGTGAGAGGAGGAGGTACACCTCTCTCACCCCCACCCTCAACGCGTAGGTTGGGGGTATCCCCCGTTGTTTAACTATTAAAATTAAATTGAGATGACAAACATCAATCTTGCTCACGACAACTACTCTGACTACGTTGCTTCCGAGTTCTTCGCTGCACTGAATGTCGAGAACCTCACTCTCACTCCGAAGTACGCTCCGCAGACGGACAAGAATCCTGTGCCCGCCATCCTGGTACACGTGTCCGGTATGCAGCGCGGCACTGGCCTGCTCGTCAACTTCGATATGTGGCCTCGCTACGACTTCGAAGAAGAAGACCTGAAGAAGTTCTTCGATGAGAAGTTTCACCTTGAAGAAATCAAGGACAAGGACGGGAAGCCGGTAATGGTTCTGGACGAGAACGGCAAGCCCACTGATGAAGTGCAGACCAAGAAGGTCATCGACGGCTATGAAGCCAAGGGCAACTTCGCCGACATTCACTTCCGCATCGGCTACTGGGTCGAGACCGACGGCAAGGAGAAGGTCGTCCGTGAAGGCAAGCCGAAGTGGCTCGCCTACATCTCCAACGGTCAGGTCTGCAAGCTCAGCGGCGACGCTCGCGAATTCAACGGTCAGACTCTGTAGTCAGACCATACTCCGCTCCCTGTTCTGATGCTTGATTAGGGTAGCCCTTCGGGGTTACCCTTTTCTGGTTCATCTGATTCAACACGCCGATTGATCCACGAGATCCAACACGCTTCCTCACGTGCGCGTGCGCGTCACGCGTGCGGTTTCTCTCTTAATGCGGCCTACTCGACACAGCCGTTATGTTATTATCTTTCGTAGTACTCGTGATCCACAATGTACCATGGAAAACACTGAAACTGTTCTCTCTCTTCACTGTCTCCAGAACGGATTCATTCTGAATCCTTACGATGAGGTGGATGAGGATTTCATCAGGGAGCAATCCAATTAGTTTGGTTTGCCCGTGAGAAGGAGGGTATCCCGCCTTTTGCCCTTCTCGCTTTCCTTCCTTTCGCTTTCCCGGATTTCATTTCCCCTGGAATTTCCGCAATTCCGGGGGAAGTGATGCAACGGGGGAACTTTAAGGGGGTATTTATTGTTGGATAGATAGCATTGTTCTAATAGTAACAATTGTTCTATTAGATCTATTGTTATGTACCAAAGAAAGAAAGAAAGAATAATATATATAAATATATATTATCCTTCCTAAAGAAAGAAAGGTAGAAATAGTCTTAATGCAGCCATCCATCCTGGAACCGGGATAAAATGGATGAAGGTGACAAGCCCTTGCCCGTCAGTGTCTAACACGCGAGAATAATGCAGAGTCAAGACCAAATAACAACTCCGTTTCTTGTGAGGCCCAGGGATGGGATTGTCGCCGCAAGGAGCAGAACCGAAAAAGCCGTATCGCTGTGCGGGTGACGCCGAGTATACAGCAACGCCATATATCGGTAAAGGGCTGACCAGTCAGTGGGATTGGCGACGGAGTTGTTTTTCTTTTGACAAATCAAAACTACAATCATATGAAGAAGATTACTATCAACGGCGTTGAATTCTGTGACTTCGGATCCAACAACTACAGTAATGGAATGCGTCTGATCACCTGTTATCCTATGCCTGAGAATATGGTTCAGGATGTTCTTGCGGGTAAGTACGAAGGCGTTTATCTGAATCCTTCTGCCCGTTGCAGTGAGGAATTCTATGGTGTTCTTGGTACTCCTGAGCAGTACAAGGAGTTCAAGGAACGTCAGGAAGATGCGCAGATCTCTGGCTTGGTCATTGGCATGGCTGGCGGGTTTGATGCATTTCGCAAGCTTTCTGCCGAAGAATATAGGAAGATTGAACACGAAATTCGTTCTGCCTATAAGAATTGGTGGGAGTAGTATGCTATGAGTAGCGGAAAGAAAAGGTATCGTGCCACGATCCAGATACCTGATATACTGCAAGAGATTCACGACGAACGAGCCTATGCCCAGTCTATGATAGATCGTAATTGTACTTACGATTGTTATTTCATGGACTGTGGCTATGGCTGTCCTGATGACTGTCCTATTCTGAAGTATTATGACATTGTAGAAAGATGTCAGATTCGGGAAGAACAGGATGTAATGAAATTTTTAGGAGTCAGCCCGGGAGACTAAATCACACCTGATGAGACCGGGACGAAACGCTGAGAAGCGTCGTGTGAAACTAAAAACTATAATCATATGGATGTTTACAAATATATTTCTGATGAGGTTCGTGAATATTGGAGCCTGACTGAACAATATATGAATGAAGTAATTCATTCTGCTCCCGAAGTAACTACCGAGATGGCGGAAGCACATCAGGGCGCGCTTCATAATCTTCGCATGATCATTTCTCAGGTTAATCGTGAGATTGGTGAATATGAAGCAGAAATTGAACACATTCAATAAAACATAGTACGCGTATGAAACAGAGTAACAAGAAGAACCAGAAGGTTCGCAAGACTCGTCCTTTCGAGGGTATGATGAATCAGTTGAAGCGTGAAACTCTCGTGCTTGTTAACATGGACAAGTTCGAGGATTTCAAAAAGGCTCTCAACGATGCCGACGTCGACTATGATCTCGGTGATTTCTACGGTAATGGTATATTCGTAGTCAAGAAGTGATCATTGCCGAGAATCTTTAGATGGTGTCAGCCGGTGAACATTTTTGTTTTATTGGCTGATTATCATTATCTTTGAATGGCCCCTTAGCTCAGTTGGTTAGAGCAGCGGACTCATTAGTTCTTTGAAAGAAGAGATTGTGTGCACCGGAGGAAACTCTGGATGTAGAACCTCCCTAATTCGGTGAAGACTAAAGATATATTATATGGCGGAATTGGCATACGGCAGTAGATTGACGGAAGCACCCTAAAGTCGTCATTAACAAAGCTCTTGGGTTTGTAGGTTCGAATCCTACTATAATATATTTATGTTAATACCGAGCCAATGTTATAGAGAGTCTTGGGAAAGACCTTAATATATGTCCTATACCCGGACATAATCTTAGACAGTGTGTAGAGACTATACAGGAGGAACCTAAGTTGAAATTATTCTGAGGATTTGAGTCAAGGCTCTCAGAGTATCTTGCAAGATTTCAATATGGTTAAGATAGAGTCCAGACCACAAACAAATTAGTGAATAATGCTCGCGTTAAAAACAGGGGCTATTGCTGCGAAGCTCCCCCGCTAATTTGGTAGTGAAAACTATAGTGGTACGAATCCGTGGGTCGCAGGTTCAAGTCCTGCAGGGGCCACGAGGTTTTTACCTCATTCGTGGAGCATTCTGGCACGGCTGTGAAGTCCTGCCAGTTTTTGGTCTGATAAGTTAACAGGTGCTAAAACCGCGGTAGGAAGTTAGAGAAATCTATCTAGCCCCGCATGCCGGTTCGAGTCCGGCTCAGACCACCAATATCTGAAGTATAATTATAAATCTTTGTACATATGAGTAGTATTCCTACTGGCAAGCACATCCTCACCGGTGTTTGCGAAATCAGTGTATCCTGTGGATACGATGGTGAGAACACGGCTGAAGGTATTCTCCTTACTATCGACGGGAGGAATTATCTTGCTTATACCGATCCGGATGACGGATATCGTTCTTATGGTTGCTTCTTTCAGACTGATGAATACGATCAGAAGAATCCGTTCCCGTATCAGGATGTCATCGTCGAGAACCGTCAGTGGGATGAGGAGGATGAAGATGGTTATTACCAGAAAGGCGATGAAGTAGTTATCTACAATGCCGAGGATCACAGCGAGATCTTCCGCTGCGGTACCGACAGGAGTGATGACTATTATCCTTGCGGTTATTGGCATTATTATCCGCAGAATCTGCCTATCAACAAGCAAAAGAAGCAGGAAGAGGACGCCAAGAAGTTCGATGATGCACTGAATACCATGTATGAAGTGTTCGGACTTGAGAAACCCGAATGTCGTATTCCTACGGAGAAGAATCCTGAGATTACGGAGTATGAGCAGCTGAAGCCTGGCTCTGATTCCGATGTTGATGCCTTGATTGCTACAATGGATCTCGATAAATGGGTCAGGTTCGAAGCAAAGACTCGCGATGCGCTCAAGATCAAATTCCAGGAGGCATTCAAGCAGTTCATGGGTGATCAGTTCTGGCGCAAGAACACCATAGATCTGCTGTCTTTGTATGATGCATTCAAAGATATTCTCGGATTATGATCAGCAAACTTATCGGTATAGCGCTGGTATTACTGGCGCTATACTGTCTTATTTCAGCGTTTTCTTATGGATTACATCCTGAAAAATACGAAGACAATGACGAAAGAACAGAAAACTGAATTGGCTCGTGAGCTGTACGAGAATATGACAATCACCAAGGAACAGTATATCGAGCTCTGCAAACTGTGTGACGAATTAGATCTGTCTCCCGGAGCTGCGCCTTCCGAGCCGGAAGAACCCTCCTGGGATGATATCATCGATAGTATTTAACCTTAAAACATTTTCGAAAATGAAGAAGTATTATGTTGCCCGCACTTATGACAGCGGCCTGACCACTCCTACCGTCGTCTTCATGACTGACATCCTCGAGGACGCCAAGGCATATGCCGGTATCATGGAGAGGGCTGAAGGAAAGACGTATTCTGTTCTCGTTCTCGCTGAGTAATGAAACGGATGCTTATGTTTACGGTGGCGCTCTTGATGGGCGCTGCCGTATTTGCTCAGGATTATCAGCTGAACGGTAAGGAATTTTCTTCCGTTAAGAAAGAAAGGACAAAATCTGAATCCGCTGATAAGAAGACCGGTTATACTTGGAAGAATTCCAAGGGCAAGGTGTATGACATCTATATCACTCCGAGGGGTGCTTGTTATATTATCTGCGTTTCTTCTAAGACTGGTAAGGAATACAAGTCCTATCTTCCGAAAGAGGTCGCTGCGGAAATCAAAAAAGAAATGAAATAAAACAAAAACAATTTTGTTTCTTTGACTGATTATCAGTATATTTGTCTATGCAGAAAAACATAATATATACTCCTGAAGTCAAGTTTTGCGTGCGTTATTTGCTGGGTCACGGCGTCGATGCCTTTAATTTCGGCGCCGTCCAGCTCTCGCTTGATGAAAGCGATGCCCAGTATACGCTCGTGAAAGTGAAGAAGGACTCGTTCTTTGATGAGCTCGCAAGTAAACTGCGAGATCTCTGGCCTCCTGGTGGACGAATGATTGGAGGGAAAGAATATCCATGGCGCGATTCCGTGGAGAATATATCCAAGCGCCTGATGGCTATGTGGGCTGAACGCTTTCCTAAATCCGACAAGCAGTTTACCATTGAGGATTGTCTGTCTGCTGCTCGTGCTTATCTCGCCCAATACGAGAATGACACCAAGTATATGCTGTCCGTAAATAAATTTATCTGGAAGCAGCGAAACCTTGTGATGAGTAACGGGCTGATCAAACATGTCATGGAATCCAGGCTGGCGGATATGCTCGAAGGCAAGATCGAATACCAGAAGATCGATGACGAGTGGAATGACATTCTGAATTCTGCTACTGAAGATGATGGAGAAATAATTTAACAGATATGATATCAGGAGCTAATTCATCCGAGAAGGAATTCATTGAAGAACTTGAACAGTTCGGAGGTGATTCCGGAGCGCGTTCCACTGATTCTGTCATTGACAAATTGGAAGAACGCAGAAAGAATGCCATGCGTGGCGGCGTCAACTGTATTCCATTTCCATTCGAGAGATTCCGTTCCGAGATTCCAGGAATAGAACAGGAACAGTATGTCATCATCACGGCATCGACCAAGGTCGGCAAGTGCTTCGGTAAAGGTACTCGTGTTCGTATGGCTGACAACACAATCAAAAACATTGAAGATATTCAAGTTGGCGATTGGGTTATGTCACCAGATGACGAAAAGCCTAAACAGGTGCTTTCTGTTAACAGTGGACGAGAACAATTGTATCGAATTCACAGTGAAACTCACGATGACTTAATTGTAAATGAGAGTCATATTATGTATTTATACAAGCCTAAGCGTACCCATAGAAATGCAAGGTATTTTACTGAAACAATTGGCAATCTTATTGAAAAGCAAAGAACTGTCAAAACATTCAAGAAAGAATATCTTGCTGTAGCATCAGATGAATGCGATTTTGGATTCGATATTTCGCTTCCAATTGAACCGTATTTCTATGGTTTATGGCTTGGTGATGGTGCAACGCAAGGATGCGATATTACAACGGCTGATCCGGAAGTTGTCGAGTATCTCAGACAGTATGCCGATAGACTCGGAATGAAGGTTTCAGAATATACCCATAAATCTTGTGGAAGATATAATATCTGTCGTAAGTCACATAAAGATAAGCTTGGGTTTGAAAAGCGATTAGTCGTTGTAACTGGCAAGCAAAAAGAGCACATCAATCGCGATTATCTGAATGCTTCGGTTCAAGAAAGATATGAGCTTTTGGCTGGATTGATTGATTCCGACGGCTATCTTAATCATGCTGGAACCGGATACAAGATAACGATGAAATATCTGTCTTGTATCAAAGATATTCAGGAACTGGCTCGAAGTCTTGGTTTATCTGCTCATGTAAATAAGAAATACAATTCTAAGTTAGACCGGTATTATTATATACTCAGTTTATACGGAAAGAATTGTACAAAGATTCCGGTTAAGATTCCAAGAAAGAAATGCCGTCTTACTTGTAAAGATTCGCATCATTTTTCGTTTTCAATTGAACCAATCGGCGAAGGAGATTATTATGGCTTGACTTTAGGCGGTAATCATCTGTTCTTGCTTGAAGATTATACGGTTGTTCATAATTCCCAGCTCGCAAACTATCTGTATCTCTACAATGTACTGGATTATTGTTTCCTGCATCCTGAAAAATGCTCGTGTCACATAATCTATTTCGCACTGGAGGAATCCGTGCAGCGCGTCATCGAGAGATATATGTCCCATCTGCTGTGGAAGCTTGACGGAAAACGGTTTGCACCTGCTGATTTGCGTTCTACTTCCGTAGATTATCCTGTTCCGAAGGAAATCATAGATCTGCTCAAGTCCGAGAAATATCAGGAACGGTTCAGGTTCTTCGAGAAATGCGTTCAGTTCGATACGGAAAACACCAATCCGACAGGTATCCTTCGCACCTGTGAGGAGTATGCGAAAGCCGTGGGCACTTACAAGTCCAATACTATCACATCCCACTCCGACTGGACTAAGGAAGTAGAGGTATTTGATGATTATATCCAGGATGATCCGAATCATTACAAGATATGCATCATAGATCATATTTCTTTGGTTGACAAGGAGCAGGGATTTGGCAAGAAGGAAACCATCGATAAGGTGTCGGAGTATTTCGTCAAGTATCTGCGCAATCGTTACAAGTATACCTGTGTTGTCATCCAGCAGCAGTCTGCGGAAGCGGAAGGTCTTGAAGCGATGAAGCAAAAGCGTATCGTTCCGAGCAATGCAACCGGTGGTGATTCGAAGTATACTTTCCGGGATTGTAATATCGCTCTTGGCTTGTTTGATCCGTCCAGATTAGGCTTATCCACTTACAAAGGCTATGACATAGCTGATGGGCTGAAAAGCTATGGACGGTTCATGAACGTCATTGCCAACCGTGACGGAGAGATGGGCGGTATATGTCCACTTTTCTTCGATGGTGCAGTGTGTAATTTCGAGGAACTGCCCAGACCTGATGACGTATCGGAAATCAGAAAATACTACGACAAGGTGAATGACCTGAAATCCTGGAAACAACAGAAGAAACTACAACAACTGTCCTTGTTTAACTTTTTCAAATGAACGAAGAGAAAGTATTGCTAAACATCACCGATAACGGTGAGAGTATGTGTGTTGACTTTCGAGTAAAGAATGCACGAGACTTGTTTAACATCTCTACTGCCATCGCAAGATTGCTGGTCGATAATCCGTCTTTTGCAGCTGGACTGATGACTGTAACGAAGTTGATGGAGGAAGATGAGGAATTTAGAACTGAACTTGAAAAATGTACTGTTGATTTAACACAATTTGAAAACATTCTGAAAAATGAGTAGAGGTAAAGACATCACCACTCAGGAAGTCGCCGAGATCAAAAGTTTTCTCCGCGACGGATGCAACTACGAAGAGATTGCCGAACTGATGGGTCGTACTCCAAAGGCAATCAGGAACATCTGCTGGCGTTTTGGTTTAACCAATGGCAGGTATAAGGAAGACGTAGAAGAACCCAAGCAGGAAACTTCTCTCTTCGATTCCGTCATCGAGAAGATGAACAAGAACGCATCGTTTACTTCCGACGTGACCACTGACGAGCCTCGAGAGAGTGCTACGGTTGAGGACATCATCGAGCAGGCCAAACCGGAGCCGGAGGTTGTCTACAAGGAGAAGATCGTTTACAAGGAGAAGTCCCTTAATGAGTTCTCGTTCAGGGAAATCTGCAGGAACCTGTATGACAGGGGTTATCGTCTCACGGATCCTAACGCCGTGTACTGCATCGTGAAACAGCCGGTTAACATAAAAGATATCATTGCCAATGGCTAAAGAAATCATTCTTCCTACCGAAAGGCAGAAGCCGGAGAACTATAATCCCAAATTGCTCGTTCTCTTTGGCTTGCCTAAATCTGGTAAGAGCAGTGCAGTAGCATCTCTTGACAATAATCTTGTCATTGATTTAGAAGACGGCTATCGCGCGCTCTCCGTGATGCGTGTCAAGGCATCAAATATTCAGGAAATCTTCGCGGTTCGCGCCGCATTGGACAAGAAGATGAAGGAGACGGGCAAAGTCCCGTACAAATTCATCACCATTGACAATGCCACTCGACTCGAAGAGATGTCTCTCGTCTATGCCGCACAGCTGTATCGTTCTCTTCCTCTTGCTGCCAACTGGGGTATGAAGAAGGACAAGAATGGTAATATTCTTCGCGTGGATGGCAAGCCAGTTCCCGATCCGAAGGCAGATGTCCGTACTCTTCCGAATGGTGCTGGCTATCTGTATCTTCGCAAGGCACTGAAGGAGGTGATCCATATGTTCCGTGATTATTGCGAAACTCTGATTCTCGTTTGCCATGTCAAGGATCGTCAGATCCAGATGAATGGCGCCGAAAGTACGGAACTTGTTGTTGACCTTGCCGGTAAACTGGGTGATATCATTTGTGGCGAAGCCGACGCAGTAGGCTATATCTATCGCGAAGGCAGAAAGACAATTGTTTCATTTGAAGGCGGCGAAGGTCATATCCGTGAAGCAAGGCCGGTTCATCTTCGTGGAAAGTCGTTTGTTGTCGGCGAATCCGATGAACAGAACAACTTGAAGATGGATATGTCTAAAATCTTCATTCAATGACACGAGATGAGCTTCAGGAGTTTGCCGCGAGACGGCTAGAAAACGAGAAGCGTCTTATAGCACAGTGGTGTACAGGTTTGGGGAAAAGCAAGATAGTTCTGAATTTCTTACAGAAACATCCTGGATTCCAATGTCTGATTCTTGTTCCGGAATTAAATAATATCGAAAACTGGTTGGTTGAGTTCGAGAAGTTCAATGTTTCCGCAGATAATGTGATGATCTCCTGCTATGCATCCTTCCATAAGCATTATGATACCCGATGGGATCTGCTTGTATTTGATGAGATGCCGCATGTAGACACCGAAAAACGTCTGGCTATCTGTAATTCGGTTTCTGGAGAGTATATCCTTGCTCTCGGCGCGGTGATTACGGAAGAAGAAAGGAATTCGCTCGAAACGGTTTATGGTGCATTTGGTAAGACCTCGTGCAGTTTGCCCTGGGCAATCAAGAACAAGTTGCTTCCAACTCCGCAGTTCAATGTCTTCTATCTTAAACTCGATGATGTCGACAAGAGATACGAGTATAAAGGGAAGATGTATACCGCCAAGCAGAGATATGACTGGATACAGCGAAAATCCGAAGAAGCCAAACGAATCTATGATCTGGCATCGAACAAATACAATCTGAACAGGATGCTTCTCATGGGTGCTGAAAGGAAACGGTTCCTCGGACAGTTCAAGGAAGATGCCTTGCGCAGACTGTGCGACCAGCTGTGTTTAAAGAAGAAACGCTTCATTTGCTTCTGTTCGTCCATAGAACAGGCTAACAAGATCGGGAAGGATCACGCTTTCACGTCCAAGACCCCCACTTCGGCGAAGCTCCTCGACAAGTTTAACAACCACGAAATAGATTCATTATATGTGGTTGGAAAACTTATCGAGGGACAGAACTTGAAAGATATCGAAGTGGGAGTAATCGGACAGCTTGGCGGAACCGACAGGATTACTGTTCAGCAGTGTGGACGAATCATGCGCAGTGAAAATCCGGTCATTTATGTACTCGTATTCAACGATACACAAGACAACAAGTTCCTGCGTACTCTAACATCCAATGTTCCAAAGGATTACATCAAAGAATTCCAATTCTAACAAAGTTACTTTAATATTAAAACCGATATGGTTACAGACAAACTCGCAAAAGAATTCGAGAAGATTCGCGCTTCTCTTGGCAAATCGAAGAAACTTATTCTTGCCGACATTGACAAAATCGATGAGAAATACCGCAAGCTCGCGCAGGAAGAAAAGAAGAATCTGACGGAAAGTCTCGGTGTGCTGAATGATCAGCTGAAGTATTACGACATGATGCTCGGCGTGAGTGTCAGCAAGGACGATGCTTCCGATGAATTCGTAGAACCGGATTACACCGAGGAGCCTCCCGTGCTTGACGAAGAACCCGCTATCGTCGATACGATCTTCCCAGACAATCTCGACAATGTTTCTTCCAGTGACGAAGATAAGAAGGAGGAGACTTTCGTCGAATCTGCTTCCGTCGAACCGGCTACGGTCATCGAAGATATCCCCGAGGTAAAAGAAGAGAAGGAGAAGGTTGTTGTTAACGCCGAATGGCCTGACAACGACAATCTCAAGATCGGTGAAGATGGATGGCCTGAGTGGCCCGAAGCCTAATTGTTTAACCCTTTAATGTTTTACATATATGATCAGTAATACTTCCAAATCCAAGAATGCGCCCTCCGGTGCAGATTTCTCCGACATCCGCAAGTTCATCGGCGTTGCGTCCATCAATGTGCTTGCCGTCAATCCCAACAACTCCAAGCTCCGCTCCTATGGTTGGACTATTCCGGAGGATGCCGAGGAACCCAAGTATCAGACTGTAGATTCCGAAGGCAGGAAATCTGCCCGCCTTCGTTTGCTTGCACAGATCAATGACCTGGATGAGAAGCCGGTTATCGCTCTCGATTTCTGGGTGCGTCCGGATGTCATGTTCAACAAGGACCAGACCAAGTGTAAGGTGATCGATGCCTATGGTCGTACCGCCTATGGTACGAAGTCCGAAGTGCAGGCACATCAGATTCCGCAGTATGCCAATGGCCCCGCCAACATCTCTCCCAACTATAAGCCCTGCCACAACGGCGAGGAGGAGATCGTGAACTTCCTCATCAAGTATTTGAATGTCACTCCGCTCCAGATTTTCGATCGCGTGAAGCAGACCTGGATTCCTACCAAGGACCCGGGCACTGTTACGATTGACAACTGGAAGCGTCTGTGCGACGGTGATACCTCCGAGATCAATGCTGCTCTCGCCTTGCAGCCCGACAATCGCGTGAAGGTCGTTCTCGGTATCCGCACCACGGATGACAACAAGTCTTATCAGACTTTCCTTTCTACGGCTTTCATCGGTAACGGTGCGGTTCCTAACCGTGATACCGGCGAGTATGCCACTGCCCGCAAGGCTATCGACAGATGGGCTGAAGGTCATCCGAATACGACGATTGATTTCTCCGCTCTTCCGGTTCATGAGTGGAATGTCACCGCTACTGAAGTGAAGGAGAATCCCGTAAGTGATCTTCCCGATTTCGGCAGCTCGGAGTATACCCGTACCGATGTGGAGGATCTCCCCTTCGCTACGTTCTAATGATTACCAAGACCAAGAAAACGAGTCTGCCCATACACCGTGAGGATGTATCCATCACCGATGCGGAGATCATCACGAGGTATATGGGTATAGACTCGTTTCCTTGTTCCATCTCTTCCCCGCTCCGTGATGATGACCATAATCCGTCCTTCTCCATGATGGAAACGGAGGACGGAACGGTCATCTGGAAGGATTTCGGAACGGGTGCTGCAGGTAATGCGACATCCTTGATGGCCAAGCTGTGGAACGTGACCTATTCCGAGGCTCTCCTGAAGATCAAGATGGATACCGGCTACCAGATACCGCGCATCAGTCTGGTCAGGAGATACAAGGGCAAGGTGCATATCACCAAGAATTCGACCATCAGGGTGCGAATCCGTGAATGGAAGGACTGGGACAGGGAGTATTGGAAAAGCTTTGGTATCACCGAGAAATTCGCAAGATGGTGTAATGTCTATCCCATATCCCACGCATTCTTCACGAAGGATGACAAGGACGGCGTTACACATACCGTATCCATTCCGATGGACAAATATGCCTATGCCTACTTTGAATGGAAGGACGGGAAGGAAAGCATCAAGCTGTATCAGCCTTATTCCGCTACGATGAAATGGCTGTCCAAGCACGATGCGTCAGTGTGGGATTTGTGGAAACACGCATTCAGATGGGCGGACATGAATACGGACGAAGCGGTGATTATCACTTCTTCCAGGAAAGATGCGATGTGCCTGTGGGAGAACCTTGCGGTACCGGCTATGGCATTGCAGGGTGAAGGCTATCTGCCCAAACCGCAGGTCATGAAACAGGTGCTTGAACGGTTCAAAACGGTATATCTGTGGTATGACAATGATTTCAAGCACAAGGATGACAATCCCGGTCAGGACAACGCGAGGAAACTGATCGAGCTGTATCCGCAATTACACAACATCTGTATTCCTGATGAATATCAGTGCAAGGACCCGAGCGATCTGTATAAATCAAAGGGTTTGACCGCTCTTCAGGAAGTATGGAATAAACAAAAATAAAAACAAAATCATGAAAAAGTATCATGTTGTTTACCGTTCCAAGATGGACGGAGATTGCTGCACTGTCTGGACTTATGCCAGTAATGAGGAAGATGCGGTGCAGATCATTGAACACGAATACTGGGATGTGGATTCCATCATAGAAGTCTATTGATATGTACGAACTGTATTATTTCATTCCTTGGCCTTACAGCCAGAATGTACGCGAACTTGATCCGGGCAGACTTCACTGGTCGTTTACTGACTCCGATTTTACTGCTGGATGTTTCGTCGAGAAAGAATGGTGGGATTCAATACCGGGTTGATATGGATCTGAATAACAAACAAGAAGTTGCACAGCATATCCAGAATGGAATGCCGTGTTATTACAGATATGGCTTCAGATGGAAGGGAGCCGGTATCCGTCCTATCAGCAGCGCAGAGGCGTTAAAATTACTTCCTAATTACAGCCCGGGAATCGGATTCTGGGAATTGCGCGAGGAAACTATCAAGAATTGCCCGGCGCTTGTCTTTAATGAATATAGCGAAAACGATTTGCTATAATGGACTTCGAGAAAATCTGTATGATGTTCACGATGCAGGAACCATATTATGGTATCCTGCTTTCGTCCATGGAACGGATTGAAACCGACAAGATCAAAACTATGGCGGTAGGACGCTATGGCAATGTCTTCAAGTTGATGTACAATCCGTTATTTGTCTCTCAACTTGATGTTGACACTACGCTTGAAGCATTGAAACATGAGGTGCTTCATGTTGCGTTCGATCATTTTAATTTGTGGGAAGTAACCGATGTCGATGACGATGAACAGTTTATACGAAATGCAGCGGCTGACATGGAAGTGAACGGTTATCTTAATATCGCTAATTTCCACGACATAAAACCGGTTCTCGCATCGAGCATGGGTTGGGAAGACAAGCTTGGAACGCGTGAGTATTATGACAGGCTTAACCAGGCCAATCAGCAGAAACAACAGCAAGCGCAGGCGCAACAGCCGCAGATGCCTTGTAATGGCGGTAAAGGAGGTCAGCAAGGACAGCCTCAACCTTCCCAGGGTAATCAGACACAACAGCCCGATAATTCCAACAATCAAGGACAGAATCAGCCTCAACAGAGCAATAATCCGCAGCCTAATCAGGGTAATGGCATCGACAAGGAACTCGAGCAGAAACTGCAAGGGTTCGATGACCATTCTCAATGGCCCAAGTGCGAGTCTGAAGCAGAACGCGAGATGATCCGTCAGGCTGTCGAGGATATGATTGTCTTTGCGGCGGAAGAAGTGGAGAAATCCTGCGGTACTGTTCCGGAAGAAATGCTTGTCAGAGTCAATGCGATCCGCAAAAGAAAGCCGAAGCCGGTAGCCGATTGGAAGCGTTATTTCAGAAGATATCTGGGCAATGAATTCACGGAACTAATCCGTAAATCCAAGAAGCGTGAATCCAGAAGGTTTCCTGATGCGGCAGGCAACCGTCATCAGCGAAAATCCCATATTCTTGTCGGTATCGACACTTCTGGTTCTGTTTCTATGCCGGAATATAACGAGTTCTTCGGACAGATTGGAACGCTTACTGCGTCCGCTACATTCCATGTGATTGAATGCGACAGCATGATTCACTACGAATACGATTTCAAGGGCCATCCGAACCAGACCCTGCACGGCGGAGGAGGAACATCCTTCCAGCCTGTCATAGATGAATTCATCAAGAACAGGAAGAAGTATGATGCTCTTGTTTATTTCACTGACGGCTATGCGCCTATTCCGAGGAATACCCCGAAGGAAACCTTGTGGGTTATCTCGTCCAATGGCGACAAGGACAGGCAGAAGTATAAGGTGAACAATGCATCTGTAGTATTTATTCCAAAACAAGAAAAATAAAAACATTATGCACGAATGGCATACTAACAACAGTACTAATATTCTCAGCCTTATCAACGAATTCACCGGATATGAATATGACACGGACTATGCCGGTAGACAACAGGTCGAGAAGGTCAATATAACCAACAACATATTCTCCACCCATGAGGGAGCCGTGAACTTTGTAACTCGCAAAAGTTATTACAGCGATATGGCTTTTCTGGCTGCGTACACCTCGAAGAAACTGTCGAAAGGTTTCCAGAACGCCTTTGCCAATTTCCTTGCGAAGTATAACGAGTACATGAATTTCAAGGATAATCTGACCATCGCTTACGGAAGGACTTCGAGCAAGGCGACTTGCCCGGAATGCGGTTCTTCCATCAACCTGAAATATGGAAGAAGATTCAAGAATTGTCCCGTATGCGGAAGCAGAAAGATTATTTCCGATTCCAACTGGAAAGCGCTCGAAACGAAGAAGCGCATGTCGGAGAAGGCTGCGGAGAACTTGAGCAAGGAAGCCGAGAAGAACGGCGTTATGTTTGTTTGCGGATATGAATGGCATTGTTAATATGACTGCAAAAGTAGGAGACAGAATCAGGATCATTCACATGGAAGATCCGTACGCCCTTCATTACGACGGGCAGGAAGGTATCGTTGAACATATCGACGATATCGGTCAGTTACATGGTACATGGGGAGGTCTGGCTATCATCCCCGAAGAAGACGAGTTCGTAATCATCAGCAAGTAAATGGAAAACACCTTGAAACAATTACAGGAGTTGCAGCTTGAGGCGCTCCAGAACAACATCACCTATCAACTTTCAATAGGTAACAGTCACATGCGCATTGAGATGTATTATACGAACGTTTCCGAAGAGATGGTTGACAACCGCAACTTCTCGGCAACATTCAGCAATGACGATTCTCTTGCGGAGATCAAGCTGGAGTGCATCAAGAAATTCATTGACGATATAAAGAAGTAATCATGACGAATAATATCAAAATGGACGATGTGAAGCGCCTCGTCAACTACACCATCGACAACAACATGACGCTTCAGGAGAATGGCGAAGTTCCTATCGCCATTTCCCTTGAAGCCAACGCAGGTATCGGAAAGACTTCTATTCTACGCCAGATCGCAGAAGAGAGAGGGATGAAGGTAACCAAGCTGGATCTGCATCAGATGGAGGAAGCGGGAGATTAACTTGCTTTTTTGAAAAAGTACTCAAATCACGTGAATCTTGGGAACTCCGCCAACAGACGGAAGACCATAATGGAAGCGCTTCGGAAACGGAGTGAACCATCAGAGACTAGTACATACCTTCTGACCGGATGGCGCCGAAGAAGATGAAGTACCACGAGTGCGTGACATCGCCTTTTGTCTGCCAAGGCTGAACGGGTGATGAAGAGATAGTCCGAACTGCATAGTAATATGCAGAAGCATGGGATAAAGAGCCCTTGCGATAACATAATGCTAATCGGTTTCCCGCAAGTAGAGTACGAGTGCCAAGTGGCACAACTTATTAAAACTGAAGATGGTGAAACAAAATTAAAAGTCCTTCCTAATACCGTCTGGTTGAATGCGAAGCAGTTTGATGCTCCGGCTCCCGGAATGAAGTATCGTCAGACCGGTAAAACCAGAATGGGTTATGCTAAGCCCGCATGGGTCCCGGAATATAACGAGAAGGGAAATCTCGTCATCCTTGATGACTATGTGAGAAGTAACCCGCAGCTCCTGCAGGCTTGTATGGACCTGATTCTGGAACAGGAATATGTTTCCTGGAAGCTCCCGAAGGGAACCACCATCGCGTTGACCAACAATCCGGATGACGGCACGAACAACGTCAATTCTCTGGATGAAGCCCAGCGGACCAGATTCATGAACTACACGGTCGACTTCGATCTGGATTCCTGGATGAAGTGGGCCGAATCCGTGGGTATTGACGGTCGCTGCATCAATTTCGTCGCCTCCTATTCCGGGGAGCTGTTCAACGCGGATGACGAGGGCAATCGCATCTGCAATCCGAGATCCTTCGTCATGTTCGCCAACATGATCAAGGGTATCAAGGACTGGGATAACCCCGATAGCCTTGCATTCATCTCCATGATTTCCAAGGGATGTTTCAAGGATGAAGGCGGTCGTTTCTCCGCTATGTTCACATCCTTCATCCGTAACAAGATGCACCTGCTGATCCAGCCGAAGGACATGCTTCTCGGTGGATGGGATCGTATCAAGAAGATCCTGGAGGATACACTGTACGATTCCAACAACCAATATCGCCCGGACATCGCATCCCTGCTGGAGCGCCGTTTCTCCAACTATGTTCTGGCATGGCTGGATTCCAAGGAAGATACTCCTATCTCCAAGGTGAAGGACAGAATCCTCGATTTCATCGATTGGAAGAGCACCGATCCGAACCGGAAGTTCCTGTTCAACAAGGATCTGTTCTATAAGATGGTCAAGAGCATCACTTCCGATCATATCAACCAGACCCGGAAGCTGCTGTTCGAACCGAAGATCGCTAAAATGATTTCCTAATGATTCCTAATGTAATTCATTACGTCAACGCTTCTGCCGCCGTATACAGATACGATGTACTGCATTCCAATTTCCTTTACTATGGTGCGAAGTTCAATCCGATCGCGTATACTACCGGCAAGGATCTGTATGTTTCGGACAACGATTGGAATAAGCCACATCGAATGATAGAGAGCAACAGCTGGGTGCATATAAGTGCCAACAATGCACCCAAGCTGTTCATTTCTTCGGCCTGTAAACTCCCCCGTGATCTGGTACGGAATTCCGGATACCAGATCACCCGGGATAAGGATAAAGCGGATTTCATCATTATTCCCAACTGCAACGCTGCGAAGATTGCAACATATAAATACAATCTTGCGTTCAAGCGTGACGGATCGGATGACATCAATCTGATAGTCATCAACAGGACCGATGGTGGAAACAAGTTTTCCGAAGATGATGTAAACATCATTCTTAATAACGTAAAGGATAATGAGGGTGATGTTGAATTCTTCTACAGGAATAATTTAGAACCGTTCTACTGTTCTTTCCTTCCGAAGTGCGACGAATACGTGGAGATATATGAGAATATCCTTTCGAATAAATCTACGCTCAAGTATGTCCGAGACAACATGATGCAGCTTACCGGCTCGAATACGATATCTATCGAAACGCTTGAAGTATGGAGCAGAATAGGAGACAGGCAAGTTCTGGAGAAGTCGGTCATCAACAGCGACTGGTCAAAATATCCGTGCACCATGGCTGTCTTTCTCGCTGCAGAACAGTCCATCTACTGCAATTATGCAAGCGGACAATGGAAGTGGTTGTTGAATCAGATCGAGTATTCTAAATTCGACACATACAGATCGCTTGATGATCGGGTCATCACTCCGGAAGATTGGAATATGCTCCAGAAATGGATTATGTACAAGCTCGGTCTTCCGGAGAATGGCGGCTATCTCAATCTGAACATAAGCAATATAGATCCGAATTATCGTCCGTTTATCCGCACCAGGGTTTGCTGCATGCCGTATAAGATCTCGGAAGAGATGACATTCGATAATATTGCGGCAGCTGCACAAAATTCCTGACAGCCTGTTGTAAATTATTAACATTTTTGTTATATTTGCTGTGAACTAATCACTTACGGTAAATGTATTTCACCAAACATAAAGGGAAGCCAGCGATGCGATATCGCGGGGAGGGTTCGGCGCGTCTGCCAGATTCTTAGTCTTTCTAGTCATGTCATTGGGTTGTTTAATTCTATACTATCTTCAACACCTTCGGCTTCCCTTTTTCTTTTAACAAAACACCAAGCAATATGAAACACTCATTAAAGGATTATTCACTTAATCTTCCGGAGCAGGAATATCACGACAGACCATCCTGGTCCTATTCCGTCATCGCAAAGTATGCACGGAACGGATTTGACGCCATATCTACGCTTCATGATAAGGTAGTACAGACTCCCTCGATGGCTTTCGGCTCGCTCCTCGATAGTATCCTGACGAAAGGAAAGAAGACGCTGGATGAATATGCTGTGGTTGATTTCAATGTTCCTGATGCGGAAAAGAAGGTACTTGACGCACTCCGCGCCGTTCCTTCGGCTCCGGCGAAATTCGAGGATATCAAGATGGATGATTTCTTGATCGTATCCGATTCCGTAAGCTATCAGATGAGGCTGAAGCCGGAAACAAGATATTCCAAAGTATCTGCGTTCAGCAACTACTACGATACGATGATGTCCGGAAAGAAAGTTGTTTCTACGGCTGACTGGAACGATGCAGTTGAGATGGCTAAGATTTTCCGAAGCGATCCGTACCTGAAGACGCTGTTCGGAACCGTAAATACTGGAGATATCGAATATATCTACCAGGCACAGTTCGAAGCATCATGGGTGATCGAAGGAGAAATTGTCACGACCAAGATTATGCCGGACCTGATGGTGGTGAATCATAAGGACAAGACCATCCGTTTGGTTGATCTGAAGACCAGCTCCGTTCCTGCATATAACTTCTCTGAGAACTTCCTGAAGTATCGTTATGATATCCAGGGCGAACTGTATTCCGATGTGGTGAAGAAGATCATTTACGCCGATCCGTATTACAGTGATTTCACGGTCCTTCCGTATCTGTTCACCGATATATCCCGTTCCGATATGGTTCCGGTAACCTACGAGATCGATCTGTCCAACGGTTTCTCCTTCAGCAAAGGAGATAAGGTATATCAATACAAAGATTGGAAGCAGTGCCTTGCCGAGATCCTCGTATATGAGGCGGAAGAGGCAAAGGTTCCGAATTATATCACCACGGAAGGTCCGAATGATCTTCTCGATATTCTTTCCCGGTAATGAAGCTATACATTGAATATGATGGAGTGCAGTATTACGATTATGATCTGCACTTCATCAATCCTCCATATTGGGTAGAAAAAATGCCAGTTGTCATTGACGATAATGTGCTTTGTAAACTTCGCACAATGATTTCTTCGTTGAAAAGCAATAACAAGTTGGCAAAAGGTAGTGAAATCTGTGTTATTCCAGATTGTAAGTACAACCTGGAAGATGTCAGGAAGAACTACAAGATAAAGAGAGGACATGATAAAGGAGATGCCAATGTCTTTTCTGAAGAAACGATCGGCAAGTTACATTGTACTACATCTGTTATGCTTGCCGTTATCCCTTCATGTAGGGCGGCTGTAACTAACTTTTACTTTCGAGATCATGCTGATTTCATATCCGAAATCCATGCGCTGTTTCCAACAGTTAAGGATAATGAAATCATTCGTGTGAAAATTCAGAACGCTGCCTTCTATACCGTTACCGCCTGCAATCTCCCCGAAGCCTACCTGAAACTCCTGACGGGTCAGCTGACGAAACCGTGCGTCCACATAGACGATCTCGACCTGAACACCGGAGAGGAACTGACGGTCGACTCCCTCCACATCGTCTACAAGCTGTGTTCGGAGGAACACAAAGGTTCATATCTTCCCGACGGATGGGACGAGAAGCTGAAGATCCAGCTGGCTGCTTTGAATAACCTCGACTGGCGGAAGTATCCCGGGACGATAGATGTACTGATGAACGGTTTCGAATGGAAGCGGGATTCGGTCATGTACCAGATGAGATGCAACTCGTCGAGGTATCCGAAGAACGTGAGGAACCTTCTCCGTTTCCATGCCGACGGTTTCGCGTCGAAGGAGGACCTTGACCTCGCCTGCGGTTTCGTCAGGACGGTGATGAAGGTGGAGGGCGTGCAGTTTACCAGCCTGGGCGATATTTGGAAGAAGATGGAGGACAGCCGCCTGAATCCGCTGACTTTCCTGAAGCTGTTCGACAACATGGTCCGCCTGAAGGACAAGGAGTGGAAGGATGAGTAGGATGACGATACCGCTGTATTACTGCAAGTCCCGGGTTCCGCTGGTGATGTTCCGGATGTCTGACGGACAAGTCCATGTCGGCATAGTCGATACGGGTTCGGAGGTCAGCATGTTCGACGCTTCGTTGATCGGACAAGGGATGCGCGTCATAGACGATGAAAAGATGACGAATTTCGTCGGAGTGAACGGAGATGGCGGGACGAGCAAGGTGACGCAGCTTGAAGGAACCATCGGCTTGAAATCGAAGGACGGTGAACTTCATGATGTTCCGGTTTCCGGCGTAACCTATGATTTCACGAATCTCACGGCTGTATTCAGGAACAGGATCAAGAAAAATATTACGATATCCGCGATTCTTGGCGCTGACTTCCTGAAGGAATATAATGCGAAGATAGATTTCAAGAACAAGACTTTGACGATAGACTATGAACAAGCAGCTGATTAAAATCAAGTATATCAAGAAACAGATCCTGTCCAAGAACTACAGGGAGTATCGCGCCGATGTGATGAATGACAAAGTTCATTACTGGATCGATTCCTATAATCATGCAACCATGGAACGGACAAGACAGTTCTGCAATACCATGATTGACATGTATTTGAAACGGTATGGTTATTATTGCAAGACGAGATGAATTTGAAGGAATATCTACGAAGAGAGTTTACATACAACACAATTCCGAAGTATTACAAATACTTTGAGGAGTGGTTTGATAACTTGACGGAAGAACAAAAGTTATACTACGAATGTTATATGAACGGGCAGAAATCCCCGTTCACTTCCGGCCCCAATTGATTGACTTATGGACTACGAGCAGAAATACAACGAGGCCAATAAGATATATCACTTGTGTTTCAAGGAGAGCATGATTCCTCAGAGTTTTCAAAGTCATAATCTTCTTCTCCATAAGGCGGGAGCGATTATATCGCTTAAATATCGTCGTGGGCCTCTCGTGGATTTGCGTGACACATATCTGGTATTCTGGCACGAAGAAGGCAAGGTCTGGTGTTCCCGCGTAAACACGAGACTTTACGGTCTTGACTGGCAGTTCTTCAAGGATGGACACGAGATGGTCGAGTGCAAGGACTGGGAGGAACTGACCGGGAAACTGAAAGAATTTAACGAGAAAGGATATTGCTATGGGAATTGAACAAAAAGCAAAAGCCTACGATGAGGCTCTTAAAAAAGCAAGAATGTATCGTGACAATGCAAAGGCAGTTGAAGAATATGCTGCTGTTGCGAGATATGAAAATATTTTCCCCGAACTCCGCGAGAGCGAGGACGAGAGGATAAGGAAATGTCTCGCTGATTGCGTGAGTTGGTTTGGCGAAGATAGTGATTTCTTTGCCAAGCATAATTTAACAAAAGTGCAAGTTCTCGCCTACCTCAAAAAGCAGAAAGAGCAGAAGCCTACGCTTGTTGATAAGTTGCGTTCAGTATCAACTCCCGCCGAAGAAAATTGGTTTGAAATCCAAAAGAAATGGGAGAAGGAAGATGAGCAGAAGCCCGCAGAGTGGAGCGAGGAGGATGAGAAGATGCTGAATCAAATCCTTGGCGACCTTGAATGGGCCAGACTTAAAGCAATTCACATTGAAGATAAGAATAGGATTCCGTATGAGAAAAAATCTGCTTGGCTCAAATCCCTCCGTCCCCAACCAGACAAATGCAATGGTTGTTCCCAGCACCTTGACGGATATATCTCCGGAAGACGCGATGCTGAAAACAAGTTGCTTGCAGACTATGGTATCTTGATTATGCCAGACCACGAACTGCGGATGAAACCAAGATGGAATCCCAGCGAGGAGCAGATGGAAGCGCTTGCCGATGCTATCGAAGATATGCCAGAATATTACAAGCCGAAATGTACGCTTGAAACATTACTCCATGAACTCAATAAACTACTGTAAATAATGAAAGAAGAAGATTTCAAAGCCTTGCGTAACTGGCTTGTAGAACACGGATATTATGTTGGAAATCACGCAGTAGCGGAGGCGCTACGGAAACTTGCCGACGCTTGGGATGATTAAACTGAAAAGCCTATGACAACCATCGAAAAGATACGGGCCGAGATTCTCCGGCTAATTTGCCCCTATGAAACTATGGCTGAAGTGATAGCATATAAAGAAGCCATCGATGATGTTACACTCATCCTCGACACCCTTGAAGAACCCGTCTGCGATGACAAAAAAGATTTATTTCCAAGTGATGAGTTGGAATTGGAAATCATACGGTGGATGAGTGACGAACTAAAACAGTCACCGCAGTTCCTGGAAATACCAATGACAGCCCGCCACTTCGCAGAATGGCAGAAAGCCCAAGATGACAAGATGGTTGACATCATCTACCAGCAAGGTATAGAAAAGGGGAAGGATGAAATGCGTGAACAGCAACCCGCCTGCGAGGATCTGGAAAAAGAGGCGGTAAGTTACTGCTTTGACAACGGACTAAACCTTTCTCCCAGAGTTGCAACTGACTTTGCCCGTCACTTTGCAAATTGGCAGAAGGAGCAGATGATGAAGGAGGCGGTGGAAGGAGAGTATGATTGCCAGTATGCAACTCCGGCTGTATTTCTGGACAAATATCTCGACGATGTTAAGGATGGCGACAAGGTTCGCATCATCATTTTACCGAAGGAGGACGAAGAATGAAACTGACAAAAGAAGACTACATGAGACTGCCCAAGGAACGGCTTGCGGAACTTTTGGTAGAATTGCAGGAGACTCCGACCATCACTACACCAGACCCGTCGCCGATGCCTTATACTCCGCCGCCTTCTATTCCTTATGACCCGTGGAGAAATCCTTATAATCCATATCCGTATGGCCCAACTATTACCTACGCAGATTCTCCGAATACCAACGAGACGAAAGGAGACGATAATCTACACGCGTATTAGGAGGATGAAATATGACACTTGCAGAATTAATCGGGAAAGTCACGGCTATCCAGAATCAATTCAATTCAAGTAATATCAAAATCTACCACGGAGATCAAGAGGTGTGGTTTGACCTTGATGTTGTTTCACCAAGAAGTATGACAGATCCTTGGAAAATCAAAATCATAAACTATCGGGAGGACGAGAAATGAAAGACATTGATCTCTGTCCAGGAACAAACTGTCCGCTTGCATCTACCTGCCTTCGCGCTATCTGGTATGACGAACACGACAAGAACTTGCCGTATAGATGGGAGATAGATCCGCCGGAAAAACCTTGTAAGTTATTTATTGCCAGAGAATACTATGGCGGATGACATCCTACAGGAAGCATTGGCTTTACCTCCGAACAGAAGGGCTAACCTGATCGCGGAGATAAGAAACAGTATCGAACAGGAACGGATTCAGCGGTATGAAACGGTAAAATCTATCGTTGAATCTGTTGTCTGCCATAAGATAACCGACAGCAGGAAGCGAATGAATGTACGGTGCAGGATGTTCATCTGCTATATAATGCGGAAAGACGGATACACGCTCGAGGAAATCGGGAAACTGATGAAGAAGAATCATGTAACCGTTCTGTACAGCATAAGAAGAATGGAAGATATGCTGTCGTTGCCAAGATTATATAAGGAGGAAATCGAACAACTAAAACAAATAGAAGAACTGGTCTATGAAACTGAAATTCAAGAAACTGACGCCGGATGCGGTGATGCCGATGAAGGCGCATCCGAGTGATGCCGGATTTGATTTGACGGCAGTATCTGTTGAGGAGGACAGGAAACGGAATATCGTTACCTACCATACGGGTATTTCCGTATCGTTGCCCGAAGGATACTTCGGTCTGCTTTGCCCTCGTTCAAGCGTATATAAGCATCAGCTCCAACTGGCGAACGGATTAGGAATCATCGACCAAGGTTATCACGGAGAGTTGATCTTCAAGTATCGTATCGTTCAGCCACACATCAGCAGGTATCCGGTAGGAGAAAGGGTGGGACAATTGGTTGTCGTTCCTTACCCGGAATTGGAACTGGAAGAAGTGGATGAATTTGAAGATTCCGACAGGGGTACCGGAGGATTCGGATCTTCTGATAACAAGTAGTCTATTACTCTGCGATTAGCGACATCCACGGCTTCCTGATTAAACTTGACATAAATGAGAGTGGTCCTGTTGCCTGACGAATGGCCCAGTGCCTGCGAGATAACATCGAGGGAGATGCCTACTTCATAAGCAAAGGTAGCCCAGCAATGACGAGCATAGTATGTGGAGATTTCCGGGATGACCGGCGTAATGGTTTTTAACAGTCGTGGTGTACCAAATAAATCCTCCGGATCTGGAACCATCTCCCATCTTACGTCTCCTATCTCCTTCAGCTTGTCGTTCATCTCGTGTACGAAATTCTTGTAGTGCTTGCAATGGTCCATTGCCTCCAGCAGATACCGCTCTCCTCTGTATTTTTTCAGCAGTTCCTCAGCCTCCGGTTCAATCTTGATTGAATATTTCTTATGTGTCTTCTCCCGGATATATTCGAGCCTACCATTAACAATTCGTTTCTCACTAGCCAACAACAGGTCTTTCGAGTTTATTCCGATGAGATAGAACATGAGGAGGAAATAGTCGCGATACCTGCATAGATTTGCTGGTGCCGGATGGTTGAGGAACTTCCTGAAGATTTCTATGGACACGGACCGTTTCTTCGTCGGTTCATGCTTGATCGAGAAGTTCTCGAACGGATATGTCGATACGGCTCCGGTGTGTTTTGCGTAATTGCACACAGCCCGGAGACTGCGGAGATAGATGGCCCTTCCGTTTACCCCCTGGGTCCTCGCCAGAAACCTTTCAAACTGATGCAACCATTTAAGATTTATGTCTTCCATCTTCAGCGTCTTGCCTCCGAACGCAAGAACCTTCGAGAGCGTAGTCCTGTAGATTTCTTTCGTTCCTTCCTTGATATCCCGGACAAGATATTCCGTAAACATATCTGATACGAGATGAACTGGCTTGACAACTTTCTTTTCCGCTATCGCCTGCTTGATTTGCGGAGCAGTCATAGAATCGAATCTATCCGATCTATCAGGATCTATTGATAGATACGCAATAGATCGATCGACAGAAGATTTCTTCTCCGCAAGCCTTGCGTTCAAGGCGTCGGAACCAGGAACGCCCTTGATATGATTGCCATCCCATTCATTCGGAGCCACACGGATACCGGTAGGAATCATAGCCGTTGTCCGGTTATGATAGATGGTGATGACGATGCTGCCTTTCCCGTCTTTCGCTCTACCGCGAAGATCCAGGTAAAACCTTGTTGTTGCCATGTTGAAGTATTTACTACAAATATATGAATTTGTCTGCATACGATTCCGCATAGCGAATTATAGATGTAGAATAGCGATTTTAAAGGCAAAAACAAAAAGGCTTCAAAAATCCTTGCGGGAGATTGAAGCCAATCAATTGAAAATTAAAGAGTTACTTATGTGGAGATAAGGGGATTCGAACCCCTGACCCCCTGCTTGCAAAGCAGTAGATTTCTCCGCTTAATCACATGACAGTCACATAAATAGATATGAAAGAAAATAATTCTGCAAATGATTCTGCAAAAATGCAGCAAGAGTTTTATACCGAAGCGCCAAAATGGAAGTGGCAGATTTTAGATTGGGAGAGAGCTAAAGAAGGGAAAATTCAGGTCATCGATGTTAATAATACTCCGCTTCTTGAAATAAAACTGAGCGATATACCAAAGCACATGAGCGTTGTCGTTTGGCTGACTATTCTGATAAATACTGGAATTATACTTAAACAATGAACTACGACTTAACCAACAAGGAGAACAGACTTCGGTTTATCCGTCGATGTAACTTCCTGCTGAAGAACCAGCGGAACAATGTTTCGTTGGTGGATGAATCGAACCGAACCCTTAACCAGAACAGTTATATCCATGTATTGTGCAGAGTGCTTGCACAGGACATCGGTGTAACTGAACGGTACGCCAAGCAGGTTTATTTCAAGGAACTGGCTAATCCGGATGTGTTCGTCACCGTTACGAAAGATCCGCTTACCGGAGATATGATGAAAGTAATCCGAAGCACCTGCGATCTTACCATCCAGGAAATGCGTAATGCCATTGATGGGTTCATCAAATGGGCGGCGGATAATGGTTACGATTTACCGGAGGCAAACATTAATGATGACGGCACGATGGAGTTTGCATCTGAAGAAGATCGGCAGAAATTCCATCAAGCAGAAATTGAAACAAGTAAAGTTGAACTATGACAAAGAAAGATAAAAAACAATTCCTAAAGGAGATAAAAAATCTTCTCCAGGAATCTTACGAAGATGACGGCAATTCCTACGAACTTGAATTTCGCGGTATGCTGGAAGAAATCGTATCCGTTTGGAGCGAATTGACATCATAAAAACAGGGGTGCATCACTGCATCCCTGTTTCCTCCTTTAACAAAACCCTCGATTATGAAGTAAAAACACCATAGCAAAGATATCGAAAAGAACAAGTCGAATTCGATATGTAAGTCAGTTTGTTACTAATACTGAGCGTCATTCTTGTAGTAGTTGATGAGTGGCTGAGGATCGAGGAAGTTATCCACTTTCTTAGCCATCGAGATGATAGGCAGTTCGCGGAAGTACTTGTAGGCTTTCTTGTGTCCACGATATCTTCCGGACTTGACAGTCTGCATGTAGTTCGACGGAACAAGAAGTTGGAACGCATTAATCGTGTTGGTCAGCGGTTCGATAGCAGCGAACGGAGATTTCAGGATATGCATGGCTTCATCTACCAACATAGGAGTAGGAGCCATTGCGCCGATTTCCGTACGGAGCCTCAACATCTGCGACATCACCGTCTGATCCCACCACTTCAGAACCTTTCCACGGTCATCGCCCTCATATTCAGGCGGCGGTATCTTCCCAAGCAGGGCACAGGCAAGATACAATCCAACAACAGTGGCAAGTTCAATCATGGAACGATGAACGTTGGATTTCTCGTAATCGTTCATCTTGTTCCAGTTGAGTGAGATGGATGTACGGAGAGCCTTCAAGTCATCGACGATATTCAGCATCGACTTAGCACTCTCTTCTTCGCTCACCTGCTCCTTGGTCGAAACAACGATATCGTGGAGAAGTCTGAACATCGTAGCGTGATATCCTTCCTCGTGTCTGCCTTTCAGTGCATTGTAATGGACGCCTGCATATCTTCTCTTGAGTGAAGGAGCGATCCATTTACGATACATGATAAGCAGGGCGCCGAGGGCATATTGCTGGACTGCGCTTCTGTCATCCAGATTGTAGATACCTTGCAGTTCGAAGTTCAGTCCGGCAACGGCTTTCGCAAACTTGATCTCGTCATCCTGCGTCAGTGCAGAACCGTCAGCTTTCGTGTACCCATCCTTCAGTTGCAGATAGGCTCCAGTCTTTCGAGCCGGATCGGTATACTTGACCTCGTAGGCATCCCACAGATTAGCATCCTCTCCGTAAGGGCCCCTCATCTTGAAGTTCCTCGCAACAGACAGAGCAGTAGTGGAAGCAAGCAGGTCTTCACCCATCGTCAATCCGGCATACAGAAGGCTGCTGTTGAATATCTTCGAAAGCCGGGATCTCTTATAGCTCAAGTTCTTATATTTCCGTCCGTTATCCTGATGGACATCGAATTTGTCGAGCCACAGGGATAGTTTGTTATCATAGTCGGTCTTACCGGTTTCAGCAAGACGGTCTCCAGATTCCTTCATATACAGACCAAGCGCCCATTTCGTATCTGCAATCGAGAAGGTCTTCGCTCCAACAGTTTCAAACAGGATCTGAGTAAGGCCGACACTGATGTTGGCGATACGTTGTGGAATATTGACTGCCATCTGGGAGTAGGAGGTGATTGCATTCAGCGTATCGACAGCTTTTCTCTTGGAGATCTTCGTATTTCCGATCGTTCCTTCGTTAGCCTGGATATGCCCGTAGATATGCATCTGGAAGAAATCTTCCAGTGCTGCAGCGATATTGGTTTCAGCCTGCTTCTTTGTAAACGGATTATGGAAGATAGCGTTTTCGGTTTCGATCGTTTCCCGCTTCGTCTTCTTTCCGGCGTGTTGTCCGACTTCTCTCTGGGATGACATGAATTTCGCATTCTCGAGAATGCCGATAACGTTGTTCAGTTCACCATATTCATAAGCCATACCGGCATATGCGAGAATAGAGGCGGCAACATCGTCAATCATATCGTCGAAGGATTCATTCTTGCCCTTTGCGAGATAATTGACCGGAAGCATATCTACCTGATTGCCCTCGAAGTCCACGCGGATCTCGTAGTTGTCATAATCGATACTGGAAGATGTGTCAAGAATACTGTTGCGAACTCCTTCCCAGACCTCCATGGTCTTCTGCTTGATACCTTCTGATTCCTTCACGCGATCCCAGGTGTACTTGCGAAGCATGACGATCTTGCGTTCTCCAGTGAGAGAGTCGGGAAGATATCCGTCAGCGTCCTTCTTGATTTCCATCATCGTCTGATAGAATCGATACTTCGCACCGCCGAGCTCCTTGGCCTTGTCTTCCGTGATGTATTCGCCAGACTTGTGAAGCTTGCCATCATCCTGTCTTCCGTCGCACCACTTGCCGCCGTCATACCGCTTCCACTCGAACATCCAGCTCTGGTCATTCGAGCCGGTTTCCTTGATGAGTTCGGCAACAGCCTTTTCGATACGCGGCTTGATGGACAAGGTGCGGCTTCTCGCCTTATACTTCGCGCTTCTGGTCAAGTCATCGATTGCGTTCAACGCATAGTCGTTACAGTCGGCAATAGCATGGAACCAGCGGGAGGCAAGCGAGATGTCTCGGTCTGCGCGATGAGCCATCTCATCAATCGTGATGACTCGCCCTTTCTCCTTGCCGATGTCAATAGTAACTCCGTGTTCTCCGTATACATTCGACAGCATTTCCTTGAAGTAATGCATCGCCTGCATATTGTAGTATTCGAAGAATCTACGGAGAACACCAGCGGTTTCATTGATGGCCTGTGACAGCCCGACGGAATCCTTGACTTCGCCTTCCGCAATGGCCTTGCTGACATCATCGAGAACAGCGGAGAAACCATACAGCGTGTCACGAACCATATTAAGTTTACGACAGATTTCATTCGCTTTGTACTTACCGGAATCAATATCGCTCGTCAGTTTCTCCTGCGTTTTAGTCAAGAAATCCAGCGAATCGTTCATATAAGTAATGATCGCATCTTCTGTCTTGTAATTCTTGATGGAATTCTCCAACTTCTTAATCTGAAGTTCAACGGCGGCAATGGATTTGCTTTCGCGCATCTTCTCCTTGTCGTATCCGATACGGCGCTGAAGAATGTCCAGACGCTTCAGTTCGTTCTTGAGAATCCGATGAAGGACATCTTCCTTTCCATCAAGATTCTTCTTGACCTTCTCTGCCTTTGCGTAAAGCTGTCCGTTACGGTTGATATCCTGTAGCGTCTTATCGTCGAGAATCTTTCCGCCGAGAAGTTCGCGTCCTATCTTGGAAGCGATATCATTAGCTTCGAAGATGGCGTTCTGAATTTCATCACGGCGGAACCTGCGCAGGAATGACTTGATAGCATCAACAACACGCTGCAGAATCCGTCTGACAGGACTGGTGCGAATCTCCTCCTGCCTGAACATCTGCTTGGCAACCAGTTTACCGGCAGCTTCAGTGACGAGTTTCTCGCGGTCATTGCCGTATGATTTTACATAATCATCGTACTGACCTTCGAACGCTTCACGGAGCGCATCGTCGTTGTTATTCAGGACATCGAGCAACCGCTTCACGAGAGGATTGTCGTGACCTATCATCTCGATACCGAAGTGAGCGAATTCTTCCGGCAATGCACTCTCTCCGAGATAGCCTTCAGCGATACGAATCATCTCCTTCAGACCTTCGGCGGTTACCATAGCGGTATCGAAATCAGTGACACCGGCGAGCGACATTCTCGCTTCGAGTTCGTTCAACGCACCGACAGCGACGCCTTTCTCGCGAAGTATCTCACGAAGTCTTGCATTCAATCTGGAATAGACACGCTGCTTTCTTGCTTCACGGATGTTTGCTGGAGTAGCAGGAACACGTTCCGTTTTGATTTTACCATCAGGCTGGCGACGGGCAATAGACAGATAGTTTCCTTTCTTGACAGTAGTTTCAGCTTCGGGATTTGCACCGACTTTCGCTTTCTCGAGAGCAGCCATATCTACACCGGCAAATCCAAGCCCCATCATCGGAGTGTAATTGGCAAGTATCTCGTCTTCTGCAGTAAGCGGTGGAGGAGTTTCATCCATCTGCCCATTTTGCTGCGATGCGGCTTCTGCCTTCTGTTCCAGTTCTTCCATTGAATTGGCTTCCTGCTGTGTTGGAATAAGACCAAGCGAAGCGGCAAAGCCGGTTCCAATTTTAGTCTTATCTACCTCACCGTTTCTTACGGCACCAATCGAATTGACATATCCGTGAGTATAAGTTGAATTCTCAAGCCCGGCTTCGTAGTTGGATTCAGCAAAATGATTCTCCTCAACATCATCACGAACACCCCACGCGCTGTCGTTACCGGCAACAATGGGATGAACCTCCCAGAAGTTCAGTCTTGGATTATATTGAAGCGTCACCTGATTACCTTGAAGTCTTACGCCAAGTTTTTCTGCGACAACGGGATGAATTGCGCCATTGCGATCCTTGTCGAGACGATACAGGATTTGCGTGCGATGATCCGGATCTCCTGCATTTAGAATAATATATCTCTCATCCTTGATTCGGTCATACAACTGTGGATTCAATTCTCTGGTAATAGAATCGACACCAATCGGGAATGTCTTGTCGGTTACATTAAGAAGGAACTTGGAATCTCCCCAGTGGTTCAGGATATACTGATTGATAAAGTTCTCCTCCTCGACAGAGTCACTTGTCCAAGTAGATCTCTGAACTTCACGAAGCGCATCGATGTATCCTGGAGTTTCCATCAGGACGGAGAACGGAGCGAAGTGCGCGAACTCGTACATACCGTATCCGAATCCGCTCGTATACATATTGTACTTGAACAGATCGACCGCAAGCTTGCGGACGCTTTCATCACTGCTCTGCAGCATCTCTCCCCAGTAAGCACGGATACTGTCCGCCATGCCTTCCACGGCAGGACCGTTGAGGCTGAACAGGATTCGCGGCCTGTCCTTGGTCTCTTCCGGAGAAGTAGTCGTGAACTTATCAAGGAAGGCGTTGTCGATCAGGGCTTCAGCCGCAGGATCTTTTCCAGGATTCTGTTTCGCGTTTTCAATACGCTTCTTCAGCATCCTCAAGTCATGCGGGACATCGACAATGATGCGTTTTTGTTCCTCCTGCGGGTCTCCTTGGATAAATTTCTCGTTATCAAGAAGTTTCCAGAGGATCATTTCCTGCGTGATATGCTCGATGATGGACCGCTTCGCATCCTTACTGTTGACGTGATACATCTTGAATATCTTCCTCGCGGTACCGATCCAGTCGGCACGAGCCTGCGGGAAGTATTCCTTGAACATATCAAGGCTGGAATCCATCATCAAGGAATTCAGAGCGACAACTTCCGTCAACTTATCGCCGAGTTGTTCCATGATAAATTTTGGATCCCATCCTTCGTGAACATCTCGCTTCTTCAATACATCACGCATTCCGGAAATATGAATCGAGCTGTCGGGGTTCTTGGCAAGTTTCTCGCGGAAATCCTCGAGTGCGATATGCTTCAGGATGATATCCGAAATGCTCGAACCGATGGAGCCGGAATCAGACTCTGGTCTTGTAAGCCGAATGAAATCAGCGAGCGTCTTCGCGCCGGATGACAGATGAGATAAGATATAAAGGATACCCGTCTGCTGATTGATGAGAGGAATGTCTTGCGAATTCTTGATTTCTTCAAGTGACATCTGAAGCGTACCGATATAGTCTTCTTCTTTCATCGCGCCAGCTTTCTCGATGGCGTCAGAGAAGGAAACTCGCTTGTCATTGAACTGGGATTGAAGCTCCTCGACCAACTTTTCGGCTTCTTTGCGAAGTCCTTCACTGTCGCGCCCTTTCAGTCTATTGATAAGTTCGATGACAACCGGCTGGTTCATGATAAGATGAACCTGCTCCTCGTCGATACCAGCAGCAAACAGGAAGGATGTCATCTCTGCCATTTCCTTGGTCTGATTCAAGTAGCCGAGAATAGGATCCTTACCATTATCAACGGCGGCGTTCAGAAGACGGGCAAGACCGAGTGAAGCAAATGTACCTTCACGGTTCTCGACACTGAACAGCTCCTTAATAGGTTTACCGAACAAATTGATAACGGTCCTGTAACCTTCTGCGTTTTCGGAAGGAACATATTCCATGTCAAGACGCTGAAGCATCTGTTGGGCGGAATTATACAATGCATAGATACCGATCATCTCCGCACCACCCATCAGATAGTCATAGGCGTCAAGTGAGTGGGTCAACGTATACGGAGTATCTGCGTTGCTGACGGCACGGACAAGAACAGTTAGATCGTCATCGTATAAATCGGTAAGAACCTCATACATACCGACAACGCTTCCAAATGCTTTCGCTGCTTTTTCGTTTTCCAATCCGAGACCGCCATACTTCGTATCAAGAACCATGGTGTCGCAGATTTTCTTCTTCAGTGTCGGATCTTTCGCGAGTCGTACAAGATGTAACGTCTTCGCATATATCTTAGATTCCTCACAACCACCAGGAATAAGAACACGACGGCTTCCTTCGACAGAAGTCAACTGACCGCGAGTCAAAGCAATCATCATGTTATGCCTTGCCCTTGCACTGTTCTCAAGTGGAGATTTACTGGAATCATAAGACACAACTCTGACCTTCCGGAATTTACTTCCGCCAGGAATATCGCCATTGATAACAGCTTCCCTCCATTTCTTGAATCCGTTCAGCGCGGCATTAACATCCTTGTCCTTGATGTTTCCGATAGCAAGATTAGCAGCACCGGCATCTGTTCCAAGACCAAGAAGACGATCGTATTCCTCGTTCAGTTTATCTTCATCCCAGACAACATCGTATTCCGGAAAATCAGCACGAAGCTTATCACCATCAAAGTCCTGACCAGTAGTAACCATCGCTTCCTTGGCGACCTTCATGTTACTTCCTTCCAGCCTTGACGAGAACCATTTGACACGACAAGGAACCGTGGAGTGTTCCGCATCGGAAGGCGTACGAGATGCATCAAACAGGAGGGCTTCCATAGGAATAATTCCATTCTCCACAAGGCCCTTGATGTGATTGCCATCCTTGTCTTCATATCCCCATAGCATCTCCGGAGTAATCTCGCCATCTGCATTAGCAAACTCACGAAGCGCCTCCGGCAAAGGAAGACCAGCATCAAACCATTTCAATCTCTGATTCTTTCCTTCTCCCTGGAATTCAACACCGAGTTTATAAGATTCCGGGAAACCACCCATGTACGGATCGACATCGGCTTCCATTCCAACTGCGGTCGTTACAAGAATATTCGCACCCTTCGTCTTGATCTTCGTCATCCGTTTCTTGATGATGGACGCAAGCAACTCCTGAACCTGATGTGCTACATTAGGTGAGAACATCGGGAGGGCAAAAGTTCCGTCGGCAAGATGAGTCAAGGCAAACTTCAGTTCCTGCGGCTGATAGGATTTATTAGCAAGCTCCTCCTTAAATATCCTTTCAAGCTGGTCAGTATCCGTGAAGACCTCGCGGATTTTCTTGTATGCTTCAACGATATTAGCGGACTTCAGCTTGTAGTACAAATCTCTTGCTTCGGTGGCCAGCATCGGAACGCCGTTGACTTCTATCATATCGCCGGGCTGGATATTAGCCCAGACGGTCTTCTCCTTCTGCGAAGCACGAGCAATCTTGTCATCAACACCGTGAGGAGGAGTAGCTGCAGCGATGCCGTAATACTTATACGGGATCGTATGTATGGACCACTTATTTGCTTTCACGGAAGACACGAGATAATCCGTGATGGACTTCTCGTCCTTCAGGATATGCTCGTTCAGTTTCTGACCCTTCCAGCCATGCGCTTTCCTTTCTTCGTCATCCTTGAAATCGCTCCAGCGCATCAAAGGCTTGACAAGTGAATGAGCGCCTACCTTCGCACCGGAATGGAACAGGAACAAGTCAACCGGCTTTCCTTGCTTCTTCAGTTCTGCCTGTGCCGCATCAAATGCGCGAAGCGGAACGGACTGCGCGGAAAGACAGTACTTAGACAAAGCAACCGGGAGAAGAACAGCTTCGGAATACTTGTGCAGGAAAGTAAGCTTGACGGGTTTCTGGAGTTTGCCTTCTGCGGCATCGATATGTTCAAATCCAGTAGCAACCGGCTTGATATTCTGCATGAAAACATCAATGTCGCCCTTCAGCGGTTTACCGGCAATGATTCTCTGATAAGCAGATTCGTGTCTGTCATCCCACTGGTCAGACATAATCATCACGTCACGATACGACTCGAGTGTACGGAATCCTTGACCGTCAGTAGATTTGATCTTCGAGTAAGCCTTCTTCATCCCGCGATACTGGACCGGAGTGATAAGTTCTTTGTCCAGTAAATCTTTCAACATCCCGAGAATTGACTTCAAGAATGCAGACTCGGAAACCTCATCGCCAACATACATCACATTCTCCGACTCCTTTCCAACCGGTTTCCCGTTCCAGGTAGCGTTGGTATAAAGCGAAGTACGAGTGGCATGAAGCAGCATGTTTCGCTTCTCGAAATCAATCAAGCCGTCAAAGTTCTGAAGACCGCCATCCCAGAGCTTGACCATCTGAAGACGGGCATAGAAGGTATTATAGAACCATTCATCCAGCTTCTTTCTGGAGGACTCCTTCAGAGAGCTGACTTTACCGTCCTTTGAATATACTCCGAGATCGCGGAGATATCTATTCGTAAGAATTCCTTCCTTCTCGACGGTTTCGATATCCTTCTGCCTGATCTTCTCGAGCTGTGCGGCAACTTGCTCTTTAACGAACTGTCTCGCATCATTCGGATTCGTTCTTTCCTTATATGCCTGACGAAATCCGTTGTCATTGAACTCAGGGAATATCTGGAATTTCATTCCCTGTCTTTCATAAACGGACAGAACCGGTCTGTTCTTTCCGTCTTTGTCATTCTTGACACGTTCCTCGATTGCTGCGATACGTTCTGTTTCGGCAAGAACTTCATCGGCAATAGCCTCGACGAGATCGGAATCAACCAGACTGACAGGTTCGTTCCATTCCTCTACTGGTTTAGTCTCATCAGTAAACGTATCGATGCTTAACTTCGGGCAGTAACAGAAGTTATAAGCAGTGGAATAGTCTGACTGGATCGGGAATTCCACGGCGCAGAACGGTTCCGTTCCCTGCGAGAACATCCTCGACGCCTTGAAGAACTGAACAAGTGAGTTGGTCAGCTTCTGCGGACGAGTCAGCTTCGCATATTCGACATGATTGAATGTCGGCATATCCGTAACGCGCATCGCTTCACGGATGTCAGTCTGTCTGTACTTGCCGGAAGCAAGCCACTTCAACCAACCTATAGCCCTTCTGTCTGCTCCATATCCGAGAGACATCCCTTCATATCTCAGGAATTCGTTCTCAAGGCGTTCCTGATAGCTGCCGGGACCAGGACCTTCTTCCAGATGATCGGCATTCGTCAGAAGATCAAATATCTGATGAAGAAGATTGACATTGTTATAAGCCGACATCGACTTGCCGTCCATATTCGTACGGGGTTCGACCTCGTTGTATTTTGCAAGAGCGATGCAGTTGTCTATATGACGGTATTCATCAGCGCAGGTGTTGTAGAAATACTGTCCCGTTTTCGGACCTGTTCCTTTCCAGATTTCTTCTGCCCTTTCATATGCGGCGTCCATCCAGGCAACAAGACGGTACAGTTTATTGCGCCCCTTCGTAGCTTTCCAGTCCTTCCATCCTGCAACATATCCGAAACTCTTCGGGTCCATCTGCTGAAGGGAGATAGTTTCAACTTCGTCAGGTGTGATGGAATATCCAAGTCCACGAAGATAATCCGATACCTGCTTTGGAACATCCGGATTCAAGCGGAAGAATTCCTTCATCGCATCGACGGGTTCGAGCTTCTCATATTCCTGCGTGACATTCTTGGGCTTCTTATCGCCCTTGACCATGCGGATATTCTGCGTGCCATTGATGATTCTGTCTTTCAGCTCCGTAAATTTCTTATGAATTTCCCGGATCTTATCAGCATCTCTCAAGCTTCCATATCCGACATAGATGCTCGTATCTTCATCAAGGACATAACCGGCGGAGACATTGCTTCCCGCGTCACGCATCAGGGCATGACCCTGAGAACGGGAATTGGCGATATGCGGAGTGTAAGAATTCCCCTCGATATTCGTATAGATAAACAGAGTAGCGGCTTTCTTGAAGTTGCAATACACCGTAGTCTGCTTATCCGGATTCTTTTCCAGCTCATTGATGACACCTTTCATCCATGGATTGTTGTCGGAAGCAGCACGGAGATCATCCATCATCGTCGCCGGATTGGAATTGATGAGAGCTGTTGTTAAACCAATGGCGGCTTGTCTGCTGTCAAGATATCTTGTCCGCCCAAGATCATCCTTTACGACATTCCCGGTAGCGTCAGTTTTTGCAATCCTGCTGATCAGCCTTCTCGCACGAGGACCAAGCGTTTCCATCATCTTGACAATTCGGAAATCAGCGTAACGCTCTCCCTTGGAGGACTCGTCTGCATCTGTTCCATCTTCGTTCCGGACATCTTCCATCGGAGAATTCAAATCCTTCACATCCTCGAAACTGATTTCGAAGTCACGGACATTGACAATGAACCCTTCTCCTTCACCGATAGACGAAGCGGCAAGGGCAGCGAGTCTTTCCTTGTTGGCAAGAACAGTGTTGTATTCTTGGGAAAGATACTCAGACTTTCTTCTCGCTTCAGCCAGTTCTTCTTCCGTAGCATCAGGATACTTCGCCTTGTAGCGATTCATCATATCTTCAACATTGCCATACAGTCTCTTGAGCTTATTGAAGACTGTATTCATGATGACAACATATCCGTTATCCTTTCCGTCTCCCTGCGCTTTCAGTAGTTCTTGACGGGAACGTCCGGTTTTATCAGCAGCAACAATCTTATCCAGCTCCTTCCTGAACTCATCATTCAGCATTCCGATACGGTCAGCAAGAACCTCCGGAGTATAGGTTGAATACAATGTACTGTACAGACGAGATATATCATCACGCTGCATCGATGCGGATGTCTGAGAAAGTTTGACGCGCTTCAGCTCATGATTCATGAACCGCGTGAACACGCCTTTTCCCGCAGAATCTTCCGGGAACCAGTCGAACGGATATTTATCGCTGTGTGTTTCTCGGAACAGCTGCAACGCTATGGCAAGATGATGGTCGTTGTAATGCCGTGGTGCATAGTATTCCTTCATCCTCTGGAATTCAGGAAGCGCTTTCAGCACCTTCATGTTAGGACAGAATCTCATACTCTTGTTATTAAACACACAAATATATGTAAAAGGAAAGCCGGTTTGTTGAAGATAAATGAACCGCTTATATAGAAGAAATGCTTATATTTGCCACAACCAATAAATTCCAAATTATCATGGGAAACAAAAACTTAGAAAATCCGCCTACTGGCGGTATCATCCTTACAATGATTCTATTGGCAATATTTGCCATTGTGGTCATTGTCGGACTGATCAAGGGATTCGCTGCATTTATCGAAGACGGTGGATGGATCTGGCTGCTTGTTGTCGGAGGACTTGCGCTTTTTGTCTTCCTTTTATCAAGAGCGAACAGGAATCATTGAAAGAAAACCGCCCAGGTAATCTGAGCGGTTTCTTGTTAACTGTCTGCACAGGCTATTGCGTATTCTTGGACTTCCGGCTCTGCAGCATCAAACTCTTCTTGCGTCCAACCATTCGCTGCAAGTTTTTCACTTACTTCTTTTGGTAGCGTATCAAAATGATATCTACCATCAGAACCTTTCTGGATAGCCGGTTGGTTTTCTTCGGCACTTTCTCCTTCTTTCTTTTCTTCCTTCACCTCGCGCCTGCCGGTTTCTTTTGCGCCGATCTTCGCATCGGTTCTCATCCAGGACTCGTCTTCTTCCGATATTTCCGCCTCACTTAAAGAAGATTGTGATGCAAGGTATTCTTTCAGTCTATTTATGCTCGGATCTGTCTCCTCGTATTTCGAACCGATCAACGAAGCGTTCAAATAATATATTCCGTATTTGTCAATCAGCAACTTCTCGAAACGATCTTCCCGTTCATCTACGGTTCCGTTCTCGTCGTGTTCAAATGCATTAAGATCGTCGACAAAAGATTTCGGAAGATATGTATTTACCGCTCTTTGAAGCTGTTCTTCATTTACTTGATCCGGATCAACGACATAATATGCGTCGCGCTTCTCGTCATATAGGCGCAATACAGGATAGACATTTCCCTTCGTATTGACGGCAAAGGTAAACATGAATTTATTACCCTTGTGTTCAAATCGTACTACAGGAAATTTATCCTGATTAAAATAACCAACTTCCGTTACTCCGGAAGGGAAATTCTTGAAAGTATGCCAAGCGGCTGTAACGAGATCCTGTTCACCTCCTTGCGAGACTTTTGGAGGTTTGTTTTCGGCTTCGTTCTTTTCAAGTTCACGCTGGACTTTCCTTTGCTCCTCTGTCATCGGATGGAAAGTCTTGGTTGCGCCATCCCACGGATCGATATAGAAATCAACGCCCTTTGCGCGAAGCATCTTCGCATTGGTGGTAAGGATATTATCATCAATCAGTCCTTGAATATCAGCCCCGGGACCGACATGGAATGAAACGCCCATTGCAGCAATCTTCGATAGAAGCCAGTCATCGGTTAACTGCGAAGCCTGACCGACACTTGCAAGCGTACGGAACTGGACATCCTTGTTGATACGGTTGCCGTCCTCATCACGCTCCCAGGTAACGACCATCAAAGCCGGGCCGATGTTGTTGAAGTTGCCGAGTTCCATATAAACATCGGAAACATCAAGAACCTTCGTAAGCTTCGCAAGCTTGTCGTGCAGTTTCTGGTTCTCCTCTTTGTAATCAGTAGTTGCTTTGTTAGCATTGTTTGCCTGACTTACGATGGAGCTGATGATACTCCGAGCCTTCACGAACATAGGCGAAGGATTCCCCTTCGTTTCTTCCGTGAAATGCTGGACATACAGGCGAATTGGAATATATCCATCATCTCCGTTTTTGGCAAGATAATAGACAGAGCCTTTTCTCTTGGAACGGAAAGATGCAGGGAAAGAATCTGGAGGAAGCTTTTGCACCGCATCAGCTTTTCCTTTGACTATTTCCAGATCGCCGTTCTTGTTGATGAACATGATGGGCGCATTCGAATCGTAAGCTTGGATATCTTTCAATCCCTTGTCGTTTGCAAACGGATCAGATAACGAATAATCATATTCAATCTGCCCGGCTCTTTTTGCCCAGACCTTAGACTTCTTGCTGAACACGAACAAGTCATTCGGCGTCTTGTTTACATGCTTATTGTATTCAGCCATGATGGCCTCGCGGAGTTTTCCAAGACCGAGATACTTTGCTGTCTGGCGCGAAAGAATATTCAGAACAAGCGGCTCACCATTCTTAACGGTCCGCATCAATATCTGCGGTTCATCTTTGTATTTCGGGAAGTTGCTGTCAATGACAAATTCAATCTCGTCACCGACAGTCAATAATGTAGCAGTGTTCGAAAAACCATGTGCGTTATAAAGCGCCGTCCAGATTGCCTGAGATTCCGGATCGTGCTTGAACTTCCGATCTTGTTCACTCAAATCTTCATCTTTAGTATTCTGAAGATATGTAAGAAAGTCAGACAAATCGGCATCTTCGCGGCTTATCGAACCATCTCTTACTCCGTTAGCCTGTCCGGTAGATATCTCCGGATCGCTTCCACGATAATATGCTATCAACTCATTGCCGCCTTCTTCAACAAGCTGTCCGGGAATGGATTCTTCCTTCGCGGCTTCTTCCGCATCATCGCCTATATCTTCCTTGCTTGCCGGTTCAGCCATCGGAGTGACACCATCCTGTTCGGCTTGAGGGATTGGGTCTTCTGGAGGATCAACAGGAGTAACTTTTTCTTGCTTTTCTTCTGGCTGCTCCATCATCCAGTCGGGAAGCGTAGTGGGAGCAGGAGCCGCACTTGCTGCCTGCGACGCATCCTGACCAGTAGGTTTTTCTTCCGTTTCCTGCGAAACCGTAACTGGTTCTTCTGCTATATTATTTCTTGAAGCAGTGGCAGAATCTGCTCCACGGTAATTCTTCATCGACTCGCGTATAATGCGCTTCAATTCGGAATAGATTCCATCCGGCATCGGATAGATGCCCTGACTCTGCAACCTGAATTCATCCAGCGGAGGGAATACGCGGTCTGGAAGAGTCTGGAATTCCGCTTCCGAACTTGCTCGATGGAATATGTCGGTAATCATACTTCCGACAGAAGTCATGCGTATTGCCGGATTACTAGTAGAGATACCGTTGCTCATGACATAATCGAAGAACGAATCGTATCTTCGTTTCAAGTCCATGAATTTCTTGACAGCTGGATTCTTTCCTTCCGCCGCTTCGAGAGTATTGTAGAAATCTACCTGATCCTTCGCGTTTTTTCTGAGGTATTCATCACGAACAGCCTCCATCGTGGTAAATCCTTCGGTTTCTGCGTCAACTGCAGCCTCTTCGGCTTTCTCATTTATCTGTTCCTGGGTAACAGCTTGCTTCGTGTATTCCTGCTGTCCGGTTTCACCTTGCAGGTTGATAAGCTTCTGGTAGAAAACAGCACGACTGTTGGCAAGCTTCCGCATATCCTGAATTTTACCGACAAGTTCCTGGTCTTGAAAAGTATCCGCATAGCTTTCCATGAAGTCAAGAATCTGGTCGGTTTGATCTTTTAGGACTTTAGGAATCTTGACAGGAAGACCTATCATACTGAACAGGCGTTCATACGAATGCTTGATCTGTTCAAATCGTTTCGCCTGCTCCTCTTTATCGGTAATGGCTTTTCCTTCTTCATTGAAGAAAGACTGGACTTCGATGATGGGTTCAATCGCGTCCATGGTTTCACCGAACATGGTCAAGAATCGCTGCTCATATGCCTTGATCTGCTGGGCGGTGAATACCATCTCTTTGATCAGGTCATCCGACGCACCTGCAGGAGCGCGTGATTTCATATCCTGATAGAACTCACGATACTGATTGATTGTGGTTTGGATCCGTGTCGCCTGCTTCTTTACTTTATCGACGATCATCTCCGGAGAAAGACCTTTCGTCCAAGCATAATCAGTTACGTCGCCTTTCCCGTTTTCTACCGCCTCCTTGATGCTCTGTGCTTCTTCTGTTGACATACCGCCGTAATAGGAAACGACGCTTTCAAGATCGTCAAGTTTACCGGCATCGGCAAACATCATGACATCGTTGATAAGTTGCTTATCGTCTTCGGTGTGCCATGCATATGGATCATCCCTCTTGACGGCTTGATTCATTCCATCATCATATTTCAAATGACGGATATAGCCGCGCCATTGTTTCTGGAATTCAGGAGAATTAACACGCTCATTCAATGCAGCCGCAGTAGCGCGATCGGTTTCTACGCTGTTCTTCGCATCACTGTAAGCACCGACAACACCGCCGCTCCATTGTCTTCCAGGAATACCGAACAAACCAGTCAATGCGCCGATTGCGCCTTCCTGCCAGTTCTTTGGATCGGCAAGATATTCTTTTCCTCCGGCATACATTCCGGAGAACCAGTCACGCACGGAATTAGTCGCCTTCTCGTCGAAACCGTCATTGGTAAACGTGGCAAGATTCTTATTGGCAACTGCTTTCGCTCCACTCGAAACGGTACCCTGCGCCATTTCCTCGAAAGATTCAGAACCGGCAACCTTCAATGAGCCGAGAACGGTCTTACCGGCTACAGTACCAACAGCGCGATAATCACCCTGAATCATACCATCGGCAAGCTGACGAAGCGAACCTTTGATACTGTTCGCCGCACTACGGGATGTCTTCCATCCTCCGGAAAGCATACGACCAAACTGAATTGCATTTGACGCGGTAAGGATAGGAAGATTCAGAAGGAATGTGGTTGAAGAAAGTCTATTGCCTTGTTCTTCAGCATAATCCTTCGCAGCCTGATAATCAGCAGTTACTTTCTGCTGTCTCTTATATATTTCATTCCTGCCTTCATCGGTAAGCGTTCTTGCTTTCTGCAACCCCTCCGGTGTTTCATATACAACGGTCTGAACCCAGTCGCGGTTGCCACTGTTCAAGACATCATTCTGGATATTGTTGTATTCCTGCGCATACTGCTGCTCCCAGTTCCTGTTGTATTCTTCCAAGAACTCATTCTTCGCCATGATACCTTCAACGGTTCCTTCACCCATAGCGCCTACAGCAGCACCATAAAGCTGTAGCTTCGATCCGTATTTGTTAATGGCCTTTGCCGCCCTGCCAATATTAGCAACAATCTTGTCGGCGTCTATACCAACTGCGGTACTCCTCGCAATGGCTTCACCTGCACGGGCAAGTGCAGTCTGCGCTTCCGTAGCGGTTCCGGCTCTTACTGCATCGGCGGCAGATTTCAATAATGCGGCGGCTTCGGTATCTCCCTCTGCTGCAGCAACGGCACCCTTCATAATGTTGTTGGCGAGCTGTTTCGAAAGACCCGCTCCAATCAGTTTGGACCAAGCCATACCGCCAACCATCGCACCGACTGTAAATCCGAAGTTCTTCAGGATAGAATCACCGATGAAGTTCGCCGTTCCCATGTGCTTCCACCATTCGCGTTGATAACGCTCGGAACGCTCCTCTGCGGTACGATAGTTCGGCATTGCCGTTTCAGCCCAGTTCTGAATCTTCACGAGCTGATTGGAAAGCCAGTTGTTGACACCAGCATCCATCGTATCCATGAAACTTCTGCCGTTTCCATTAGCGTCAGCGGCGAGTTCATACAAAGCGGCGCCAAGACCGAAGACGGTTCCAACTGTTGTATTAACCGCTGTCGTTGCAGCGGTCACGCCACCCTTCATCAATCCGGTCCCGATCTTCGCAAAGCCGCTCTGCTCGATTGCGCGGCTTTCTTCCAGATCCATTTCCGGATAAAAGTCCGTATCGTATCTCGACAAACCGAATCCGGCTTCTTTCGCCTCCTCGGTATAGTCGCGCATCCTCGTGTTGGACAAGGATTCGCTGCGAAGGATGTCGCGGTAAGAACGATTCTGCGGCTGCGCCGTACCGCCCTTGCCTACTTTCGGCTTCTCGTCTTCGGACAGAACCTGCTCTCCGGACTGATATTCCTGAAGGAGATCTCCAGGCTTTTCCATTCTCATATTGTTGTCAAGTGCCATAACCTATAAAAGTTCTTCTGCTTTCTGACTCTGGTCGCCGATATACTGCTCGTGATTCTGGCCTATCGCCTGACGAATTCTCTGCGCCGAAGGATTGGCGATGCTGTTCATGACGGATTCGCGCAGCCATTCCTGGAGATCCTTGTCGCGAAGTATCTCTCGTGGCGTCGCAAGCCTTGCGGTTCCATTTGCTCTGTTGGCTATGACCGGGAAATCCTCAACATATTTGTCACAGGTTCTGCTCCATTCTTCGGCGGCTTTCTGCGACATGGAATATACGGCTTCCGGATGAAGGATAGGAAGAAGACAGTAATCGATCATCTCGCTGTTACTCATGCCGGTTTCACGAACCATATCAGTGAAGTTGTTTTCAAATAACGGCCCGAGCAATGTCGCATCGACAAGGAAGGTCTTGCCGGGATTAACAGAGGTCTGGATACGGATCATCGGTCTTTCGGCTGCAAGGTCCTCAAGCGTAGCAGAGATGTTTGTCAGCGTATCATCGCGCAGTTCTGTTCCGCTATTCTTCGTTCCGAATATCTGCCTGATATCCGTCACTCCTTCTTTCTTCCGGCCAGTATTACCATCGGTTACCTCATAGAAAGCGAATCGGGAAGACTTGCCGTGCTTGTCCGTGGAATTGCTGTTATATTCACGGATGATTGCTCTGGCCAGGTTTTTCTTCGCATAATCATGAGAGGAGTCATTGGCTATCGAAACCGAAGAGAAATCACCCTTCGTCGCCTTCGTCGCCATGTAGGAATAGAAGTCTTCCCACGGAGCGGTAGCAGGATATTCGTATCTTTCACGAAGCTTCTTCTGCTCCTTTGGATCGATTGCGTATTTCTCGATATCCGGATTAGCTTCCTTATACTGCTTGACATGCTGAAGCCAGTCCTCACGCGCAAGAGTAATCTGCCTGGAAGCAGCTTCCTGTAACGTTCCATTCTTGTTCTTGACGGCAACGGCGTGTTCCGGATCAAGACCAAGACGTCTGGCTTCCGCTTCTTCCATCTTCGATATATTAACAGTTACTTCTCTGCCGTCTTTCAGCCGAACAGAGTAATCTTCTCCCTTTTTCTTCGGATCAAACGCGATATCATATCCGCCATAACCTGCACGAATTTGGGTGCGACCATTAGTTTCGTACAAGTAATTGGACATTTCGTACTCATTATGAGCAGTCAAAGAACGACCGCCGTTCGTCTGTATCGTATGTGTCTGACCGTTCTCGTAATGCTTTGCCTGACCACGAGTAGCCTTCACCCATTCCTGGTAAACCGGAGATTCCATTGAAATGGTTTCTCCGGTGTTCGTTTTAAGCTCTTGCTGTGCAGCTGCTGCTGCTTCAGCCGACTTATATGCGGCATCAATCGCTTTCTTTCTCCCATAAGTCTGAACTTCAAGATTTGCCTTCTCTCTTGCGGCACGCATCTCCTGATCGTACGCATACTCGTTATCCTTCATGTAGTTAACCTCAGACTTGCCGATGGCCTGCGACAACCCGGCTTTACCATAACGGAGAAGCCTTCCAAATTCATTTGTGTCGACTTTGTTTCTTGCTCCAGTAGATTCGATATGAGAAGAAAGAATGTTCGCGAGGATGAGAGAAAGAGGATCTCCTTCTGCCAGTGCTTCCAGATAACTCTTGTCTCCGGCATACGCCATCTCGACGGCATAAGATGCGGCTTCAACCTGCTTGCTCGTGAAACCATTCTTCTGGAGAACCGGGATATATCCCGCAAGTTCAGGATGCTTCTCAAGAATTTCAGGATCGTTGATGAATTCGTTAGCTCTCGCCTTCGCATCAGCTGCGACTTCATTCATAAACTGCTCGCCACTGTACGAATAATAGTTCTGTCCGAAGGTATCATCGGCAAGATACTTATCAAGCTTTTCCAAACCAGGATCGGAACTCATTATCATATCCGGATGTTCATGCTTGATCTTCCAGTATTCATTGCTTCTGTCCTGTCTTGCCTTGATGGCGGTTCCAAGCCTTGTAACATCACTGGCGTATCCAGCTCTGGCGGCAGAAAGATCACGGCGAGTTGCAACACTGTATCCGTTTCTCCAAAGATTATCTTGCAGCGCCTGAAGTTTTGCGGTATAGTTGTCGTACATCCTTCTCGCCTCGGAATTCTCCGGTTCTCGAAGAAGATATTGCCGAAGCGCTTCTGTTTCGGATGTCAGCGTATCATACTGTTCTTGAGCTGCATTGTGCGCCTCCACGGTCTGCATGATAGGCTTTGCAAGCTCATCATATGTAAACGGTTCAAAATAAGAACCACTTGTAACTAAGAACTTCGACATATCTAATTATTTCTTTTCATCGTCCTTCTTCGGCGCTCTCATTTCCCATTGTTTAGTCCACGGGTTGTAGAATATTCCTCCATTAGCACCATAGCCATATCCGAGGAACGCTGGATTGGTATTGATTTGATTCATGGTGAAATTCTCCTTGCCTATACCGGACAAAGCCTGCAACCCAGTATTGATTTGATTGCTGATTGCATTGTACTTATCCGCTTCGGAAGCGTAATTCAAACGCTGGAGCATCAGATCATTATAGGCGTTCTTGTATGCAGTATCATTCAGTATCTGCTTCCGTGCAGCATCGACGGTCCAATCGAAGTTGGCGCGCTGCGCCTCTGCCTGATTATTAGCAGCAATCACTTGATTCCGTCTCTGGTTATTCGCATCCCAGGTCTGGATAAAGCCTTGTCCAAGGTTATTGGTATAGTTGTTATCGGCAGCAAGGATAGATGCTGCAGTAGACGGACCAAGGCCAGTATTGCGGAGAATGCGATTCGTTGCGCTGTTCTGCGCAGAAATCGCGTTGGCAACCATATTCTGGTCCAGCGGATTGTATACCTGATTCTGAAGGTTGATTCTTCCTTCGGGAAGTTGAGGGTTCAACCTGCGCTGGACATATCTGTCGGGTTGCTGAAACACATTATACAAACCAAGCAGTCCGGAACCTATAGCTCCGGAATAACGGGGCCATGTAGGAAGAAGGCTTCCATAAGGATTATAGGAATAAATCTCATCTTCTCCTGATTTTTGAGGAGCCGGAGTAGCACCGTCCTTTGCTTTCAACCCCTGCAATGTCATCTCATACCCAGGATACAGCGTCGGTTCGTCTTCCGGCTTCGGTCTGTAGGCTGCACCTGTAGGATTATCGCGAACCCAGTCATACATCAGTCCGCTGTTCAATCCGGTAAGTTTCGAATTGACGATAGGCGGGACGAAACCGTTACGAACCGTTTCCGTAACTTGCGGATTCTGAACGGCTACAGCGGATTCGGGAGAAACAGCCGCAGCAACGGGACGTCCAAGATTATTTACATCTGCACTGAAATGATAGATGCCACCCTTGTGGTCGGTTCTCCTCTTACGATACAAGTCTTCCCATCCTTTACGAAGCGTATCACCTTCGAATAGTTTGGACACTCCACCATGTGTCTGCGCATCAAGCAGTTTAAGATACGCTTGTACATTCGGATCCTCATAGTTCTTGATGACATAATCAGTGAATGCCCGATATGCTTCGCTGTTTTCAAGATCTTCGATGGTCCTATAATCTGTTCCAAGCGGAAAGCGGGTATCAATTGCATAGGTTCCACCTATGCCACCCTGTCTTTCGCTTCGATGATATCGACTAAGTGCATCCATAAATCTCTGCCAGCCACCATCGTCGAAACGATTCACATATCCGCCATATTTATGTATGAATGGGCCGAAATCTATTTCGTCTATACCGAAACCCTCTTCTTCTGGAATAGCTTGTTTTTGAGCTACCACTGGGGCAGATGACGCTGAAGCAACTGGTGCCGAAACAGAAGACGTGTCAATCGGCGCTACCATTTGTACGGAATCCACAGGTTCCGCTACTAAAGATTCGGCATTCAACAAAACAGAAGGAGAACTCGGTGCTTGGGAAAGAAAACCTGTCTTATATCCCTGGTATGCTTGATAAGCGGCGTTGGCGGCTTTTTCTGCATCTCGAACACGCCCTTCCTCTACAGCAATTCTTGCTTCTGTCTGAGCCTTTTGTTCTCGCAAATCTTTAAGCCCTTCGGCTATCTGATAAATTGACGTTTTAATGCTTTTGGAATAAGGAGATTCCGGATCAGTATAAATGCCACCCTCGTTTTCAACAAGCGCTCTATATCTCTCCATCAACGCTGCCTCTTGTGCTTTAATGGCGTCATCAAGCTGCCTTCCATTTCCGCGAAACAGATAATCGCCAGCCCGTCTTCTCCACAACGTCCCACGAGCTTGGCTTAATTTCTTTTGCGATTCATCGTATTGTTGACGATAAGCGTTTCCTTCGTATATAGAAGCAAGTATCGCATCAACATCATCTTCTATGTTTTTCTTTGGACCGCCATCGCCAAACTTATGAAGCAGCGTTCCACCACATCTCATCATCGGCGTCTGCTCAACAGGTTGCTGCATATCCATCTGTTCAGGAGCAATCTCAGGTTGCACCTGTTCTTCCGGTATCTGTTCCTGCTGCGCAAGCATGGTTTCCAGCTGATCCAGTTCTTCAGGAGAAAGATTTGCAAGTTCTTCCTCCAGTTCCCGCTGTTGTTCAAGTTGCTTCTGTTCTTCCTGCGCTTCAGCAGCACGACCAAGCATCGCCTCCAGACCGTTACGAGAAGTAGGATCAAGAGGGCGTTCTTCGGCTTCCGACAAGATATCGTCGGCTATCCAGGAGTATAACTTATTGGCATACTTCTTTGGAAGATTATGCTTCTCGAGGATACCACCATCTGCATAGATGTTATCCGAGTATACATAATCCTTGTAAACCGGTTCTCCTTCCTCAAGAAGATTAGGAGTTCCTTCTGGATCAACTCCGATCTGAACGCCACCGTTAGGATTCTCCTCGTGAGATCCTCCCTCATTGACTCTCAGATAATCTTTCGGCGCAAAATAACCGCCGTGGGTATCAAACTTCGACATATCTATTTCTTAAATCTTATCGTTAATCCATTCTCTCCTTTAATCCTTTGAACGCTACCGCCGTATCCATGATGCTCTCTGTACTTCGGGGCCTTGTATTTCTCGCCAAGAACACGGTCAGCATAATCCTTGATAGTCTGGATTCGTCCGCCTTTCGCAACGGCATTGACCGCATTCTGTCTGTGGATATTATCTCCTATCCTTTCGTGGGCAGCAGCAAAGTTCTGCCGTGCAGCATCTGCGGCTAAATCAGCCTGAAGGTTAAGCGAGTCCTGTTTTGCATGAGCAGCAGCATTGCCCGTCATCACTCCACCAAGGCCAGTAAGCAATCCAACTCCACCACCAATCAGGGCTCCCCAAGGTCCACCTATCTGCAATCCGGTAGCTGCACCAGACAAGGTAGATGTAGCAACTGAACCAACCTGCTGACCTCTCGTCATCCCACGAATGTCCTGATAGTTGAAGTTATTATTGAAGTTGGTCTGCGCATAATCGTTAGCCAGCTGGTCGTAATTGTTGTAGTTATAGTTCCCGGCATTGTACAGGTCGGAGATGATTCCTTCCTGCATACTGGTATCTCGGATCTGCGCATCCTTGTAGGCATTGGACAGAAGAGTGGTAGCACCGGTCAGACCAGTAACGATACCGCCAGCAATAGCTTGCTGCTGTTGACCACGAAGCATATCTTCATATCCTTCCCGATCAAACCCGTACCACGAATCATTGTCGTTTGCTGCGACTTCCTCAGGAGTTGGAAGATTCCTTCTTCTTCTCGCAGCGTCCTGATACGAACCTATGAATGATTGATCTATCCAGCCCATTACTCAAAATATTTTACAACAATGTCGTGCAGTTGCATAAGATTTCTACCATCCTGGTTCTCCTTTCTAAACAAAATGTTAATCCAGGGATTGCGAATGCGGTCCATACCATGACGGTTTGTTCCTTCCTTGATCGCTCTCGGAATAGCCAGACGCCAGATACGGAACTTCTTCCTGACATCATCGCGGTCGAACTTCTCATGCGTGAACGGAACATAACCGGTAGTCTGGTATTCGTTCCAGACACGATAGTCGGTGAAGGTTTCCCATTCCTTATACTGATCGACTATCTCGCCGGATCTGTCGCCGTTAATCAGTTCTTCTTCGGGGACAACAGCAGTTCCGTAGTCATCAAGCACCTGATAAAAGTCGGCACGATAGTCTATATTCGTCCAGATCTTGTCAAGATACGGATCGGGAGTTACACGATACCAAGTCCAGAAACCATACTGGTAGCCGAAGAAGTTGCCGTACAGACCTTCGTTCTGTTTCCACAGATGACCGTCACGGAACGAAACGAACCGGTCCTTGACATTCACCATCATCGGAACCTTGCAGTAGTCGAAGAAGCTGGTGAACGCACCGAGCGCTTCGTTGTACACAAGGCAAGGCTGGTTCTCGCTGTCATTCCTCTTGACAAGATAGACATCGGAATGAATCCTGTCGTAGAAGGAAACGATATTGTTGAACCTTACAGGATTCCAGGATTCCAGCGTATTGTTCCTCTTGAACCAAGTACTGAATCCAAGCGTGTCGGACAAAGGCTGAATACCTTGACCTCCGAAAGCACAGAACGCCTTGTTGATGTTGTCCACGAAATACAATGCAGACTTACCTTCGACGATGGACCACTTGTTCGTACATCCGTAGTTGTTGGTGATGTACCGCTTGCCATCTACCTTGCCGGAGTTGGCTATCTCCACAGGAACACCGTCGGCAGTGGTCAACTGCGTCCTCGAGTTGAACAGTATCTCGGATATCGCGTGATCCTGGAAGGCGATGATGGTATTGTTGAACCTCCTCAACGCCTGACACTCTCCCTTGTCACCATCCAGCTTCAAGGAACTGGCAAGCGTGATGTGAGTCCACTCATCTACATCTTCCGAGTCGTGCTTCTCCATCGTCCATGTTATCGAGGAACGATAAGAATCAAGGTTGAAATCCTCGTCAAGATCACGCTGAGTGATGAAGTTGTTGTGCTGGGAATAAACAGGATTCAGCTGACCGAACTTCTCGGCGTCAATCGACGCAATATAACTCGTTCCTCTCTGGAGATCGGTACGACCATCAATGTTGATGTGGGTTTCCAGCATCACGGAAGTAATGTCAATGACATTGTTCACCGCACCGGTAGAATACGGCTTGGTCTTCAGGCAATCCCAGCGCTGGATGTAGGTGTCAGCCTGGTTGGCAATCATCACATCCGAACCGTCGCCAACCATATCAGAAATAAGATACTGTGGACCGGCAACCAGGAAACGATTATTCTGGATCGCGGCATCAGTTGTTCCACCATAACGGATTTCATCATCGTCATTAATGGGGAAATATATTTCTCCAATATATAGATACTTCGGAGAATCACCGCTAAGCGTACCATCCGGGATATCTAATTCGTCCTGAACAACAGAATAATCCTTATATGGATATGAAGTTGTCGCCTTGTTATCTATCCAGGGTATAAGTGCGCCAGTGTCACTCTCGGACGCTGTCGCTACAGAAACGATTTCGCGATCAAGAATTCTTGGAAGAATAGTCTGCTGATAATAATTCTTTCCGCCATCAGGTTTTATTTCCGTTGGCAAAGAAATGACAACATGCGGAGTTGAAGAATATGTTATCGAAACAGGATCGGCAAGATACAAGTCGGAATCATCCGTAATCTTGATGGCCTTTGTCGGATCTGGTATACCAAGAGATTTAAGTACAGGATACTTATGCTCGCCAGGCAAAGACAGGGAATCATTCAGTATACCGTCATAGTACTTCGTATCAGAATCTATTTTGATTCCAACATACTGACTTGAAGTATAATTGAAGATACGAATAGAATCCGGTTCCACGCTCCAGCGATGACTATTTTTATAGACATCATAGCATGTCTTGTTTGAATATCTGGAATTGGCAAAGACCTTTCGTATCAATCGGGAATAATCATTATTTTCGATATCAGTGAATCCAATGATCTTTCCGGAATGATTCCACATATGGAGCCAATATCTTGCATATCCACCACCCCACTTATAATCATAGGAATCACGGAAACGAGGATCTTCTTCTACATCCCGTGGCTTATCGCTATCGTCATCTTCAAACCATTTTTCGTCGAGAGTATTTTCTTTCCAAAGTGGCCACGAGATAAGCGTATTGCCCAACTGCTCACGAACCAAGTTTTCTCCTGCATATTTCCCTGGTGTTGCATCAACGACATAATCGCTATAATTGCTGTTTATTGCAGCAACACCGACAATTCTGAAACGATACTTGTTTACCTGATCAAACGAAACCGCTTCATATTCGATCTCTGGAGAATTCAGCGTAATGACATTCTCGTCGATAAATTCCAAATGTTTCTTATAATATGACGGAGCGTAATTATCACCATCGCCAAAAGCGCTTTCTTCACCAAGTGGATACCATCTCGTAATTGAATTGCCGCCATTATCGCTTACGGCGTTTTCTATAGATGTATAAGATGAGCTGCTGAGACTGTTATTAAAGAACCACCATTTGTTCGTATTGCCGGTATCGGCAGCAACACTACACCAAGTATTTCTGAACGTGGAAAGGGATACAAGCTCATTAACATCGAAGAATTCATAGTTCTTATGTATTTCTTCGACTATGTGGGTATACGCAGATTCCTTTCTTAAATTCACATCAAGAGGCTTATCGTTGTGCCAGCTCTTAAGATTATGAACCAATACGCGAAGAGATGCAGATGAATCCGTGAATATCAATTTCTGCTCATCATTATCCGATATAAGCGCATTAAGCGAATACAGAATCCGATCCGAGAATTCGTAATTGAGAGGGAAGCTTCCATCAAGCGCCTTTGCAAGAATAACAGTAGCGCCAACAAAGTATCGATTTGGTGCAAGAGTTGTATCGCACCAGATGCGATATATAATCATCGCATAATCGTACTCGTTAAGACCATCAAAATCCTCCTTATACTTCTTGTCAGAGGCATAATCTTCAAATACATAATATGGATGAGGAGAATTCTCGGTCTCCCAATAATTGCAATCTATTTCTCCAGTTGATGATGTCGAATTGTGAATTGGTTCGAAGTGCTTCCAGGCGTACTCGGAATTCCTCGGACGCATCATCCAGGAAGAAGCAGAGTATAGCCGATTCATATATCTGTTCCAGACATTGAACACGGTAGGACAAACGATGCCTTGAGCTTTGATCGCACGATCGGCGTAGGTTGCTTCGGCAATCATCAGCTGCGCAGTGCTGTATTCCTTCGTACGCATCATTCTGACCACCTCAACAGGAAGCGTACATTTGGCGATGATTCTCGTGATGGAATCATCCGTCATCTCCGGATACAGAGGATTAACCTTGTCTCCGATCCAGAATGCATCCGTCATCGTGCCGTCCTTTTTATGGAACGTCAGGGCGAACCGGTACTTCTCTCCTCCCTTGAACGAAGTTATCTCGGACGAGGAATAGACAAGCTGGCTGTTATACGAATAGTTTCCTCCACCAGTTTCGTTCGGAATCTTGTTGTCCGTATCGTATACGAATTCGATATACGCGCACTCCCAAGGGGTCTTGCCGTCTTCGACATTATGATCGAACATATACTGTTTCAGTACGCTCTCGACAGCATCATAATCCCGGTCAACGGAAGACAAGTTACCAAGAAACAACGTCTGGTCCTTGTGCGCAAGCGTATTAGCCACAACATGCTGGCTTCCGAGATACAGAAGCTTCGAGGAGTCTACGGCGGTAAGATGAGAATTGTTGTCAACGACAGTAGCGGAACCTCCGTCAGTCTTTCCGTCGAACACGATATAGGCAACAGTAGTTCCGTTCAGTGCGCTGCGGAAAACGGAATAGACGCGGAAATAAGAAAAGCGCTGATCCAGATTGCTGATGCTGAGCATGACGGAATTGTTGTTCGTTCCGTCTGCTGCTCCACCGGATGCGACAGGAGAAAGATAAACCAGATCGGATATCCAGACATAGCCAGACTCCTGACCATGCTTGTTATAATAGGTCAGAAGATACTGAACGACACCATTCGCTCTTGTATTACCGGAGTTATCTTTCGATATCTCTACACCGACATCGAACTTGGCTATACGATTGGAATCGAAGTATGTTTCATCGTAGACATTCGCGCTTATCTGCCAAGGATATAATCCATTCACCGGTTCAGCTACGAAGTTCATGAACCGGAGGACGTTCTTTCCGTCTACCCAGTAGATCTTCTGGATCTCATCCGTTTCATGATAGACAACGGACTCGATAGGATTTTCAGTAGATAGGTTAAGATTACCGCGGAAAAGAACAACGGCAGAAAAATCAGGGCTCTTGGCCTTGTCGTACTCGATCCGATAAATTCTGTCAACGGAAGGGTCTTCATGGGTGAAAAGTATGATGTATTCGTTGAGGACATTCCATCCGATCAAAACCTCTTCCGGCTTGATGATGACATTCAGCGGAACTTCCTTGTTGCCTCGCTCGTTGGTGACGGACAGAAGCGTATCATGATCCCGGGCAAGGATGCGGATGTTATGGTTTTCGTATGCAGAAGACTCGCCCACCTTGGAGATGGACGTATCCCGGTTCATGCCTTTGTTCTGTAAGACGAATGCCTTCTGTTTCATACACTAATGTCTTTTCCAGATTTCCTTTGCACCAGTATCGAAGAACGACTTCCAGTGTGCGTTGTTCCTCGGGAGCAAGGTCTTGAACGAATTGAACAAAGTTTCCGCGTGGTCAAGATCCAGACGGGAGAACTCGTTCTGCGCATCACCTGCAGACCAGCAATACTCCTGCTGCGCATTGGCGAACACCTGCGCTGATATCTTGCCCATGTCGAACTGGATGGTGAACCACTGAAGCTTGATGTAGTTCTCCAGACCACGGAGGAAACTCGCATTGTCCGGAAGCAGCGGATAGCCTTCATCGTCTACGGCGAAACCACGATAGGCGATCTCGACGTCGACATCCTTGGTAGAGGTGAAGATGACCATGCCCTGCGTCTTGTAAGTCAGCTCACCGGTAATGAACTCGCTCGGCTTGATGTCGGACATATGGAAGGAATGACCGGAAGCACGATAGACAGGACCGACAGGCTGGAACCTGTGACAGCAGTCAAGCCAGCGCTTGGCGTGCTGGGAACCAGCCATCCTGACCTGGATCATCTGCTCGAAGTCGCAAGGCAGCTGACCACGCCAGTTATGTATCTCGACGATCGCCGTCTTCTCCTCGTACAGTCCTGGAGTACCCATCAGTCCGATGAAATCCACGGCGTATTCAACCGCAGTCTCGAACGGGATGTCCCGCATCATCGGATGACGCATCACCCTGTCGAGTATCCTTCGTATATTGGTAGTCTGATTCATATCAAATCATCTTGTCGTTAAATTCCATCGTGTACCACGGGTTCGTACCCTCATCATACTTCTTCTTCATCCTCTTGAACAGTTGCCTGTTCGCCACGAAACCATAGCATCTCAGGTTGCTGTTCTTGTCCTGGTTCGGAAGGAACGTTATTCCGAAAGCAATCGGGCTTCCGTCATACCGCTGATACTTCCAATCCCACTTGCCGTACCCGATGAACTTCTTCTTGCGGTACTTCGCCTTTCTTTTCATATACACAGGAGCGATTGAACCAAGCCCGGAAGGCAAGTCAACCATTCCCTCGCTTTCCATACATTCAGCCAGCATCTTGCAATAGTCCTTCACCACCTTGGTGTAGGTCTGTATGTCCACGGGTTCGTTCTTCCTTGCCCTGCGAACATACAGTTCGTAACCGTCGGTGAAATCAGGATACCGCGCCTGCCCGCTGAACGCCAGTGTCATTCCTCAACCTCCTGCTGTCTCGGTTTGTAACTACTGTTCTCTACGGGTCTGGGATGACGCTGCTGGGTAACTGATACATCTGCAAGACCATCCTTCGCATCGTTCTGCTTGTCCTGAGGAGCGTATCTGGAACCCATCAGTTCCTGGACCGTCAGTTCAATGCAGGAAGGAATGAGGGCCTGCTCCAGCGGAAATTCCATTTCCAGGATGTTGCACTTACCGGCACCGTCTCCGTCACAGGAAAGTTCAGCAGCCTTCTGCGGATCAGTGAACACCGCACTCATCTTCAGGTTGCTCAGATACATGAACTGCGGATTGCTTCCGGTGACATACAGATGACCGTCATCGCTCTTGGCGGCATACAGGATCTTCTTCAGCCATTTGTTGTATCCGACATACGGCATCCGTTCCTTCGGAATGAAAGCCACGGTGCACTGAAGCATATCGCTGACGGTGGATATCTTCGCATTACTTACTCCGATGGTATCCGGAATCTCCTCGATTGAACGGAGCCACATACCGGAACAACCAGCGGGAGACATCTCGTTCGGTTCGAGATGCAGGCAGATCTCCTGCGTGTTCTCGTCGGACATCTCCGTGAAGGTCTGGTTACGGGAGTTCTTATACTTCCGTTCCAGGAGAAGAGCCCGCATCTTCGAAGCAAGGAAGATGATATGTTCTTCGGTATAGTAGGCATCGTCATGAAGTTCTTTCATCATGTCGAGCACCATATACACGATCTGTCCAAAAGTAGTCATACTAAATCACTCTGATTATATCATCCTCGGTATACCTGTCATCGTTGCCGGACCGGTCTTCGGTGATCCTGTTCTTCAGCGTACCCATGTATTCGTTGCGACCAAGAGTAACCTTCTCGACGCAGAACACGGAGTAAGGAAGCAGACAACCTCCACCGGCGAACAGCTTCCTCAACGCGTTGTCCAACACGTCATAGTCTTCCTCCGTGAAGAACCGGTGCGTATAGTCCACGAAATCCAGAAGGAACATATACAGGAAGTACCGCTGCATCATGCTCGGCTTGATGTATCCCGTGTTCTTCAGGATATCGAAGTATTTGCCAGTCGTTTCAAGGGCCTTGCCCTCGTCAATCACCTGAATCATAACATTACTATCTACAGCCGCAACCGGAACTTACAAGAGAAATGGAGCCGTTGATGGAAACATCCGCCGGAGCGAGAAGGAACTTATCCCACAGATCGGAGACAAGGTTCCAGTCGCAGGTGGCCAGAGCCATCTTCAACGCGTTCCACAGCACGGCGAAATGCTCGAAACCGGTCAGGTCGGGACAGGGATTGCATCCGTTGAACAGAGCGTTGACATAGTTCATTCCCCTGTCATAGAATGCCTTCCAGTCAAGGATTGCACCAATGCGGTAAGGGTTGTCCGAACCGCAAGGCATGTTCGTAATCTGGTAGGTAGGCTCACCCGCACACTTCACGATGACATAGAACAGTCCGTTGTCGAACGAATGGACACCCATCGTAGCCGCATCGGAATCCTTCAACCGATAATAGATGCGCTTCGCCTTGACCGTAGTGTCATCGTTCGTATTCTCCCAGACAACGACGGCCTTCTCACCGGGAACTCCGGATGCCGGATTGGCGTTCTTGTAGTAATCCAGATAGACGGCTTCCACATACATATTCTTGAAGACATCGACGCGCTCGACCTCGAAGTCGATTATCAGGCAGCTCCTGTCATCAGATATCCTCAGTTCGTTGAAAGTAACCATAACATATTTATTTGTCCAAATGTAAAAAGAAAAGGAGCTCGGACTTCAACCCAAACTCCTTTAGTTATCAGACACAAGCATCTTTATTGTAAGCCGTAATGCTCGCGGAGGATCTTCTCCATCTCCGGCTTCCAGCCCTTGACGGAATTGGATATCCACATCTTCTTATCTATCATCTCCTTCAATACGTCCATATCGCTCTTCCTCTCCCACACTTTATACTGATAATCATTCGGCTCCTCTTCTATCACAACATAGTCTGAATCAGCGAAATAGGTATTGAAGTACAACTGTTCGACAACGCGGCTGTGGTCATCGCAGTTGTATTTGTCATAGATATCCAGAAGCTTATCCCATTCATAATAGACGGGAAGGTGGCATACCCAGTTCATCGTAGGAAGCCGATGCTTCATCAGGATTTTCTTCGTCCTGTAGTTGTCGACCACCCACGCATTGGCAGATGTGAACGAACCTTCTATCTGCATTTTCCTGACCTTCGGCTTCTTGACATCTTCCAGCGTGAAATCCTTCACGGCATAGATATCATCACAGGTATAGATGAATCCTTCAGAATCAGGATAGGCGTTGAACACCGTCCTGAACTTATTGACGTGATCGATATGAGCCCAGTAGTTTCCCTTGCCGGGCCACTTGACCCTCGGGCATTCGATAAACACGATGTCGTCGCCCGTATCGACTACGGGATGGCGGTCTCCGACCACGACAATGAAGAAATCCTCCTTGAAATGCTTCCTCCATCCGGCGACGGCAAGTTCGAGTTCCGTACCCTGGGCGTCCTTGGCCAGATACGGTATCACGACCATTACCTTGCTTTCCATAATCTCTTGTATATCTGCGGATTCATTTTCTTGATCTTGAGGACTTCGAGCGCGCGCCTCTTGTCGGCTTCATGTACGCGGGAATCCTTACGGACGCGATAGTCGACAAGAACTTCGTCTATGTTTACGACGTGTGCGTTTCCGTGCAGAAGCCTCAACCAGAATTCCCAGTCCTCGTACATCGTTCCGTCGCGATAGCCGCCGACCCTCTGCCAGTCGCTTTTCCTGTAGCAGGACGTATTCTGCGGAGTGCATTGAATCGTCAAATTGACGAACCCCTTCCACTTCCGCTTCTGTATCTTGATCGGTCCGTCCTCGTCGAAGTTCTGTCTAGCGGGAACGAGAAGCGAAGCGTCGGGATGTGCGTACCAGAACTCGAAGAACCTCTCTATCGCCTGCGGTCTCAACTTGTCGTCCGCATCGAGGGGAAGGATGTATTTCCCACTGGCAACGAGTATTCCTACGTTCCTCGCGTTGGCGACTCCGCCGTTTTCTATATGCCTGACAATGAATCGCTTGTCTCCATCCGTCTCATTATCTATGATGCTTCCAGATTCGTCGGTACTACCGTCGTCGACGATGACACACTCCCACTTGTCGGAAGTCTGCGCCTTGACGGAATCGATCGCCTCCTTAACGAATGCCTCGCCGTTATAGCACGGAATGATGATAGATATGATATCCATAAATTGAAATGGGGCGAGATATCTCCCGCCCCAAATTCGTTCAACCAAGACCTGGCGTTATCGATGGAAATGCCACCGTGCCAACGGCGGAAGCTGACTCAGACACACCAGCCATGGCGGCGGCGATGGCATCGTAGAGGTCATCGGCATCGCTGGTAGCCTGGGAACCGGAACCGGAAACCTCGCAGGCGAACTGGATCATCCGCGGGCTCTTCTGGATGTTCTCGGCGTTACCCTGCCAGGCGAACTCGACGCTGACGATATCGTAGGACTTGGTGAGGTCCACGAGATAGGTCGGCTCGTAGTTGTGCGGATACCAGTAGCCACGGAACTGGTCGCCGCGCTCACCAAGAGCGAAGTGCTCGAGGTCGGCAATGGTATAGACGCTCGGGATAGCAGCCGGAGCAATCGAAGTGCCCAAGTAGCTATTAACAGCAGCGACAGTGTGCAGCGGAAGACTGCCAGAGTCAACCATCTCCTTGGCCCAAGCCACATCGTCGTCGTGAAGACGAGAAGTGAAGGTAAGGTCAAAGACCTCCTTGCTCATGATACCACGACGATAGTCACCGGGAGCCGGAACGATAACGATACCCGTAGCGCTGGAAACACTGTTGTTAGCAGCAACGGCCTCGGTAGCAGTACCGCTCTTGACGAGATACACCTTATACGGAGCCTTCTTGGTGAACTTCGGCATATTTTTCACGATTTCGCCAGCAAGCGCATTCAGGAAAGCGGAAACGCTGGCAGTGTTGGTAGAAGTGCCAACCAGAGAAACCGTGACGGGATAGAAGTCGTTCATATCGTAAGACATCACCTGATGAAGATTGATCGTCAGGGTGAAAGTCTTGTCGACAAGAGCATTGGAAGTAACGAAATCCGCAGCATCTGTGTCAACCGTAAGAGCAAGAGCCTGAAGCGGAATATCCATCTCAGCGGCCTTCGTCTTCTTGAGGCTGATGATGCTCTCCGGACGGATGAGGTCAGTCCGGGTCAGCTGCTCGTCACCATTGAAGTACTTGAAGAAGATCTCACCGTTATCCTTGGCGGTGCCCATCGCCAGTTCACCAGCGGAATCGGGCTCGCCGGAAGCCAGGAAGTCCTTCACGACGTACAGGTTGCGAGTCTGATAAGTGTTGAAATTTGCCATAAGCTTATGAGTTTTAATTGATTCGATTATTATGATGTCCAAACTGCCTTAGCCATCCTGACCGCTTCCTCGAGGATCGCCTGATGGAGATACTCGTTCAGCTTGCAGGTCTTCGCTTCGGTTTCGCCTTCGATGGAAAGTCCGTCCTCCAGGTCACAGAGGATGATGGGTTCCGGCTTGCGGAGATACCGCACGACATACTTGACCACCTCGTTGTCGCTGATAAGTTCAGAGAAGTTCTGATGGTACAGGTCGTTTCCGTCTGCATCTGCGGAACCGTAGGACAGGCGAAGCACCCTGTCGTTGTTCTGCCGCTTGAACGGATTGCGGTAAGTGCGCCAGAATTCATCCTGCGTGACCGGAACGACAATCGCCTGCTTCGTTCCACAACCCGCCACGTTCACGGTACACATCTCGAGCGTCCTGAACAGAAGGTCTTCGGGGAGTTCGAACACCGTTGAATTATCTACGATCTTGGGAGCACAGGTTAACTTCTGGCATTCGTGCTGGCAGACCAGGGCGTTGAGATATGCAGTCAGCTCCTCGGTCTCCTCGAACGAATGCTTGAAGGTCCCGTTGTACAGTCCTATCACGACAGCGTACTCGGCTTTCGTCAGGAACACGCTCTTTTCGTACGCGTTCAATCCGGGGGCCTGATTGCTCGTTATGTTCTGGTACAACAGGTCAAACCCGTTCTCCCATTCTTCGCAGTTTTTCATTAGGCATTCTTGTTCTTTCCGACCTCGCTTTCAAGGATGAACTTGATATCCTGATGCGACGGAAGGTTGATGTATCTTGCGGCGATGGACAGCGTAGGATCTTCGCCACCGTCACAGAGCGGAGAGTTGTCGGACTTCAAGTAGTAGTAATCACCACGCTTGGTAAGTACTCCGACCTCCGTTCCACGGCGGAGAAGGACCTTCGCGTGAAGGAGAGGATCCGTGATAGTATTGAGGAACTTCTTCGGATCGTTCTGGATGAGCTGGCTGATGCGGGACTTCAGGAACACGGCCTTCTCGTTAGGCGAGTAAGGTCTGGCATCGAGCAGTTCGACAAGGACGCGCATGGTGTCCAGGTCGTTCTCGATCTTGCCGAATTCCTTGTAGCTCTGCATCGTAGCATCCATCTTGCTGGTCTCGATGGCGTCCTCTTCGCTTTCGCGGACAAGTTCGAACTGGTACGTGTTCTTCGGTCTGTCAAGCCTTTCCTGTACGGAAGGCGCGATGAACTCGGAGTTCGCAAGAAGCACCTTGTACTTGATGTAATCCTCCGGGTCTGCGAGGTTGAGGTGAAGACCTTCCTTCGCGTTGTCGATGCGGACCATGTAATTGTCCCAGTAGTTGTTCTCCTTCTTATAAACGGACAAGGCGTTGTAGTCAAGGCCAAGGGCTTCCTCGAGGAAATCCTTCTCCGCATTGGTGAGGATATTCTTATACTGTCCCGTGGACCGGAGAGTCGGAACCACGAAACAGACATAAGCCCCGTCCACCTTTCCGCCGGAACAGACGTGGTTCTTCGGAAGACCGTTGTCCTTCGGCACAAAGCGGACGTAGATTTTCTCGTTCCTCAGCGGATTGACCTTGACTTCGCTCACCTCTTCTTTGGTTTTGGCAGTTTTTCTTTCCATAATTATCTTCTCCTATTGTTACAGATTAAGCCTGAAGGATGGCGGGGATAAGGGAGATACACCGGGTCGGGTCGTAGATGACCAGACCGAGGGTAGCCTTGTAATGGACCACCGCGCTGTCTTCATCGTAGGAAGCGGAGCTGTTGTTGGTCTCGCCCGTGAACGGGTTGGAGAACGGACCCCACTGATAGCCACGCAGTTCGGGCATGCCCTTCACCGTGCACTTCTGGACATTCGGCTGCTCCTCGTCGGCGGCATAGAAGATGTCGAACCGATAGGACTCGGCGGTACCACCCAGCGGGTGCATGATCTTGTTGGTCTGCATGTCATCCTTGGAGGAATCGATCATGACGGTAACCTCAAGACCATTGGCGGAAAGCCAGCGGGTAACCTGGAAGTCGGCGATGGTAGCGGCGTTGCCGTTGGTGAAGTTGGTCTCCGGGCCCTTCGTCATGTAGGACGGAGTGGAAGCGGAATACAGAGGAATCCAGCCGGACATCTCCTTCTTGGCTTCCTTGCTGAACAGGATGGCGCCACGCTCACCGGTACGCAGGACGAACTTGCGCTTGTTGAAATCGAGCTTGCCAGCGGAGATACCGTAGAGGGCGTCCTCGACAAGACCGATGGTGAACTTGTTGTAGTACATCATATTACCCTGAGCCTGCTGCTGGCGGAAACCGGCACCCTGCTCATTGGGCAGACCAGACAGACCGAAGTTGGAATACTCGCCGTTCTCCATCCGGGTGCTGACACCGCGGTCGAGGGCGTTGTTCTTGTACTCGCTCCAGGTCTCCTCGATCTTCCAGGTCACGTTGTAGATCCAGCGATCGACGGTGGTGTGCTGGATCTTGCCGTTGACTTCCTTGGAAACGGGGATGCGGCAGCAGAGACGCTTGCCAAGCTCGCGACCACCGATCTTGTGCTGGATACGGAGGCGGCTCCAACCCTGACGCATGGAAACGGGGGTGCTGAAACGGACGTCACCGACCTTGCGGGAGAAGTCCTTCTCGATAGGAGCATAGGCCCAGCTGAAACGCTCACCGGGGAGAAGGCGGTCCTTCGGGATACCACCGGCAAGGTGAGCACCGAACGGCTCGACGAGATACACGGTGTTGGTACCTTCGGCGTGACCCATCTCCTTCACGATGACGGGATACTCTTCATTGAAATTGCCCCAGAGGACTTCGCCGAGAGCGAACCAGTCGACAGGGAAAACGAGATAGAACGGCTCGAAACCACGACCGATGTTGTGGTCGGTAGCAGCCGTGATCGGAGTGCCGTCGCACTCACGGGCCTCCACCAGAGGAATGTTCCGGCGGGAGGAGGACACGACATCCCAGAACAGATCGGTATCATCTTCGTATTCACGGACGGGAACCTCACGGGAGAGGTAGGTGTCCAGAGTCGGAAGATGCATCTGGCTCATGAGGACGGTCATGACATCGCTGGCCATCTGAGGGTTGGAACGGAAGATGTTATAAAGGTGGTTGTCCTTCGTAACGGTTCCTCTCCAAGCGGTGATGCCAACATTAGTGGAATTGACTAAAGGTCCTGGCATAATGCTATAAAATTTAGTTAAACAAAAGTTGTCTGATGGTCCCCGGCTCCTATCCCATGTCCACCTTCCATCCGTCGTTCAGAAGGGTATCTGTATCCATCTGACCTCCGGACACATATTTCAGTGAACCGTCGGAATCGAAAGCCGAAGAATTGATCTTCCTTTCAAGTTCGCGGATGCCCTTATTCTTCTCTGCGATGACCTGAGCCTTGGCAAGACCGGAGAAATCCTTTCCTCCGTTGGTCAGCACGTACCACATGCCGATCTGCTTGAGAAACTCCATCGGGTTCTCCTTCTGGAACTTCTGAACCTGCGTAAGCAGCTGACCCGTATCAGGATCCTTGTACACAGGTTTCGATACAGCGTCGAATACGCTCTGTCTCGTTTTCTTGTCAAGTTTCGTTTCACCCAGAACAATGTCATCCTCGAGGATCATCTTGCGGAATTTCGCCTCGTCCTGCTGACGCGCCTTCTTTGCGTTCTCGACTTTCTCCTTCGCATCCTGCTGGATCTTCGTGTAGCCTTTCTTGTAGAAGTTGCTCAGGGCATCAAGGGCATCTTTGGCATCTTCCAGATCCGATCCAGACTTGAAGGACTTCTCCACTTCCTTCACCGCCTTCTCCTGCGAGAAACCACGGTTGATCAGATCGTTGTAGATGAGCTGCTTCCTGATGTTCTCTCCCTGTTCGCCTTCGTCGTTCAGGACATCGTCCGTGATGGAGTCGAGATACGAGATGGTCTGCTCGTACATCTTGACGGTATCGGGAGCGATCCCGTTGCCAAGAGCCTCGTCAATCCTCCTCTGTCTCTCATCCAGTTTGGACGCAATGGCCTTCTCGAACAGTTCGGCGAATGCTTCGGGCGTAGACACCGCATTCAGTTCCTCATCGCTGAACTCGGGGAATATGCCATCATTCTTCAGAGCAGTGGCTATGGAAGAATAGATGGATGGAGAAGAACCATCGCCCTTGGGACTGATGGCATTTTCCACGTGTTCCTCTTCCGTACCTACTTTCTCCGAAGGACCATTGTCCTCCTCGGTCGGCGTTTCTTTCTGTTCTTCTTCCTTTACAGGTTCATCCATCTCCTGCAAAGGTTTCGTCTCGTCAAAGAGCTTTTCGGCTTCCTCCGCAGAGAGAAGACCGCTTGAAATGTCAAAACTAAAATCTTCCATTTTTTCTCCTTTTGGTTTGCACAAATTTATTGAAAGTCAATATGCAAACCCCAAGCATAACTATTTCGCTTAATGGTAATTAAGAAAGTTATTTGCAGTAACAGGTTTAGTAATAAATATCGAAAACGAGATGTTGTCACTCCTGGAAAACCCGTGAACGAAATCGCATATCGTAAAAATCCTCCGCAAGATATTGTCTTACAGAGGATTACGAGATTTATTTCTTCGCTTTCTTCAAGTCTTTCTTCTCCCACATAAGCTCCTTGAACCCAGGAACCTTCCTTCCTTTCGGTATCTTGCCTTGGCGTACAAGGTTGTCGAATGTAGCCCTGCTTATATTCAGATAAGTATATGCCTGATATTTACTCATCGGAATATCTGTTCTGGTAGTCTCCCGGAGGAACTTCGCAATCTTGATGGATTCTTCTTCATCGATGTTGGAGTTGCCCGCATCGATATCGTCTATCATCTTTTGGAGGTACGGTTTTAGATTTTTCATGACGGTAACAGTAAAGTACAAGGATGGACAGAAGGAACAACAAGAATACGTGGATGTCGAATATCACAAGGTCGGATACGGGGATGCCTATCTCAAGGTCAACCAGACCGAGGATGTTCGATACGACTACATAATGAAGAAACATCCTATGGTATGCGCAGAAGCGGAACACATAGGATGCAAGATACAGGAACGTCAATGTAAGGAACGATACGCCGCCGAAATAGGACAGCCAGTAGGATTGTATACCGAAGATACACAGGAAAGTATTCAAGGCGCTGGACAAAGCAAGCAGGACGGGGATGAACTTCAGCAGAATGATCACCGCCTTGTACAGCATCTTACTTCTTAATCCTTCCTCCTTTGTCATACGGAGATTTGTCAAATCTTCCAGCTCTCGTGATATTCGGATGCTTGACACGGTTGTTACCGGACAACCTGGTTTTCAGTTTGCCGATTGCTTCTTTTACTTTATTAGCCATAACGCAATGGTTCCAACAATAGTATACATCAATCTGGTATACCACGGCTGTTCGAAGTTCAGATCACAGTCCTTCGTCTTCTCCCGCTTGATGCCGAGATTGTACGCAAGATTGTGAGAAGCCCATTCGCGTATCAAAGACCTCTCGCTGCGCATCCAAAGAAGGCGTGTCGGATGCAGGTTCATCATCTTCGCCAGCTCGTAATCGAAATCAGATTTGGAGACCAGGTAAGAATCCAACAGTTTTACCCGGTCTCCGTAAATCTTGTACTTCATCACTTCTCGATTTCCTTGTCCTTCTTATCGTAGATCCAATGCCAGAAGAATGGTGCAAGGATATAGGCGAACACCTCAAGGATTCCGATGATAACGAGGGTCATCACGATCCACTTGGCGACCTCCTCGAAAAGATTAGCCTCCACGACCTTGCCGAAGCAGAGGCCGCAGATGGCGATGATGACGACAGCAAAGATAGCCGTCCAAAGCATTACACGCTTGCAGAAAAGTTTCTTCTCCATAATATTATTGGTTAAACGGTTTCTTTATACGGGCCAGAATAATTGCTCCACAGATCGAGTTTGGATATATAACTTGTGCCTCCCTGAGTCTGGTCATTCCATCCACCAGAGCCCGTGTCGGCTGAGTACTCGGCAAGTATATCTGCGCTATCCACATATATCTTCGTAAGCCTCGTAAATGACGCACACAGAACATCCGGAGTTCCGGTCATATGGTTATGTTTCAGATGGATTATACAACCGTTTGAAAGACCTTTTGCGGAATCCTCATATAGCAGCCTACCGCCAGTAACCGTTCCGCCTATTTCTATGAACGAAAGCTGGCTTGTAATTAAAGCATCATATGTATCGACAATTCCAGACTGACCGCAAATCAAATTCCCTCCAACTTTTACGACTTCTGTATTTGGATTATGCGAAAGGAAGTAGAGTGCGTTTTCCTCGTTAAGATCCCCACGTATATATATATACCGAAAATCAAGTTGCCATCCATTTATTCTCCTTACGCTTCCATAACATTCAAATGTTCCGGTCCCGTTTCCAAATGTGACGGTACCGGCAGTATTGCCCGTTCCAGCATTAATGGTTGAAGTTCCAGAATATGTGAAGTTGACTATGCCAGAACACCCGTTGAATGCGGACAAGTTGATATCCATAACAGTAGCCGGAAGGCTTACGGATGTAATTTGCGTACATCCATTGAAAGCATACTTACCTATCGAGGCCAGCTGCGACATAAATGCGAACGACGATATGCTCGTGCATCCTTCGAAAGCCGACTCGCCGACGGAACGGACAGACTGCGGAACGGTTATGCTCGAAAGTGAAGAACAACCCTTGAACGCATTGCTCCCAATGGACAGGAGCTGGTCCGGAAGAACAACGCTCGTAAGGCTTGTGCATCCAGTGAACGCATCTTCAACGGAAAGCAATCCGGTGAAGTACTGTAGTTCGTTGAACCTCGTTATGGAAGTGTTGCCCTTGTATACATCCGCATCGTTCACTCCCTTCAACGCGGTAACAGCAGCAGCCTGCGTGAACTTCACATAACCGTTCGAGCCAAACGCAGAAACCGAGAGGCTTTCTACGGTGCTGTCGTAGAAATCAATGCAGGCATTGTCTGGATTATATGTAATGTATAACGCACCGAAGTACGGAGCCTGTATCCGTTTCATTCCGGGATGTTCCGTAGAATTAGTAGGGGTTCCACCATTGGCAAGCAGTTCCATATCAGAACGATAGAACGTTCCTGCCAGCAACTTGCCCTCAAGGGAAGGATTCAGTGAAGAACTTCCGGAACCGGTTTGGTCAACTCCATTATACGGATGCGATACACCATCTTTATCTTTGTTCTGCATGATATGCGCAAGCATCCGAATCTGCTTTCCGGTAGCCGACATTTCGCTGCCCCAAAGAAGTCTTATGTAAGACAAACTCTGATCTTCGGTGTCATAAATTTCCTCCAGCGTAGACATACCGTCCAGCGCATCACATTCCTCAAGATATAGAAGAAGTATTCCGGATGGATCTTCCGGAAGGACAAGGTCATTCAAATATCTGATGACCTGATAAGACAGCGTAGTCACATCTTCAGGAAGATGTAGTTTTTCAATCTTACTTCCACGAGGAAGAATGACGGCACCGATACTCGTTCCCTCGGCATAGACTTCCTTGATACGTTTGCAGTTGGACAAGTCAAGAGAACCCGTCATATCCTCAGCATTACGAACGTCAACAACCTCAAGACAAGGAAGACCGTTTACAGAATCAATGGAAATAGTAGACACGTTAGTGGTTACCGTCTGCGTAGCATCACCAAGCTTCAGAGTACGTAGTTTCTTTCCGGATACCTTGAACGTGCCACCGTCGAGCGGTCCGAGCTGAAGGTCCTTCAAGTCCCCAAGGCTCGTAAGATTGTCGACGGCCTGGATGGTGTACACGGTCTGGCCATCACCAACCAATGAGCCGAAGGTATAGGAAGCGCCAGCCATCCTTCTTTCAGTAGGACGGATATCGTTGTCGCCGATAATCAGGCAAGGATACATCGCGGTAGCCGGAGTAAGCGTCATCGAGCCGAGCGATATCGGTCGGAACTGAATTCTTCCGAGATAATCATGTTCGTAGTTTCCAAATGCACCGGCACCGAACAAAGACATGCAGTAAAGGGCACGATGCTGAACCCACCTGCGCTCCGCCTGATAATGGTCACCAAGCGATTGGCGAAGCGGATCGGCGGAAAAGCTTCTTCCCGTCAACCACGCCGTTTCATATTTGATGTTCCCGTCAATATTATACGCGGTCTGCGGGAAATACTTCTGTGCATTCTTCCAGAAATATTTCTCAAAGAACTGGACGAATCCGTCATAGGTATTGTCTCCGCCGGAAAGTTGCGCCATCAGTTCAATGGTTTTCTTGCCAAGCGACTTGATCCCGTCATAGTTCACGTTACCGGAAGTATAATCAGACCACATGCTTTCGTGGACAAGATTCCACAGAACGGAATTAGATCCGGCGAAATACGGAGAGCCATTGACGGTATCCTCGAATTCTATGTAAGAAGGCTTGGTCTGGCCACCGTTGTTGTCGATATCCTCGATGGTATCAAGGTCATCCTGACGGAACCTCCACTTACCTCCCATATAATAAGGATACTGGTTCTTGGCGAAGTTATCCGTTGCACCGAAGATGACAAGGAACACATAGTTGAACGCGAGTTCGTTCATATCCCAGTAGGTCGGAGCGTTGGCAAGGAAACGTTCTCGTCTCGCCTCCTTGAACAATTCGTTCTGCTCGTCCAGATCAAGATCCGTCAATTCAGAATCGTCAATACCGGTATCCGTACGAAGATCAAGCGCAGTATAACTTCCGCTGCTCTTGTAGCCGGATACATAAGTTCCGGATTCATACTCGTAATGGTACAGCTTATACTCATCTTCAATCCAGAACTGGACGTCAGCATAAGAAATCCTGTTCCGAAGCAACCTCGACTGAAATCCTTCTATATCGTCATTGATATTGGCAAGAACAGCCGCGGCGGATGCTCCGCCAAAATCAGCATCGTCCAGGGCGATAGGAACTATCAACGTAGAGTTGTTATATACGACATCATATGCATCCTTGAATGTCGCCTCAAGAACAGGCATCGCTTCCGTAGGATCACCCGTGTCTGCGGCTCCGGCATTACCAACCTCGACAGCGTTCTGATAGTTTCCGGACGGAGCCTTCGTTGCAAGGAATCCATCGCCGCTGCTATTGACGAAATACGCAGCCTGCTCATCCCACGGCACATTGAACTTCGTCATCTGAGGGGTGTGGTCAACGCCCTCCAAGGTAACGAGGTCTTCTTCGTCCACCAGATCCCATCCGAATGTAGGTTTATCCCCCTTGTCGGGTCCGATCGTGAACAAGCCAATGAACTTGTATGAAGCCTTACCTTGCGAATCAACATTCTTCTGGAAGCCGTAAGCCGGATATTGATACACGGCTACGGTAGGCATCGGAAGTTCTTCCTGTGCGGCTTTCTCCTGAGCCTCATTCAACATCGCGCCCTCAAGAAGGGAGTTATGGAGAAGATTATAAACCTTCGTCGCTCCCATCTTATGCGACTGCATGGAAGATGCGAAGTTAATCTTCGCGGTAATGCGCTTGACAGCCGGATGATTATCCTCTCCGTCAAACCAGACCGTTTTGCTGCTGGAGGCGGGAAGCTCGACAAAAGTACGGACACCGGAAGAAATCACCGGAGCGTCGTAATAAGCAACCTCGCGTTTCTTCGATGCGTCGGTCTTGTCTATTCTCCACCGGATATTCCACAGCCAGTAGTTCATGGATGTAGTACCCTGGCCCTTCGTCTCGACGTCATATATCTTCCAGTCCCACGCGGAAAGAGAATTACCATTATCGTCAACTCCGTAGTGCATCTCGATATTGGAACGACCACCGTTCGGATAAAGCGTCTGCGGTACATTCGGACTACCGGAAGTCATCTCAACGACAAAGAAGTTGTACTTGCCCTCGTCCTTGATCTTTTCATAGGAGATGTCACGGGAACTGCTCTTCAGGACTGAATCCATGAAATTCCGGTACAACACCTTCTCGCTTCGGGTGGCAAGTGAATTCAGCCAGTTGTTCTCCGCGCCAGAAGAAGACAGCGGCTTATTGTATGCACGGACCATATAAAGATACAAATCTGCCGTATCGGAACCGAAGATAGCCGCAGCGCTGCTGCTGGACCAGATGGTATTCGTGGCATACTCGAACTCGAAGTTCTTGACGCCGTTTACATATCCGGTGACAAGATTGAATCCGCTGTGTGTTTCAAAAGCCCTCTGAATAGACAGGACGAAATGAACGACTTCCTCATCAAGAAGATTTGTACCCTGATAGATATCGTTTGCGGATGTCGTATCGGAGCCGGAATGAACAGTGATGTTGGCGGGCCTGATACGTAATCCGAGGAAGCCGTTTTCGGTAGGATTCTGCGCTATCGTGATTACATTCTCATCATAGTCGGAAACATTAGCCACCTTATAGCACAGCTCAATCGTAATGTTCTCGCCAGGCAAGAAGTTATAGCTCGCATTCGGTATCGTCAATTTTGTACGGGCAGGCAGGTGCAAACATTTTCTTCCATCATCATCCACATCCCAGCCATCCATTCCATCAACCCAGGACATTCCAGTCCATGTGACGGAAGACAAAGCAACCGGAGTTGATCCCGCGGTATTATACACGACCTCCTTCGTGGTCTCTCCATTGGAACGAAGGCTCGTATTAAGATAGAAGGTGGCTCCATCCTCGGAAGGGAATATCTCCGTATTGTTAACCGGCGACACGTCTTCCTGATAATTGTCGGTCATCGCCACGCGATAACGAATGGTAAGGTTATCGCGGCTTGTAACGACATTGATGCTGTAGTTGAGGCTCTGCTTAGTGCTGGTGAAAATCTGAGATTGGATCACCGTGGATTCCTCCGGCGTTCCGGCAATATACGGAGTAACGGTAATGGTCGGAGTTCCGTAGGTTTCGCCAGCATTATAGATGGCATAGTCGCAAAGATGAGCCGCCTCATCATAGTTATTGACTTCCTTGCCGGAGTTATTCATGATCGCAAGCCTTGCGGAATACTCGTCTCCGGGAGCAATATACATGATATTGTATGTAATCGCAGTTTCCCTCGTGGACAGATCTCCGGAAGTCAGCCAAACCTTCACACTGTAGATGCCGGTGGACAGGGCAGAAAGATTATTCCCGTCTTCGTCTTTCGGATGAAGCAGATCAAGCCCCTCACTCCGCGTAAAGTAATACGGAGTTTCCAATGCTTCCGAACTTCCGATGTCACGACTGTAATACGCTACAGAAGACAGGGCCGTTGATATTTCCATATGAAGTATCTTCGCTACGGTACCGACGATCTTGAATCCACCAAGATGGTAATTCTCGTCATAGAAGTTTTCGATCAGCGGTTTATCCCAGGTATTGCCCCACTCTTCGATATACATTTCTGCTACCGTGACGGTCCAGATAACAGAAGTGGAAAGCGACGGATCGTCAACAGCATAGAAATAGAAGCGGAAACGGTTCACGCCAACCGGAAGATACTGGCGCACATCGACCGACAATCTTCCAACAGAGGAAAGAATCGTCTGCGCAAGTTCCGGTATCTCCTCATAGTTACCGGTATTACGGGCGTCGATATATACTCGGACACCGATATCCTGACCTGTAGGATTCCAGACAGGTTCGCCAAGTTCGCGCTTCTCCGCCTGAACGTCCATCGAAAGAACGACTTGTTCCGCGTTGACTGAAACATTGATATCAGTCTTCCCGTCCGGGGTGACATGTATCCTGTACTGCGTCGTTTCGAACCGCAACGGAATGGATTCAAGAACAAGACTGACCTTGCTGTGGTCAGCCTCGAATTCCTGCTTGTCATTCTGGTCCTTGAACAGATACAGAGTCATATCCGTAGAATCGAAAAGACCAGCTCCAACCTTTGAATTGAGTGTCTGCTTTATATAATTCTGGACAGAACCACCCGAATACGGTAATCCATTTCGAGGATCAAGACCCCAGTCATCTCCAGGGCGTATCGGATTATCGCTCTTTCTTGCCATATCTGATTATTTTAATTTTTCCACGGTTCGTCGTTGAGCCACGGTTTGTCGTTGATCCAGTATCCAGCACCGAAGCAGGACCGAATCGCGGTCCATACCAACCTGGCTCCATTGTATATTTCCTGAACTATCTGCCACCTGCCGACTTCAAGCATCCGCTTCTTACCGGCGAGCTGATAGTTGTTCCTATAAATTATCACGGCTCTTCAGCTTCTTCGTAGATGTTATATACTTTAGTGATATCCTTTACCGTAAGGGCGTCGAACTCATCTTGCGTCAACCACACCTCGTCATCCTTACGCTGATAATCCTCCAGGTCGACGGACATGCTCCCGGCTTGCACCCAAGAATAGGTACTACCGTCGTATTGCGTGAAATACCTGTCATATTCATCCGTTTCGTCATTATAGATAAGATATATCTTCTCCGCAGTATATTCACTTGCAGTAGGAAGGCTTTCCACGACGATCATCGTCGCATTGTTCACGCCGGGATTGCCCTGCATACCCTTCAATCCTGTAAATGCGAACGACAGGACACCATCTGTTATGTTAGTTACAACCCTGGGCGTCCCCTGCGTCCCGTCAATCGTAGCGAAGGCTTCGGTAACACCGGCACTGCCGTTCTTGACGTAAGCTTTCGATATCGTTCCATCAGCGAGAGTAAACGTAACCTCGTTCCATCCATCATCTTCGTGAGAAATGACGGTCTGATCTATCCCGATGACAGACGCACCATCCCTTCCTTGCGGACCTTCTGGACCAACAGGGCCGGGAGCACCGTCATCTCCCTTCTCGCCCTTCATGTAATTCGCCACTGAAGTAATCGCGTCAAATGCTTCCTTGGCATTGACGAACGATTCAATCAGAAGCCCGAAAGAACAGTTGGCGGTCATTCCGAGATCACGAATCTGCATCAGCCGATATCCTTCGTGATTTCTACTGCCTCCGTTTTTCAGTATCTGGAATGCGGACTTATCGTCCTGCGCCGCCACCATAGCCAGACCAGCTTCACTTCCTACCGTAAACGAGATGACGTACAGATGATATCCTTGATTCATAAAAATTTCCTTTTGTCTATGCTCCAACAAACATAAACAAAAGGAAAATCAGTTTTACAAAGACAAGTATTTCAGTTACAATAACGAAGGATTTGGGTTTACTACATCCTGACTATCTTGATTGGTATCCCGTGACGGTATAGCATCAGCTTCTGTTTAAGCCGGAATTCCTTGGTCAACGGAGCAGTCTTACCCTTGACGTCAACTACCTCCTTCTCGCCTGTAGCGGTTATAACATACACGAAATCAGCATAGTAGTTAGTCGCTTTCTGAACACACCGTTTGACAGTCTTGTCTTTCGTCTTCAAGTGCTTCACTTCATCCACGTAGACGGCTGGAATTATCTCATACGGGACCTGAAGCTGAAGATTGGATATGACCCCGCTTTCCTGAAGTTGCTTCAAGTATAGATAATAGTTCGCTTCCGATTTGGAATCAAATCGAATATCATCCACGTAGGTAATCTTATTTCCGAATTTTGATTTCATTTGCATGAAGTCGCAAGATTATCAAGAACGGCCAACGCGGCAAGAGAGATAGCCATAGTCAGTCAGTTTTTATTTGTTGTGGTCAACCGAGTTCAGCGCCGTAACCACTTTCCCAATTACCCAACTCAAAGAACCCATAATCATCATTGGCGGTCAGAAAAGTAATAGAACTAAGGGTGCCATTATAAAAGGCGTAGGTAGAGGGGATAAATAAATAGGAAACAGTACTATTCGACTCGTTGATTGCACTCAATTTTATTGTTCTTCCTTGCGAAAAAGCGTCTCTTATATCCTGGATCGATGGCTGACCGACATTGGGCTTAAATTCAGGACTCTCGAGAGTATACCCAGCATTAGAAAATTTTCCTTCTATAATGAGTTCTTCCGGTTTGTTCTTAATATAATCAACCTTGGTGTTGTCGCTCTGCGCCCAGTCGGACTGAACCTGGGAGCCGCCACCGCTACCACTATCATCGGAGCTACCGCCACCAGAGATAGTCACCCATTCGCCATTCTGATACTTCTTCAAAGTGGCTCCATTCAACCACAGGTCATTTTCGTTCGGAGCACCCTGGCTCTCGACTATACGCTTCACATCAGTTTTCATATCAATGTTTTTATTAAGTTAATAATTGGTTTCCTGAATATCCACCCGAGGCATCCAACAAGTCCTGCAAGCAACCACCAGAATAATCCGATCTTCGCTTTCTGCATAGACGACAATTCCTTCTCCACTTCCTTCTCGACGGTCACAGTCGTGGTGTCATGGAACTCCTTGTATATGTACCTATCGTGCCACTTGTCCTTGTAGACATATCTGTCCTTGTACTTCTCGACATAGACGGTATCTCCCTTGACGTACTCCTTCATCCAGATTGAATCCCGGAAGAAGATCGAATCCAACTGATGCACGGCAGTCGTGTCGTGCTGAATTACAACCTTCTCGATCACCTTAGGCGAGAACAGGGAGCAGCCGGGAAGAAGAAGCAAAGAAGCAACAACAAAACTGATAAATACACTTATTCTTCCCGGTCTCCCTTTATTTCCGATATTACCCATCCTTCTAATCCGAAATTTTCGAGTGCGGCATACCAGGCAAACGCGTAACTGTCATACGGCCCGATGGTATATCCGCTCTCCGTTCTTACATAATATTCACTCATTTTGTTTTCAAGTAGTCCTTGATTCCGGCTACCGCAACCTCGGCACAGGTGGCTTTCGCCAGATCAGTTTTCAGATAATCACAGTCCTCGTGGTTGTCCATGAAGAAATTCTCGATCAACACGGCGGGACAGTAGGTATGGAGCAAGATGTACAGATCGCTTTCATAATCGTGCGCATACTTCTGGTTGGAATATGACCTGACGGTAAGCCGCTTGCCGAAAATATTATTCGCCTGATTCCAGATGCATTCCGCAAGTTTGTCGGCTTCGGTTATACCCCTCGTGGTGAAGATGCTCCAGCCTCTTGCATTCAACCATCTTCTTCCATCTCCGGCGGCATTCACATGGACGGATACAAGGATAGTATTACGTTTATCGTATTGATTAGCCCTGCGACATCTCTCATTCAACGTAACGTCATATTCTTCAGGAACAAGCAACGATGCATCATATCCTTCAGCCTGAAGAATATCGCAGATCATACAAGCAACCTCGCGGTTCCATTTGTATTCCAACAATGAGCTGTCCGGACTTCTCTTGCCTGGAGTTTCCTTTCCATGGCCGTTATCTATCAATATCTTCATAACAAGCAATATCTTATCAGTTTAACTTGATGCTGGCATCTCCACCATCTGCGACGCATAGGTGGACCAGATGTTCGCAGTCTGGTATGCCGAGAGTTTCCCGTTCGGGACGTGGATGACGCAGGAGGGGTTGATTCCGGCGAATGCGTTCGCGTTCGCAACCGTGGGAGGTGATGCAGGATATACCCATAAATCCAACAAAGAGTAGGTGTTTTGGAAAGTTGCGGCTGCAATATCTGTTACATTCGACGGAATTGTAAAGTCTGTCAAAGAATAACAGGTACGAATATTAGAGTTTAATGTTGTCCCCCAATCTGGTTTCATTCCACCTAAATCTTGAAGCGAATAACAACCATAGAAAAAATTGTTTCCGGCAGATGTTAGTTTAGTGGCATCCTCAAACTCTAAATAAGTTAATGAATAGCAGTTATAAAAGACGTTCGTTGAAGCGGTTGTTATGTTTTTCGGTATATAAACTCTCTGCAACCCTAAACAAGCATAGAACGAATAACTGCGAATTGTATCCATTATACTTGAGCCAAGTTCTGCCTGATATAATGCGGCTATGCGATAATATGCATTATTGCTTCTTGCTCCCATCACCGTCCAGTTTGTTCCTCCACCTCCAAGAGTAAATGTCCCGCTTGTTGGATGCAAATCTATTCTATATCTTCCCGTGTTTGTATAGGTATGCGTGAATGTGGTGTCAGATGTCGCATTTGCTGTCTCTATTGTAGTTCCATCCCCCCAATCAATCGTGCCTATCATTCGGATGCGGATTTGTTGCGCCAACTGATAGTCGTTGACGATGTTCACCCAGAGGTGCGTGTCACCGTCCTTCAACCAATCGTCGAATTCAACAGCAGAGCCGCCCCCAGAAATCTGACCGATGAGGGTGGCATAATCGTCGTACCCACTCCCGGAAGGAACAGTCACGCCCTTCGCGGCGATGGCGGATGCAATCGCGGTTGAATCGCTTTGAAGGCGGCTAATCTCACTGGCTATTGACATACTACAATGCGGCTAAAAGGGTTTCAATGTCTCCGACAATATCATAGAGGCACTTGGCGGTGGGTATCTCGTTGTCCGTGGACGAGGAGGAAACCGAAGTGACCTTGATGGACGAAAGGAGTAGAGTCTTGGAAGTGTTATCCACGGTAAGCGGAACGGTGTTGTTACTCTCGGTTCCCCAGGTGACCGTGCTTCCCCCTCCGCTTGACGCCGTAGCCGCAGCCCAGTCGCCGGAAACAACGGTGAGAACTTTACCATTGTCAGAGGAGGTTACAGAAGGAAGACCAGCAGGGATCGTTGGCTTGTTCTTGATATAATCGATAGCAGAAGAATCCGACTGATTCCAATCCGGCTGGTTCTGCGTCATGCGATATTCAATGTCTCGTTTAAGTGACGAAGCAGAAACCGTTCTTGCCGTAGTCGCTGTGCCGGTTTGCGCCTCTGAACTTCCAATGACACTATATGTCGTATCAGTATTCTTATCTTGTTCAGAAGTGATTAGCACCCAATATGTTCCATCATACGTGAACAGATAAGTACAGTTCGCGTAAAGCGTAGAAGAGGAGTAAAGATAAGATGGATTAGTACTATTTCCGGGACTATATCTTCTTATGTCTTTGTTGCCGGTAGAATTAACATTTAGTTTTATATCTTCCTCGTCTGCTGTATTCGTATTATCAAAAGTAACAAAAATCAAAGCCCCTTTCACAAGATCGGCACTTGTAAAATCCGAACAGGTAACAGTCTTGACATATGTGCTGGAACCTACAGAACAAGTTCCATAAAATAATCTGGCATTTCCTTTTGATACTGCAGACCATGCGCCACTTGATACCTGCAATACCTTTCCGTTATCAGAGGACGTTACTGACGGGAGCAGAGAACTGGATGATGGAATCTGGTCAGTAGTGGCAAGAGTATAATCTTCAGTTCCGTCAGCATTATTTGAGCCGAGCGCATATACTGCACCATCATCGCCTGCTATTCTTACTATGCCATCGCCGTTTTCACATTGAACATCTCCAGAACTATTTACATATAACACATCTGATGGAATAGCAGAAGCAAGAGCGTACGT